TTGAATAGCTCGCTGGATAACCGGCGGGGGAAGAATTTTTGTTTCGCGCTTTGCTTCAACAAGGATAAAACCATTTCCATGCATAGCGATAACTTCGGAATTATCACCAAATGGAGATACAAAACCGAACTTGGCCATATCCTGACTACCGCATGGCGTGAAAAGGATCATTTTCTTTTTATCTTCTAAGTCGGTCAGATCCGCCTCACGAGAAAGTTTATAAATAGTAATGTTTTTCCAGTGCTTAAACATGTTGTAACCCTTGAATATCAACCACAGAAAGCTCGTCTTTGTAGAAAAAGGCCAGGTTGTGGCACCCCCTCGTTTGAGCGTATGAGCTGGGACCAATTTCGTTCTTCCAGACAAATGGCTTCAAATCCGTACGGCGAAGCATAAAAACGCGATTTGTTCCGCTCTGATTCCCAATGAGGCAAAAGCCTTCTTTCACCTTGATCGCCTGCAAGTTGTCGAGTTCACCGCTGGTTACACGGCTATCGAACTCCTTGCGGCTTATTAGCTCCATCTGCATCTGACGACTCCAAACAAATGCCCATTGAAGGGCGATGGCTGAATGGTACCGAAAACACGACATAAAAAACAATATTTATTAGAGCAATTTTGCAATAAGTAAACGCCACACAGACCACAAATAACCTAAGTTAAAATAACGAAAATCAGAGCAAATCATTGGTGATGACGTGGCAAGTATTGCAACAAAAGACAGCATTTGTTCGGGGCACGGAGGATTCCCATCCAGGCCTCCCGTAGAGAGCGAACCACTACTTAAAGTCAACGGAGTCGAAATGTTAGTTGATGGTAAGCAATATGCACAGCATACCGATGGGAACAGCACGCACGGCGGGCAAGCTATATCAACCAGGGCATGGTTTACCGTCAACGGGAAAGGGATCGTATGCGTTGGTGATCCTGTTTCATGCGGCTCTACCGTTGCAGCCGGAGACGGCCTGGTTCAGGTAAGTTAGGAGATATCATGCTGGAAAAAGACTACCAGTTATCCGCATATAAAAAATTGGCCGCCGCCGGTGGGATGAAAACACCTGGTGCCATAACATCGGCACGAAACAGTGCTAACACAGCAAAACTGCTTGCAGAAGAATTGACCGGATTAATTCTGGATACAATTGTCTATCCCGACACTATTACCAGCTATGTTTCAACGATCAGAACAACCGCAACCGGTTTAACGAATATTGGAGGGCTGGCAACTCAGCACGCGGACCTGTTGGCTGGTTATGCTGATCTGTCAATGCTCCTTCAACTCGATATTGGTTGGGATGTTTACTGTCGTGCTAATGAGCGAGAAGTTTCAGAACTGCCGATCTCTATTGCCATTGGTGATGTGACTATTACTAAATCGCTTGAGGACGCTGTAAACGCGCTTAATACATCAAGTTTAGTCGCGGCTATGGGGGAGATTAACCAGACCCTTAACACTGGCTCAGGAAGCTCGTCAGGCTCTGGTTCAGGCGGCGGCACTGCCACTCCCCCACCAGCACTAACAGAAGAGCAAATTGAATCTCTGAAAGTAGCAACTGAACAGTTTGGGGTTGTTTTCAACCAGACAACAGCACCCACAACTGCGTTACAACAGCAGTATGAACGAGCGAATGAAAGCGCCAACGTAGCCATAACTGCTTATAACCATGCTATCGGTACCGCGCTTGCGGAAGCATCAGCAAATAAGGCCAGCACAGCCAGCGCAATCGCCGCTTTGGTTCCTGATTCTGTTCTTGATGAATTAAACAAAGCGACACAGTAACAAAGGACTTCATTGATAATTTTTCTTCAGGAGGAAGACATGTCATTCTTTTCTACATTAAAAACAGCTTTGTCTTTGAAGGAGAAACTTGCTGCTACTGGTGTTCTTGTTCTGATTTGCGCACTTGTTGGTGCTGGGTTTGCGTGGGAACGTCATCAGCTAAAGCAAGCCATGGAGAAAATTGGCAGTCTTGATCAGGCTGTTAAGGAACGTGATAAGTCAATAATGGATCTTAACCAGACCATTGAGACGATGAACAAAGCAGAGCAACATTTTCACAGCCAGGAAGTGAAAAATGAATCAGAACAAGCCAAGTATGCTGACAGGCAAATGGAACGAAAAGCTGAAGTTCAGAAACAACTTGTTGCGGCGGGTAATGTTCGCCAGCGTATTCCTGCTGACACTCAGCGGTTGCTCCGGGAGTCGATCAGCGAATTTAACGCCGACGCCGACAAAGGTTAACCACCCTGCCCCAAAAAGTGCATTTATGTGCAGGATGCCAGAGTTTAGCAGTGAATATTTTGATGATCTGCCAGCGTATATCCTCGATACAGAAACGATGCTGATGGGGATTAACAGGAAGAATCGCAACGTTAATGATTACAACCGCGCTATCAGCGGTAACTAAAAGGGATTTTTATGTCTGATAAAGTAACAGTAAAGCAAACTATCAACAAAGCGACTTCAATCTACAAAATTGAGCACATCACTGTTGGCAAGCCAGGATCTGAACAATACCGTCATGCTTTCGAGCTTGCCGATCAGCTTGGTTTAAAACACCCGGATTGCATCGAGCATGTATTTCCGACCTATGCTGATGAGCAATGTACTCATGTTCTTACCGAAGAGGATTTTTTCAGCACTGAAGAACGAGAAGGCGTTGATCGCTGCATTGGTGTGATTTGTTCTTCGGTAAGTGATGAGTTATTCCCTAATGTGCCTGAATATGGTGGTATTGGATACCAGTTCCTGTATGAAGGCGATGAGCTTAAATGCTATGAACATGGTCTTCTTATCGAAAGCGTAGAATAATACGGCTTCCTTCCAACCGGCTTTATTGGCCGGTTTATTCAACTTATCCACAGCATAGATCCAATAAACAGATCCTAAAGAGAACCTAGGAAGATCCAAAGAAGATCCCGGATCGCTGTAAGCCGCGCCATTTCTGGCCTGAAATGGGATCAACATTGACTATACGCGATTTTATGTTGACTGTGCACGATTTATTGTTGACTGCACGCGATTTATTGTTGACTATACGCGACAGAAACATTGACTGTACGCGATTTTAGAGCCTGACTATTCACAGTTGTTGATAACTGCAATCCAGATGACGCCAGGCCGCGCCACATATGGAGAAACCACGATGCCGGAAGAAAATAAAGGCTTCCTTAGCGTTGAAGAAGTTGCTGGAAATACAGGAGAAATCCACAGCCTGAAACCCAATAACAATAGCACTATACAACCCATCGCTTTGTTGCGCTTAGGTGTGTTTGTGCCAACCTTAAAATCTACCAATGTGGCACTACGTCGCGGATCGTCAGTTACTACAAACACAACGAACGCAACCGAAGAACTATCAAGCCTCAAAATTGTTGAGCAGGAAGGCTATGAGGGAATTGAAATTCATGGTCCACGCCTGGATATGGATACTGATTTTAAGGTGTGGGTGGGCATAACCTCCGCGTTGTTTGACTACGCACCTGATGATGACGGTATAATCACCCTGCCATTCTCCGAGTTTGCCGATCGATGCGGCTATCCACGTAAGCGCCTTTCAAAGGCGTTCCGTAAAAGTATTGATGATTCTCTGACACGCATTCAGCAGACAGTTGTCAAATTCCGCTTCCCGGCGGCAAAAGGTCATCTCAATAACATTAACGTCAACTTGTTGGCATATAGCAGCCTGAATACCGAGCTTGATGTTATCGAGATCCAGCCGCAGAAACAGCTATCTGAACTTTACTATGTTGACTATAAGCGAATCCTGAAGCTGAAGATGCTGGATAAACTAGGGCGCAAAGAGACGGCCAAGGTACTGTATACATTCTTTGAGGCTCTACCCGCCAACCCGGCACCTGTCAGCATTGAGCGCCTTAGAGCGAGGCTTAATCTCAAATCATCCGTTAGCGTGCAAAATAGCGTTATCAGAAAAGCCATGAAAGATTTGGAAGCTATTGAATATCTTAAATTTTCAGAGATAAAAAACGGCAGGAAAATCGGCTTCCAGATCCATAAGCGCAATCCATAATATTGACTATATGCGATAGCGAGAAGTTGACTATAGGCGACATTCGTTGACGCTGGTGGATTTTTGCTGGCGTCAATATTCTGCAAGTCGCTATTGAGATGGCTTTTAGGGGCATTTCATCGCGTATAGTCAACGTTTCTCCCGACAATATCTTACATAGTCGATCTTTGGTGGAGTTAAATCGACTACAGTCAACTTTTGACTGTAGTCACATCGCGCATAGTCAACTATTCACATTAACCTTCGCGCATAGTCAACATTTGCGCGGTTCTCATCAAGCAGTGGTATTGATATGCAAGAAGAGAAACAACACTACCTCTACGTTCTGGTGCCAGAGAACGGAGATACTTTTAAAATCGGCATTTCATGTGGTCCATTGGCACGGTTTAAAGGGCTACAAGTGAGTCCCGATTTTGCGCTTTCACGGGTCTATCGTGGTACGCGTTTGGCAATGGTTAATCTTGAGCGGGCTTTACACGCAACCTTTTTCCCCTGGAATGCGCCGTGGGAGAAAAGCGTCGGTGGCGGGCATACTGAATGGTTTACACGAGAGTGTCTTGATAAGGTTTTGGCTCATATCGAATATCTAAATGATATGTGGGGAGGGATTCTCGAGCGCATTAAGTCGAATGATTTACTTCAGCGTCCAGTAGATGCTGCTTGCTCTTTCGAAAAAGAGCTGGATGTTACTTCTATCGTGACTTTCAAAGATGACGCAGGAATGAGGGACGTGGCTTATGTCTCCATATCTGGCTATGAACCGGACGCGATCCGCGCTCAATGTGAATTGCTGAAAGCAATGTTTATGCTTCGGACTAAATATCCCTGGGATACAGGGCGGGTGTGCTTCCCTATGGAAGAGTTAACCGCCACCATTGATTCCCAGCTTTACCACGATAATCCAGAGAAGTTTTTTAGCCTTTTAGCCGGTAATGGGCTTAACTGTGTGTCCGGGCTGGGGCGAAGTAGAATCTAACATGCCTCGCTCTTCGGTCCCTTCTTTTACGATCGACACGGGTACTTTGAGGCTGAACTTCCGGCGCTTACGCGTGCTATAGATACTATCGATTTCGAACGATTATTCGCTGCTCTTAGCAAATAACACTGATGCCCCTGAACGGGGCTTTTTTGTGCCCTCCTTGTAACTCTCAATCGTGCAAAATGAACCAAACATGCAGAGAATGCTATGTACAAGCATCTACGCATACATTATTATTTTATGCAGCATTTTTAATTAAATTCAAAAATACAGCATAAAGGATGACTTTCGATGAGTGATTCCAGCCAGCTTCACAAGGTTGCTCAAAGAGCAAATAGAATGCTCAATGTTCTGACTGAACAAGTACAGTTGCAAAAGGATGAGCTACACGCGAACGAGTTTTACCAGGTCTATGCGAAAGCGGCACTGGCAAAATTGCCTCTACTGACTCGTGCGAACGTTGACTATGCCGTAAGTGAAATGGAAGAAAAGGGTTATGTTTTCGATAAACGCCCTGCTGGCTCTTCAATGAAATATGCGATGTCAATTCAGAACATCATTGACATATATGAACATCGCGGAGTGCCAAAATACCGGGATCGCTACAGCGAAGCGTATGTGATTTTCATCTCTAATCTTAAAGGCGGTGTGTCAAAAACTGTATCGACGGTTTCTCTGGCGCATGCAATGCGTGCTCACCCTCATCTTCTGATGGAAGATTTAAGGATTCTGGTTATTGACCTTGATCCGCAATCTTCAGCAACGATGTTTTTAAGCCATAAACACTCTATTGGTATCGTAAACGCAACATCTGCACAGGCTATGTTGCAGAATGTAAGCCGTGAAGAGCTGTTAGAGGAGTTTATTGTTCCTTCTGTTGTACCTGGGGTTGACGTTATGCCTGCGTCGATTGACGATGCCTTTATTGCATCCGATTGGAGAGAGCTGTGCAATGAGCATCTACCGGGTCAGAACATCCATGCAGTCCTGAAAGAAAATGTGATTGATAAGCTGAAGAGCGATTATGACTTTATCCTCGTTGATAGTGGTCCTCACCTTGACGCCTTCCTGAAAAATGCTTTGGCCTCGGCCAATATACTGTTTACACCTCTGCCGCCTGCAACGGTTGATTTCCACTCATCGCTTAAATACGTTGCCCGCCTTCCTGAGTTGGTGAAACTCATTTCGGATGAAGGCTGCGAGTGTCAGCTTGCAACTAACATTGGTTTTATGTCCAAGTTGAGTAACAAGGCAGACCATAAGTATTGCCATAGCCTGGCTAAAGAAGTGTTCGGTGGGGATATGCTTGATGTTGTCCTCCCTCGCCTTGACGGTTTTGAACGCTGCGGCGAGTCTTTTGACACTGTTATTTCAGCTAACCCGGCAACGTATGTTGGTAGTGCTGATGCATTGAAGAACGCGCGAATTGCTGCGGAAGATTTTGCTAAAGCAGTTTTTGACCGTATTGAATTTATCAGATCTAACTGAGGAGTAAGAAACCCCCATGTCAAAGAAAAACAGACCAACAATTGGGCGAACCCTTAATCCTTCAATATTAAGCGGATTTGATAGTTCTTCAGCCTCTGGCGATCGAGTCGAGCAGGTATTCAAGTTATCAACTGGTCGCCAGGCCACATTTATTGAAGAGGTAATACCTCCGAACCAGGTAGAAAGCGATACCTTTGTTGATCAGCATAACAACGGGCGTGACCAGGCATCTCTTACGCCAAAATCATTAAAAAGTATCCGAAGCACTATTAAGCATCAGCAATTTTACCCTGCAATAGGTGTTAGACGGGCTACAGGGAAAATTGAAATTTTGGATGGTTCCCGGCGTCGAGCTTCTGCCATCTTAGAGAACGTAGGGTTGCGGGTTTTAGTCACGGACCAGGAGATCAGCGTTCAGGAAGCGCAAAATTTAGCGAAAGACGTTCAGACAGCATTGCAGCACAGCATTCGAGAAATAGGTCTGCGTTTGATGCGAATGAAAAATGATGGGATGAGTCAGAAGGATATTGCAGCCAAAGAAGGGCTGTCTCAGGCGAAGGTCACGCGTGCTCTCCAGGCAGCGAGTGCTCCGGAAGAATTAGTCGCCCTTTTCCCTGTGCAGTCGGAATTAACCTTTTCGGACTACAAAACGCTTTGTGCTGTTGGCGACGAAATGGGGAACAAGAATTTAGAGTTTGATCAGCTTATTCAAAACATATCCCCGGAAATAAACGACATCTTATCCATTGAAGAAATGGCCGAAGATGAAGTTAAAAATAAAATCCTGCGCTTGATAACAAAGGAAGCCTCACTACTCACGGATAAAGATTCTAAAGATAAGTCCGTAGTTACTGAATTATGGAAATTTGAGGACAAGGATCGCTTTGCAAGGAAGCGCGTGAAAGGCCGTGCATTTTCTTATGAGTTTAATCGACTTTCAAAAGAGCTACAGGAAGAACTCGACAGGATGATTGGGCATATCCTTAGAAAGAGCCTCGATAAAAAGCCGAAGCCTTAAACTTTCGCCATTCAAATTTCACTATTAACCTACTGTTTTTAAAGTAAATCCCTCTAAAATTTCAAGGTGAAATCGCCACGATTCCACCTTGGATTTTACCTTCCTCCCCTACTCCCGAAAAAAATAAAAAAATTGCTTGTCACGAGAAAGTCAACAAGTGACTTTCAATAAAATCTCTTCCGAAAAGGGATTCACACAAGTGCCTTGTGTTTAAGGAAGAGTAAATTGAGTAACTTACGCGAATACCAGAATCGTATTGCAGATATCGCAAAACGCTCTAAAGCTGTGCTTGGCTGGGCAAGCACTGCGCAGTTCGGTACTGATAACCAATTCATTAAAGATGATGCCGCGCGTGCCGCATCTATCCTTGAAGCTGCACGTAAAGACCCGGTTTTTGCGGGTATCTCTGATAATGCCACCGCTCAAATCGCTACAGCGTGGGCAAGTGCACTGGCTGACTACGCCGCAGCACATAAATCTATGCCGCGTCCGGAAATTCTGGCCTCCTGCCACCAGACGCTGGAAAACTGCCTGATTGAGTCCACCCGCAATAGCATGGATGCCACTAATAAAGCGATGCTGGAATCCGTCGCAGCAGAGATGATGAGCGTTTCTGACGGTGTTATGCGTCTGCCTTTATTCCTCGCGATGATCCTGCCTGTTCAGTTGGGGGCAGCTACCGCTGATGCGTGTACCTTCATTCCGGTTACGCGTGACCAGTCCGACATCTATGAAGTCTTTAACGTGGCAGGTTCCTCTTTTGGTTCTTATGCTGCTGGTGATGTTCTGGACATGCAATCCGTCGGTGTGTACAGCCAGTTACGTCGCCGCTATGTGCTGGTGGCAAGCTCCGATGGCACCAGCAAAACCGCAACCTTCAAGATGGAAGACTTCGAAGGCCAGAATGTACCAATCCGAAAAGGTCGCACTAACATCTACGTTAACCGTATTAAGTCTGTTGTTGATAACGGTTCCGGCAGCCTACTTCACTCGTTTACTAATGCTGCTGGTGAGCAAATCACTGTTACCTGCTCTCTGAACTACAACATTGGTCAGATTGCCCTGTCGTTCTCCAAAGCGCCGGATAAAGGCACTGAGATCGCAATTGAGACGGAAATCAATATTGAAGCCGCTCCTGAGCTGATCCCGCTGATCAACCACGAAATGAAGAAATACACCCTGTTCCCAAGTCAGTTCGTTATCGCGGCTGAGCACACGGTACAGGCGGCGTATGAAGCACAGCGTGAATTTGGTCTGGACCTGGGGTCCCTACAGTTCCGCACCCTGAAGGAATACCTGTCTCATGAACAGGATATGCTGCGTCTTCGCATCATGATCTGGCGCACTCTTGCGACCGACACCTTTGACATCGCTCTGCCGGTTAACCAGTCCTTTGATGTATGGGCAACCATCATTCGTGGCAAATTCCAGACTGTATATCGCGACATTATTGAGCGCGTTAAATCTTCTGGTGCGATGGGGATGTTTGCTGGTGCTGATGCAGCATCTTTCTTCAAACAGTTGCCGAAGGATTTCTTCCAGCCAGCCGAAGACTATATCCAGACTCCGTATGTTCACTACATCGGTACCCTGTTCGGTAACGTGAAAGTGTACGAAGTACCTGCTGGTATTTGTAAGAACTTAACGACAGAGAACATTCAGTTCAGCTCGATGGATGTGCTGTGCTACGTCCGTGATGAAAATCCGGGTAAAGCAGGCTTCGTGACTGGTGATGCTGTCCCGGCCATCCCGTTCCAGCATCCGACCACTCCGGCGCTGGTCAATCGTACCACGCTGTGGGGTTCGGCTATCAATGATATGCACCCACGCAACGGCGCTGATTACTTCACTCGTGTAACGCTGACAATGGCCAAAAAAGGCGGGCTTAACTTCATTAGCGGCGACACGATTGATGCCGGTGACTCTGAGTAATCAGGGGAAGTTCTCCGTTTAACATAGCGCCCCCGTGCGGGGCGCATAACAGGGAAAGTTATGTCTCAATATTCAATTCAACAGTCATTAGGTAATGCATCCGGCGTCGCGGTTAGCCCGATCAATGCCGATGCGACGTTATCTACCGGTGTTGCATTAAATAGCAGCTTGTGGGCTGGTATTGGCGTATTTGCGCGTGGCAAGCCGTTTACTGTTCTTGCGGTTACTGAGTCCAATTACGAAGATGTTCTCGGCGAACCGCTGAAGCCGTCTTCCGGCTCACAGTTCGAACCAATTCGCCATGTATACGAAGCTATTCAGCAAACATCTGGTTATGTTGTTCGCGCTGTTCCGGATGATGCGAAGTTCCCGATTATTATGTTCGATGAATCAGGCGAACCGGCTTACAGTGCGTTGCCATACGGTTCTGAAATTGAACTTGATAGTGGCGAAGCCTTTGCTATCTACGTTGATGATGGTGATCCGTGTATTTCACCTACCCGTGAGTTAACCATCGAAACAGCAACAGCGGACAGCGCGGGTAATGAACGCTTCCTCTTAAAACTGACCCAGACGACTTCGCTCGGCGTGGTAACGACCCTGGAGACACACACTGTGTCTTTGGCGGAAGAAGCGAAAGATGACATGGGCCGCTTGTGTTATCTGCCTACGGCTCTGGAAGCCCGTTCTAAATATCTGCGCGCGGTTGTTAATGAAGAGCTGATTTCGACAGCGAAAGTAACAAACAAAAAATCGTTGGCGTTCACTGGCGGTACCAACGGCGATCAGTCGAAAATCTCAACCGCTGCGTACCTGCGTGCGGTGAAAGTGCTGAACAATGCGCCGTACATGTACACCGCTGTTCTCGGCCTGGGGTGCTATGACAATGCGGCGATCACTGCGTTAGGTAATATCTGTTCTGATCGCCTGATTGATGGCTTCTTTGATGTCAAACCGACATTGACGTACACGGAAGCGATCTCTGCTGTTGAAGATACCGGTTTACTTGGTACCGATTATGTAAGCTGTTCTGTCTATCACTACCCGTTCTCCTGCAAAGACAAATGGACCCAATCCCGTGTGGTCTTCGGTCTGTCTGGCGCGGCGTATGCGGCGAAAGCTCGTGGCGTCAAGAAAAACTCTGATGTCGGCGGTTGGCATTACTCACCGGCTGGTGAAGAACGTGCCGTCATTGCTCGTGCGTCAATTCAACCGCTGTATCCGGAAGATACCCCGGACGAAGAAGCAATGGTCAAGGGCCGTCTCAATAAAGTATCTGTTGGCACCTCTGGCCAGATGATCATCGACGATGCTTTAACTTGCTGCACGCAGGATAACTATCTGCACTTCCAGCACGTCCCATCCCTGATGAATGCAATCAGTCGTTTCTTTGTCCAGTTAGCCCGACAGATGAAGCATAGCCCGGACGGTATTACTGCGGCTGGCCTGACTAAAGGGATGACCAAACTTTTAGATCGCTTTGTCGCCTCCGGCGCTCTGGTGGCTCCTCGTGATCCTGATGCTGACGGTACAGAACCGTATGTGCTGAAAGTTACGCAGGCGGAATTCGATAAATGGGAAGTAGTCTGGGCCTGCTGCCCGACTGGCGTAGCCCGTCGTATCCAGGGCGTACCGCTGCTTATTAAGTAAGGGAATACAATGAGCAAAAACTTTTTTCAATCCGGGGCATTTTTGGGGAATGGACTGTCTCGTTTCGCTTTGAACTCTGATCCTGTGCAGCTGATGGAGTCTGCCCGAGCAAGCGCCGAACCGCCAACAGATCCGGTTATTAATAATAATCCGGAACCGGCGGCACAGACTAACGATAACATTCCATCTGCCCCGGCTCCTGAGCAAATCCTGGAAGGGAAAGACGGTAAAGAATGGACCGTCGAACAGGCGCACCAGATGATTCTGGAAGCTGCAAATCGAAGTGCTATGCAGAATGCGTTGAGTGATGCGGCCGACGCCGTTTTCGCCTGGGCTGATAGCGGTGATCTGACTTTCGACTCCCTTGATGGTTTCGTTCAGGCTATCGCTGGTATCTCTGATGACGACGACTCCGAAGTTACAGAAGAACAGGACGATGCCTATAACGAAGCATGGGCAAATGTTGCTGACTTCCTCGCAGCATGCGGTGTAGATGATGACCTGATCGAAGCACTGGCTGACGATGAAGACGACGACGCAGCTGCTGATGTTGGTGCCTCTATCGCTGGTTTAGATAGCGACGACCGCGACGAACTGGAAGCGGCGTTTGTTGTTGCTGGCACTTCTGATGAAATGCTGACTGAAGCATTTAAGAAGGTTGTTCGTAACGGTGAGATCAAACTCATCCGTAAACGCCTGCGTAAAAAACGTCTGACTGCGGCTCAAAAATCGGCGCTGAAAAAAGCGCGTCGAAAAGCCCAGACCGGCGCGGCAAAACTTGCCCGCAAAAAGTCAATGAAACTGCGCCGTAAGCGCCTTGGCTAAAGGAGGAGGCCGGGGAACTCCGGCCTTTAACTTGAATGGCTCCTATAGCTTATGGGGTTTACAGCCAGGCTGACGGTGTATCGCCATATCTGAAAGTTACTTTAACGAACTCTCAGTACCAGGTTACCGGATATATCAGCCAGGGAGCGGCAATGAACATGGCCCAGAATTGGGAAGCGCCGTTTACCGGTATGTCCATGGGATCTGTTTCTGGTGCTCTGGGTGGTTTTGTGCAAGTAGGTACTGAAACAACGTCGGTTGCCCGTTGGAATAGCTTAATGGTTTGGGAAGGGGGGACACCGCCGACGTTCACGCTGCCCGTAATTTTCATTGCTTTGAACAATCCATTCATTGAAGTTTCAGGCGCTATCGCCGCGTTGACAGCCATGATTAGCCCGGAACTAAAAGCGGCCAATGTTGGTGGTCGAATCCCGGAGCGTGTGACGCTAAACATTGGTCGCCGGATCAACATCACCGATGTCGCTATCCAGGACTTAAGTTTTGATCTCGATGCGCCAAGGGACAGTAATGGATATTTCCTGAAAAACACCGTCAACCTCCAGTTGACCGGTTCTTCGATATATAACAGCTCCGATATTGTTCGGGCGTTCCAGTAAAAGGATTTTATATGGGGCACAATAACACTAAGGGAAACCGTAAATTTATTAAGGGCCGCTATACTGCCAACGCGGCCAAAGGCGAACGACTGGTATCTTCTGAATTCCAGCTCACTTTTGCAGGCCATGAAGATATCAGTGTACTGGTTCGTACGTCGCAAATCCCTGAAATGACTCGCGAGGATGTGGAGGACTATGGTCCGAATGGTGTGAAGTTCAACCAGCACGGACCAATTCGAAACTCTGGGGAAATCCAGGTCCAGTGCGTGGAGACTATCGAAGGCGATATTCTTCAGTTCATTAAGGATCGCATTGCGGCGAAGGACTATGTTGATATCACGATGGCTGCTACCCCTGAATCCAAATCTTCCGGGGTTAACGCTGTGACAAAAGCTGCTACAACAATTGAAATGTTGGACTGCAAAATCTACAGTGATGCAATCGACTTTAGTACCGAAGATGTGACTGCCGCTGTGCGCCCGTCACTTCGTATCGTCTACAACTGGATTGAGTGGGATTAAGAGTCATCCCTTGTATTTTAAAGCTCCTTCGGGAGCTTTTTTTATAACCTTTTTATATAAAAATGCATCGATAACATTGTCTGGAGTTTTATGTTAGATTATTAATGTTCTAATAAACTACAATTATTGAGGTAGATGTTTGTGCCTGTACTGTTAAAGGGGGACTCTAAAATGGCTGTGATTCCAATGTCGTACTCCCCGGGTACTGTCGCTCGTCGATTTTCGATCCTGGACGGAGTTACCATCCAGGGTGTGCTTTACCAGGTTATATGGGATTCCAAAACCCCATTTGCTGCCGTAATAGAGGCTGCTCCTTCTGTTATCGATGGTGATATGCGCCATAAGGTTGTCGCTACTCTTGAACTTCAACGTCGCCCACAGCTTGAAGGCGTACTGGTGAGGAAGTTCTGGGAAGATAACGATGTTGCCCAGATTGAAGGTATCGTGGTTGATGGAATCGTCCGGGATGTCGGTTTAGCCACTTTTGTTTATGAAACCGTAGCTTCAAAAGCCGGAGTTGTTTTGCTAAGTGACAATGAGCAATACGAAGGCGGAAAGGCTCTTTGGCAGCACATCGCTCGTCGTTCTTCTGAACTAAAAGTTTTTATCCTGGACACCGATACTGCTCAGTATTACCCATTTGATGGCGAACGTGTTTGCTATGACGGGAAAAGTATTCCTGAATCCGAGATATGGAGTGAACATCCGGATCGAAGTAAGCATGGGGTTGTTCTTGTCGCAGAATCCATAACTGGAAAGGCGGCATAGCAGTAAAAAATTCCTTGCTCCTTGACAGAGGAGAGGATTAATCTAAGTACGCTAAGCATAGGTATGGCCCCGGTTAATGTTAAGCGTTGTGCGGGACGCATAATGTTTACTGGGGCTTTCTTTTATCTATTTTGGGATAATCCTGAATTCCGTAGTATTTGGCATCGGCTGCGGCTACATCAGCGTTTGACTCTATTTCTATAGAAATCACCTGGAAGGGTGAATATCCACATCAGAAGAAACGTTGCAGCAAACATGATCCCTAATGGCCAGAATATGCCAAAAAAAATCATTATCCAAAAACGATCCCACCAGGCCATTTCTGCATTAGCTCGCAAAATATATCGACTTAATGCGTATATCAGTCCACCAATTAGTATATAGATGGGAATAGATACCAGGATAGTCATAGCGTTAGTCTCAATGAACATAACGAATATCACCAGAGCAAAGTATAAATCCCTCTGCGTAGGGCAGAGGGACTAAATAGTTAAAATCGGTAACCGACACCAAGCATCCAAATGCTATTGCTTAGATCACCTGGTTTAGAACGTTCATACGAGAGATCAACTGCAAACTGCGGAGATGGGTTAAATTGAAGCCCAAGTCCATAAGCAAAATCGGTTCCAAAGCCAGCATATGACTGTCCATTCAGTTTTGCTGTTGCATCCGCATGGCTTAAACCCACCAAGCCGTATGCACTCATTAATTCATTGAATCTGTATGACGGACCAAAAGTAAATGAGGCATACTCAACCTTGGCTTTGGCGGCATTCCATAGGTTTGTGTTTGACTTTTCGTAAGTGACCGAAGCTAATCCACCCCACGTAGAATCCATTTCGTAGCGATATTTAATATTCACGCCTTTTGGATCTTTTATATCTCCGCCTTTAACCGTTGCGCTTCCTTGGGCAAAGTCTAAGGAGAGTGTGTGCTGATATGCGGAGGCAGTCCCAGCAACCCCCAAGGCACATGCCAGAAGGGCCGTTAAAACTACTTTTTTCATGGAAAAAGTTACCTATAAAAACGTTAAAAATAATACTGGTGACAAAATAGTGTGTATTGAGCGTTAAATACACGTAAAGATTCTATCATTCGCGATCATCCGCGAAAACCAGTTGGAATATAAAATTCCTTTTCTTTTCTTGTAGATAGGACCATATCCAGAGCTTCGTTTACCGTCATGCAATGCGGCAGATTATCGAAGTTTGATATCCCGCCAATATCAGGAGAACGCTTGCTCTTCAGGTAAGCATATTTCCGGGCCGCTGCCTCAACTTTCTGCTGGAACTCATGTTTTTGAGCGCGTTTTTTGGATAACCGCAGATTGTCGGCCTTTGCTTTTGCACCAGCGATCCATGAAGTCAATTTTTTGAGTTTGGTCGTTCCGGCAGCGCCGGAAACTGATCTTTTTGTTTTTTTAACTTGTGACTTCTTATTCTTTATTGCCACGTCATCCTGACAGGGGGAGGGGGTATCATTTTGACATGGGGGTGTGGATAAAAAATTAAATAAAGTCAATGTCTTAGCGAGAACAGCTTTAACCTTGGTTGCCGCTGAAGAGATCTTTAATTTGCTTTCAATCAGCGCATTTTTGGCTTGTTGTGCGAAGGCCAAAAAGGATGGTGTAAACCGGTACAGGTTAGCGCGACGTTCACGGTGATCGCCGATAACAATCTCTACAGACAGGATTCCTTTGTTTACAGCTTCACGGAATGCACGAACGACGGTTGATTGGCTATAACCAGTTTCTGCCGCGATCAGGCGGTGAGGCTTGTGAATGAAGTATTCACTGGTTGTTGCCGCGAGATTTGCACATTGCGACAGGATATGCCCGGCGCTACGGGATAGACCGGAGTGTGTTACAAAGCAGGCCAATTCATAGCCAGAAAAAGTAAAATCGCTCATCGTTATACAGCTCAGGAAAGTGACTTTAGCCAGCATTACAATGCTGGTGGTTCTTACTACGTCTGTTAGCGCGTTGCCGCGACAGGTACCAGCACACCAGCATCAAGCAATCGCTTCATCAGCCACTGCTGACCTTTGCCGGTTATACGAGTCGTGAAAGAAATCCTGCTTCCGTTGCTTGTGTCGATCACGGTTTCTTTGAGGGTGAAGTACCCACGGGATATGTATTCTTGTTTGGGGACGTTCCTGCGTTCACCGGTTGCGATCAGAATTCCGTTATCACGCAACCAGGTGAAGAGATAGTTTTGGCCCAGGCCGAGCACTTTGGCATAGTTGCCGATTAGAACCCCGCTGGCGGTAGCAACGCGTTCGGCGAATTCGACTTTAGGTGCATCCATAAGCATTTTTTGCTCCAGCCGTTGCTTTTGCTCTGCCAGGTCGGCAGCCAAACGGAGAGCTTCAGGGAGACTCTGCGGAATAGCAGGTTGTAATCTTCCGGCTCGATAGTCGATAAATGTCTGGTTTACCTTCAGCCGAAATGCGGGAGAAATCCAGCCTGCGTACTCCACAGCGAGCAATTCATGGGCAAAAGTGCCGCCGCCACGGCCTTCGAACGAAACTATGCAATTCTGCATAGTTTCTTTTTCAAGCTCTTCGATGAGCTGTTTGGCTGACAGCGTTCTTAGCCATTGAGCTGGCGCTTTATGGGCACCGAGTCCGCTCGCTCTGTGTAGAGCATTAAGGTTGTAACGGCCAGCGCGGTCGGTCGTAATTTCAACACCACAAATAACGGGCAGAGTGGTTGAAGGATCGACATTTTGATGAAGGTTTGATATATTCATATCCGCATTGAATGTTTGTTGCATTTTTTCTCCAAATTTGCATCAACCTTCAATCACCAGCTCGAAATGGTGATTCTTTGCACTTAGAAAACGAAATTTATTAGAGCAAATTTTTCTGACTCGATCCAGATCGGGTTGGTCGATCTGCTCAGAAACCTGCCAGTTTGCTGGCAGGTTTTTTTCTTTTGTTAACCTATTGCTACTGGTTTTAACAAACCAGCATCAAGTAGCTTGCGAGTTAACCACTGCTGGCCTTTACCCGTTAATTGGGGCGTCAGCCGTATCTGGTAGCCATTTTCATCATCCAGCACCACTTCTTTCACCGTGAAATACCCGGCGTTAATGTACTGCTGGCGCGGTACGTTTTTGCGCGCACCAAAAGCCATGAGAATGCCGTTCTGGCGCAACCATGAGAAAAGGGCGTTTTGCTTAAGTCCAACGACCTTTGCAAAGTTCCCGATCAGGATTCCATTGGCCACTGATACCCGGTCGGCAAACTCGACTTTAGGGGCTGCGGCCACCAGCTGTTGTTCCAACTGCATTTTCTGCTCTGCCAACTCGGCAGCCAGGCGTAGAGCTTCTGGTAATGTTTGGGGGATCGATGGGGCAGGGGAGTTTGCCTGCTGCAATTCTTCCAGTTTGTCGATCAGCGAACGGCGGACCGCTTTCGATTCGCGAGCAGCAACGCGCAGGGCTTGTTTGTATGTCATTACTATAACTACCTGATCCGCTCCACCTTTTTTCTTATCCATAGGGGTTACGAAGATTTCGTAACCCTCCCCATCAAGCTCATCCTTAACTCTGGCAATGAAATCATTGTTGCGAACTGGTTTTTCGCTACATAATTTCCGTGCCTCATTGACCATCTTTAACAGTGTCAGGCTGTCGATTGTGTCTCCGGTGTTGGGGATAATATTCACGGCTGGTGCTGGCGTAGCTGACGTAACAGGTGCTGGTTTTTCAACATTCAAATTATTACCGGTCATTCTATGTGCCTCCTTTCTCATTTCTGCTGCCACTGTTGCGTAACGTAGACGTCCTTGTTCAATCAAATAATCCCTGATCTCGGCTATCAGTAGCCTGTTGATCACAGCCTTATCTGTTCGGGTATAAAAACGCCTGGTTATCATGAAATAGTTAGCAATTGCGCCGGGGATCTCCCGTGTCGGCATACAGGCAGTATGCAGGGCGATCGCTTCGGCTATGTCATTACGGGTGACGAGAGGTTTTTTCATAAACCCCCCTGAACGTCGGCAGAGAAGGGGAGGCTCCAGTAACTAAGTGAATTGCGCGAGTTAGTTGAAAAACGGGCAGTAAAAATGCAGGGGCCATCAGGCAATTGAGAGCGTGCTTCGTCTTCTGTTGCAGCGATAACGAAGTGATAGTGGTGTTTTTTACAGGAATAGAAACGCCAGATGAATTCTTGGCGTGCGCAAGGATTGGCATTAACCATAGTTACGGCCTCGTAAGTTGATAAACAACCTGCGACCCGCTGCTAAACAGGTGGCAGGACGTGACGGGGTTAGCAGACTGGCACTTACGAAACCAGCAGGCCGAAGCCTCCCCATCACGCCCCACCATAATTCGGGCGTAACGTGGTTTACGGACACAAAAATACCGCAATATCGGAAATCTGCGGTTGTCCGCGTAAGTATTCAGGCTGCTAAACCCGGTCGCAGAATTTGCTACGACGGCGGAACTATAAGCCTGAACGATTAAAAGGTCAATATGATGCGAAAAGATAGCATTCGCGACTTAAAAATACAAATTTATTAGAGCAGTTTAGTGTAGTGCAATAGATATATTATTTGTGATGAAAAATAATGCAGAGGGATATTGTAACTTTAAGATGGATATCAATAGTCGATACATAAATTAAGTTAGCAATAAACTATTAACTTAAGAAATAATGCAGATGGTGAACTTGTCTCTGACTTTTCAGCTATACACAATAAGTTAGGGATAGCTTATAAAAAGTTGATTAATTGATATAAGTCAATGGGAGTATTCTTGTTTACTTTCCGTTCTCGTGGTAACTTCTCGCCGGTTTTTGTTTTTCTGGGATGATTCTTATGTCTAAAAAGTATACTTTATGCGCTCTTGTTGTATCTGCAATTCTTCTTTCTGGGTGTCAATCTAGCGGTGCTGATTATGCTGCCGATGTTTATGATACCGCTCAATTGAATTCGAAGCAGGAAACAAAGACAGTCAATATTATCTCTGTGCTTCCAGCTAAAGTGAAAGTTGATAATAAAGCTAATAAAGAAGCGGCACAGACATTTGGTGCGGTACTGGGAGCTGTTGCTGGGGGCGTTGCCGGTTATAATGTTAAAGGCACATCGACACTGGGTGCTGTAGCTGGCGGTACTGGTGGTGCGGCTCTTGGTGCAGCGGCTGGTTCTTTGGTTAGTGATAAAACAATTGTTGAAGGTGTTTCACTGACTTATAAAGAAGGAACTAAGGTGTTCACTTCAACTCAAGTTGGTAAAGCATGCCAGTTTACAACGGGGCTTGCTGTGCTTATTTCAACTAAAGATAATGAAACTCGAATTCAGCCAAATGCTACTTGTCCAGAAAAGAAATAATTTATGAATAAAATTATTTTATTTCTAATCTTTTCTACGTTTAGTGTAGGCACTGCCTTGGCTAACTCGTTGCAAAGTCAAATTGCTGCTATTGCTCAAGCGGAAAATGAAGGGCGAGCTAAAGAGCAGCAAGCTGAGGATGCCAGAAAAGAACTTATTCGCCAACAAGCACAAGCTGAACGTATTAGAAGAGAAAAAGCAGCATCTGCCGCTGCTGCACGCGAAAAACAGCGTGTTGCTGCAGAAAATGAACGTAGAGCGAAACGAGAAGCCGAGCTAGCAAATGACAAGAAGCGAGATCAAGCTTATGAGGATGAGCTTCGCAAGCTGCAACTCGAAAGTATGAAACTCGAACTGCAAGCAAAAGCGGCTCGTGTCCAGCGAGAAAACGATTTTATAGAGCAGGAGTTGAAGGAGAGAGCAGCTAAGACAGATGTAATTCAGTCTGAGGCTGATGCAAATAGAAATATTTCTACAGGAAGTAAAGATTTACTGCAAAGCGAAGGAAAAGCTAGAGAGAAGAAAGCTAGCAGTTGGTGGTAGTAATCACTACGATTGCGAGCATACTGTCACAAATGACAACTCGTAGAATCTGTTAACAAACTAGATTCTACGAGGTTTCAATGACACCACGACAATTACTCGAAGACGTCAAATCCCGCTTCACACCTTTGATTGCGGATGAACCTGCCTTACTGGAATCCCTGCTAAGAAAAGCATTGGGAACCTACCAGGATAGGGCGGGACACATCAAGCGGATACGCTTCACTGATCAGACCTGTAAATCACTTGCTTGCCCTGCTGATTTTCTTGCGCTCGTATCGGTTACGGATCATACCGGGGATCTTGTCTACTCCGATGTTTACGATGGGAATATCGGGCTTGAAGATACTCATCGAGCGGTATACCCGCTGAATGTGTCATATCTGGCTAATTTACGTGATATGGATCTGGATAATGGGGAAGTGCCACCTGAAATCATTGGGTTACTTTCTGACTATCTGGAAGTGTTAATCGCGATACCTAACACTGATCGCCTGCGAAGAATATCTATCGCGGGGAAACTCGATGCCAGCAATTTATCCGATGAGAACACGCTGTATCAGCGAAAGCTGGATCTGGAAGAGAAAATGAGCGCAACAAGGGCAATTATCCCGGGAATTGTTCTTTTCTCATCCATGTTGAAGTGAGGGAGCTGATATGGGGCTTAATGTTGCTTCAGTAAAGTCTTATGTATCTTCGGCATTAACGACGACATTATTTGGCTCCGGCGTTGGTGAGCGGGAAGTTGGTAAGCTGACGTCAATCATCATGAACAAAATGCTGTTCGCGCAAGGATGGCAGTTCTCTGTCGAAGTTGATGGTCTGGAGGGGGCAGACTTCTTTGCTAAAGACATTACCTACCACGATTACAGCATCGAATATGAAACGATTAAAATCGGCGGAGGGAATATCCTTCAGCCAACGGAGCGTTCGCCTGGGCAGATAACAATGATGGTCAGGGATACCGTTGATGGCCTCGTTTTGGACTGGTTTAATACGGCAAAAAGTCGGGTGATCAATCCGGACGGTACCGGGAATATACCGTCTAAATATTTGCTCAATGTGCGTATTTATCGGTTGCTGTCCTCCGGTTTAACCAAACTGGAAAATGAGATGACGGTATTCCCGGTCACTACCGGCGATGTCACCTATGCGCGGGATCAGGTTACGGAATTTAAGTCATTCCCAATGACCTTCGCATTGCACAGCACGTTTAACCAATCCTCAAGTTCTTTGGCTTCCCTTCTGGGCTTTAGCTTTTCTCTTTGAATTAAGGAGCAAGGATGCTTTTACCTCTTTTCCCGCTACCATCGCGGCCAACTGAATTGATCCAGTTCCGTCAGCCAAATATTGCTGATGCGATGCGTTTCAACTCGATAACACCGGAGGAACAAGAACAACAGACAACGGCGTATTTAAAAGCCTTGCTGGCTGAACCCGCGAAATATGATCCCCTGACATGGACGGCGCAGGACCGGATTACCGCGTTATGGTGGATATTTACCGGCTCCCGTGAAACACCGGTCGAGACATTCACCTACACCTGTAAACATTGCGGTAAAGAGCATTATTACGATTGCGATATGAATGCTCTGGCTGAAGATATCCAAGTCCTGGAAGTGGAACCTTTCATTGACGATATTGAGGTGTCTGTAGAGGGAGTACCTTATCAATGGCGTATCGTGCCGCTTGATGGTTGGGCAATGGAAATGCTGGAGATGCGCCGTGCAGCATTGCCACCTGAAGACGACGCGGAATTCAAAGAAGCGATCGTTGATTTGCGTTTTTGGGAATTCGCTTATCAGTGTGAGCTTTATAACGATGTTAGCGGTACTCGTGAAGATCAGGCTGAGCGTCGTTATGAAACGATTAAACGGATGGCCATTGATACTGAATTTATGAAGCTGGCGGCACACATCCGACTGGCTCATGAAAAGCTCGAACATGGTTTACCGTGCTACATCGATAAAGGTGAAATGCGTCTTCGTCTCCCGCCGCATAAATGCCCAAATCAGGATAAAAAGGAGTCCACAGAGGGTGCATATACCCGTCTGTGGGTGCCCTTTCGGGCTACCGACTTCATTCCACAGGTGGGGATTGAAAAGCTATCAGACCTTAGTGTCCAACCTGGTTTTGTATGGGGGTATACCGATTCAGGACGCTGAAAGGCTTACTGAATCCTATGCGTTTTTCCTGTTGGAGAAACTGGAAGAAAAACTTAAACCGAAGCGGTAGGCGATAAGATCATGGAAAGAAAAAACGCCAACATTGACGATGTGATAAGGACGGTTGAAACCGCCAGCGCAAAAGAGCTGGAAGAGCTTGCAGGTATTCGGGAAGCCGTTGAAGATTTGAAAGGTGGGCGAGTTGCTACAGTTGATCCTGTCTCTCGCAGTGTGTCGGCATTAAATCGCACAATCGAAAATTCCCGGCCAGACTTTGTGGCCAATGCGCCATCAGTGGACCCTATTGTTGAGGCAATGAAACGGCTTAATTTAGGGGACGTTTCTCGTGTAGTTCAGGAGGATGTTGCTCTACAGGAACCGCAGGCCAAATCAACTACGCGAAAGGGTAAAAAACGACGCAAGAAGGCTATAACAGAAGATGTAAAGGCGCAACGGACCGAAGCAGCCGAACACGCTCGCGAAATGTTCGGTCAAAAAGGCGGTGCGCAAAAAAGCCAAAACCAACGCGATGCGCGTGGTCGTTTTATTGGAAAGTCAGGGAGTAAGGCCGCAGCGGAAGATGCCCGTGCTGAACGTGCTGAAAAGGCCAGGCTCAAAGAGGATGATGAGCGTCTAAATGCTGAATCAGGTTTATTAAAAAAACTGTCAAAAGTAGCTGAAGGCATAGGTAACCCTTCAGAGACTCGTGCCGTCGATGCGTTAGGTTATGCCGTTGCTGGTCCATTGTGGGCAGCAGGAAAGGAGCTTGGCGGAATATCAAAAGAAGTTGGCGGTTCGCTTAATGGTGCCAGAAAGTCAATTGCCGATGTGATTCGTGGCAATGACGATAACAGCCGTAGAAAAGGTTTTTTTAGGCGTAAATCGCAAAGTAGTGCCGATGTCGTTCAGGTTAACACCCAAAAACGGACGGTTCAGGAACTTCAGGATCAGACCAGCGAAATTAAAGAGGGCAATGACAAGATTCTCAGCGCCCTTGATCAGATAGCCAAAAACACCGGGAAAAAGAAGGGCGGCTTGCTATCCAAATTATTTAGCCTGTTAGGGAAGGGGGCCGGTGGTATTGCTTCCCTTATCTTTGGCCGTGGGGCACTAAAGAAAGTTGGCTCGATGGCACTAGGCGCTTTAGGTATAAAAAAAGTTGCAAGCTTATTGGGCTTTGGTGGGAAAAAAGCTGCTGCCAAAGAAGCTGGCGAATTGGCTACTCGCGGTGCCGGAAAACTTGCAACTAAGGGATTGGAGAAACTAGGTGTTAAGGCTTTTGCAAAGGGGGCTTTACGCGCAATTCCGCTAGTCGGCACGGTGGCTGGAGGTATCTATGATGCGGTAACCGGTTGGAATGATACAGAAGCACAACGTCGGACCTTTGGGCTTAAGGATGGGGAAGATCCATCTTTTCAGCAAAAAGCGGCTTATACACTGGCTAACGTTCTCGATATGGGAGGACTGGTATCTGGTATTAGCAGTGCTATTGGTGGCGTTCTCAAATCACTTGGATTTGAGGATATCGGCAATATGTTGCAATCATTTTCGACGGAAAGTATTGCCCAGGCCATTGATAGTGGGATTACCAATTTAGAAACATATATTTCTAACCTTGGTGACACCATATCCACAACATTCAACGATTACACAGCCAAGATTGGCGATGCTATTTCAGCCTGGTTCAGTGACACAACCAAGAGTCTGAACGAAAAATTAGACGCCATCAAAGACTTCTTTACTGTCGATAACCTGAAAAAGGTTTTCAGTGATGCAATTGATAGTGCAATTGATTTCATTAAGAACCCGGGAAAATACATTAAAGAGGCTGGTAGTAATCTATGGAATGCCGCAAAAGAGCTTCCTGGTAAGGTTGCCGATGCCGCTGTTCAGAGCACCCCTGTGGCCTGGGTTGCATCAAAGCTAGTCAACAAAGCGGATGCGAAAGAGGTTACACCTGAATTAAAAACACCAGCTAAAGAAAGTCAGGAGGACAATGCTCCTAAGACTGAATATACCCCTAAAAAGGCTAATATTGTCACTCGTGTTGTAAATGCATCCCTAGAGACGGCGAAAGATAGCAATAAAACAGTTAAAGAAACTGCCAATCAGATTATCAATGCAAATGCCGTAGAAACGGGCAATCGCGCGTTGCAGAAAATTGATAATGCTATTGGTCAAAATAGCTCATCATCATCGTCGCTTAATACTACTGGCACTAGGAATGACATTCAGAAAGCTGCGGATACCTACAACAATGGCAACTTAGATGTAAAAGTCGGAAGCCTTGGCGCTGAAGGTAAGGCAAATCTCGATAAGCTGGCTCCGTATTTTGCTGAACTAGAGAATAAATATGGCCTTCCTGAAGGCACTCTTCATTCTATTGCAGCTACTGAATCTAATGGCAATCCGTATGCAAAATCCAAAACTGGTGCGCTAGGAATGTTTCAGTTTACGGACATTGCTCGTAAGGAAACTGGATTATCCCGGGAAGATTCTTTTAATCCGGAAAAATCGGCAGAAGCTGCGGCTCTTCTAATGAGCAAGTATTTGAAACAAGCCAAGGGAGATTGGAACGAGGCCATCACCGCATATAACGCTGGTTTCAGAACTATTAACAACTGGAAAAAAGGCACAGGTGACTTATCGAAGGAAAATCGCGAGTATGCGATCAGGGTCAATACTCATCGTGCTCGCTATTTAGGTGGTGAAATATATACACCTAGAGCAGGAACACAAGGGGGAAGACCGCAACAAAGTGGCCAATCACCAAGAATGGATAACCTTCCTGAAAACGCCTTTGTTGATCAGTCTACGGGCCTGGCGTTTACCCCTGGCGAAAACCCGTTTGAAAAAGGGGGATTAGTAGACCGGATTGGTGAACTTACGGGGGTGAACGATCTGGCCAGCAAATTCCTGAATGGCCGGGGGATGCGTCGGGAAGTCGTCCAGGGAACCCTCGAAGAACGTGCACGAGGAAGGGGAACCGCAACGGCAGCTGGCAATGTGTATGTTGATACACCTATGCCAGTTGAAGAGGCACGTCCGGTGGCCAACAACTCAAGTTACTTTGACCAGCTCGGCGCACAAATGGGGATTGATGGACTGTATGACAAACTCATTAATGCCCGGGGAATGCGCTCAAATAATTCTCCTCAACCAGCTTCCACGTCCCAGATGACGACTGCCGCCAACGATTTGCAGCAACCAACCGGTCGTATGCAGATAGACGGACAGGTTATTAGTGACCTTGGCGGCTCCGGTGCCAAGCCGACAATGCAGTTGGCTGATAATACCGTTTCACTTGATGGTGAAACGAAGCGGCTGTTTGCGCAGATGACCTCATTGCTTGCCAGGATTGAAGAGCACACTAAAGACTCGGCGAAAGGCCAGGGAACTGTCGTAAAGGTCAGCACGCCTCAACCGGGCGTTATGCGCACGGTACCACTGTCAATTGATGATCCGTTGATGAATGACTACGCGAGAGTTGATTGATGGCCAACAATAACGAAATTGATCCTTTGCTGACGCTGGAGTTATCCGGCGTAAAAACGTATGAGTCCCAGGAGGAGGCCTGGGGCGCTCGTTTATATGAGTGGCTAAACACTTATCAGGGTGAGGTATACGGAGATCCGTCATGGGGCAATGTTTTACCGCAGTTTAAACACGAACCGACCAACTTGTCGCATGTTCAAATTGCGGTTGAGGCAATGCTTTTGCAAAAACTGACGGTAGATTTACCCGACATACCGATTTCTGGCTTGTCAGTAGCCGAGGGAGATGCTTTTGATAAGTTGAAAATATCCATTCGTATCAGGGATATAACTATCACACAGGACGTGGTGCTATGAGTAAAACAACACCGACTAAAGACAGTATTCGTGCAGAGTTTGAAGAGCTTGTCGAGAAAGATTCATTCTGGTCGAAGTTTGTCGGCTCTCAATTTGTCTCGATGCTGACATTGTTTATTACCCAGATTGTCTACAGGTGCTTTCAGTATGCCGATGCGGCGCTGGCTGAAGGCTTTATATCGACCGCGACGCGGCGTTCCTCTATCCTGGCTGCGGCAGAAACGAACAGTTATGTTGGTACCAAGCCAACACCGTCATCGGGGATGATTGAGATCACCGCCACAAGTGAAGATGCCCCAGCGGTAATCCCCAAAAATATGCCTTTAATATCTGACGACCAGTACCCTTACATGACTATGGATGTATGCAGGTTGGTTGACGGCACCGGTACGGTAGAAGTGGCACAGTTGGAAATCCAGGAGGTGACATATACCGTTACGGCAGCCAAAGAATTTCTGGAAGTCGTGTTATCAAAGGCTCTCACTGCTGTCTGCTATAAGCTGGAAGTATTCGTGACGACCGATGGTAAGACCACGCAGTGGTCTTCCAGCACTATGTTCCGGTTAGCCGGTAGTAAAAGCCAGGTCTACGTTGAGTTTTATAAGCCATCCGAGCAGTTGGGGGTTCGATTCGGTGATGGGCTAATTGGGCAAATACCGCCAGAAGGCTCGACCATTACACTTAAGGTATGGTGCACCAACGGAGATATAACCCTGGTTGCTGGCCAAAACCTGACTCCTGTCGATTCTGCGGCTAATTTAGCTAATTTGATTTCAGTTAAGACAACGACACCCATAACCGCAGGTACCGATGCCGAAACAACGGAGATCACACGTAATCGTGCACAATATTACCTTGCCTATGATGATCAGGTCGTATGGGGCGGGGACTATACGTATTTTCTGGTGCGTAACATCCCGGGACTGTCCTGGGTAAAGGCATGGGGCGAAGGCCAGCAAGAGAAATTAGATGGTGCTTATAATGTTCGGAATATCAATAAGATATTTATTTCAGGATGGCATCCAAACAAAAGCCAGTCAGAGCTTGAAGAAATGATCCTGGCTGCCTTTAAGAAGGTGCCGAATGAGTTGAACAAGAAATTCTCGTATAAAGAGGTCAGAAAACTACCCTTTAAGATCACCATCACTGGGCGGATATCGGCAAGCCTGACCATTGAGAACGTGACTGATGAGCTGAAGTCGGCACTGGAAACAAAATTTGGGCGTGACTCAACTTTCTTTGATCCGAACCGTGTCGGCAAGTACATCCTAATCAAGAAAAAAGACGTTTGGGCATTTATCGAAACGCTGGGTTATTTCCGCGACTTTTATCTGGAATTTGTCGAGTGGAATGAGTCCAACGGCTTTTACGATTTCGTTTATCTGGATACAGAAAACTCCACCTTTAATATTTCGTATGAGGAGGAGTGATGCAGCGTTCCTGGTTTAATAACCGGCTTACATCAGCTAAGCAAAAGTCATTACTTTATAAATCATTGGCTGATTTGGTTCAGTCAATGATGGACACCTTTGTTGACCCATGGTTGGAGCGAATTACCAACCGGAAGTCTATTTTCTCCATGAGCAAGGAGGATCTGGAGACTAGGACAAATGAACTTGGCCAGTTTTTTACTATCAGAACGTCGAATTCATCTTCCGTTCCGATGTTGTTACAACAGCGGTTTGATGAGATCCATTTTAAGGGTACTGAACGCCCTATAAACCAGACAATTTATCGCGAATTTAACGGTATATCGGTTTTATGGGATCCCATATATGCTCCGGTGGACTTTGAACGTCATCCCTATGGCACGGTCCTGATTCCAGAAAGCACACTGGAAACCACCGGCGGCACATTCGGCGAGATGTTTCTGACTTCCAGAGGAATGATCAGTATTCCCATAAACGACCTGGCCCGGACAATGGGTATTACTGGAACGATAGATCAGTCCGCAATTACAGAAGAAATTCTCAGAAAGTTTAATCAGTTCGTAAAGCCTCTACTGCCACTGCATATAGTGTTTGATGGGCTTACGCTCTATTTGTCGGTTGTTGTAAATGAACAGGCCGACATGATCACTTTGAATGAGATTTCTGATACCGAAAAAGCATTCTGCTGGTTTGAAACTTCGGATACAACTTCGCTTACTGAAGTTACGTCGATTAACGCCCCGATCACTGCAACGCCGGGCGGCACTATTGTGAAAGCAACGCCTACGTTTGATCGCACCCGCGCAGATGATTTGCTGTTGGATAGCGATGCGTGACAATCACCCCGTCCGCAGGGCGGGGTGACAAGTTACTTATCTTACAATGAGGCTTCACAACATTGATTAGGGAAAATCATGTCTGACGTCTCAACAAACCTCTATAAGAGTCAGTTGTTGGACTATTACTATCAGCGGCGCGCTGAATCGTCCATTAACAAAGGCTCTCGATTTTTAATCAGCAAGGCCGTTTTCGGTACCAGTTCACTGGTTACTAAGAAAGGAGATGGCACTTATGAGATTGGAGAACTGCCAAAGGCTTTCGATCTGGCAGAACTGACCAGTCAATTTTGCACCATCAACCTCGTCCCAACCTACTCAGGCGGGATAATTACTGTCCGAATGGACCTTGATCAAAGTCAGTTGCAGGAAGGGAAAAACTACCCATTCAACACTCTGGTTGTTCTGGATAACGAGAATAAGCCAATCGCCATTATTTGTGTCCAAGAAGACTCGCTGTATGTGGGCAAAACATATACCGCAGTTATGGCCATAAACACGACAACAGCATAAGGATATGCTTGATGAATGACGTTACAGTTGTTACATCAGTTACTTACCCATCACCCGAGTCGTTGGCTCTGGTGGCTGATGTGCAATACCACGAACCATATCTGTCAGCCGCGCTAAACCGAAAATTCAGGGGGATTGTTGACCCGGGATTTTATGCCGGTTTCTTACCTAAGCCTGGCGGTGGGATGAACCTGTTAATCACCTCAGTGGATGGTGATAAAACCGCAGGCGCGGCGTCGGTGGATATTGGTGAATTCTACCAGGTAACTATTCAGCAACGTAAGGATATTTCTCTTGCACTTAGTGCAGGCAAGAAATATGCAATTGTGCTGAAGGGAAGATACCTCCTTGGAGAAGATACCTATCAGGTGAATACCGCGTCACATATTCATGCGGCTGAATTTGTTGCCAGAACCTATACCGATTCATATCAGTTAGGAGATGGAGAGCTGCTTGTTTGTACGGTGAATATCCCTGCTGGCGTATCAGCCATTACCCAGGAGATGATTGATACATCCGAGCGTATTAACCGCACGATCGGCATTGATATTTCAGACTCTGTAACCAGTAGCAGAAGTGATGTTGCTGCAAGTTCGCTGGCAGTTAAAAAAGCCTACGATCTGGCGAAAAGCAAGTATACGGCGCAGGATGCAAGCACAACGCAAAAGGGATTAGTTCAGCTCAGTAGCGAAACTAACAGCGACAGCGAAACAATGGCGGCTACCCCTAAAGCCGTTAAGTCTGTAAAAGATCTTGCTGATACCAAAGCGCCAATAGAAAGCCCGAGTCTGACAGGAACGCCAAGCGCGCCGACGGCAGCGCAAGGTACAAACAGCACGCAGATAGCAAATACAGCCTTTGTTAAGGCAGCTATAACTGCACTTATCAACGGTGCACCTGGCACACTGGATACACTTAAAGAAATAGCTGCTGCGATCAATAACGACCCGAATTTCAGCACAACTATCAACAATGCCCTGGCTCTCAAAGCGCCTTTGGCAAGCCCTGCATTAACGGGTGTCCCTACTGCGCCGACCGCCGCACAGGGCACAAATAATACGCAGATTGCTACGACCGCTTATGTAAGAGCTGCCATATCCGCATTGGTTGGTTCATCACCAGAAGCTCTTGATACCCTGAATGAGCTTGCCGCAGCACTTGGCAATGACCCGAACTTTGCGACAACAATGACAAATGCGCTGGCAGGCAAACAGCCTCTGGATGCAACTTTAACCGCGCTCGCTGGCCTTGCGACTGGTGCAAACAAACTGCCTTATTTCACTGGTAAGGATACGGTAGCTCAGACTGATTTAACGTCAGTCGGTCGCGATATTCTGGCTAAAACAAGCACACTGGCCGTTATCCAATACCTTGGTTTAGGCGAAACGATAAATCTGGCTGCGGGCGCAGTCCAGAAAACTGGCGATGAGATGAACGGGAAGTTAACCCTGCCACAGACATCTTCCTTCGGCGTGAATACTAATAACACACTGGGCGGTAGTTCCATCGCTATCGGTGATAACGATACCGGGCTCAAAGGGAACGGCGACGGTAATCTGGCATTTATGGCTAACAACGTGCTGGCAGGATATTTTAATGAAAATGAATTGCAGCACAGTAAAAAGATGCTGACTAAAAATTTTCAGGCTCTTGTTGATAATAACTGGCCGGAGGGGGCGGGGGGATTTTCTGGTCAGTTAAGCAGTGAAGCACCGTTTAGTGTACCAATGGTTCACCGTCAGAATAATGATAATAATTTTTTCCCGCTCCTGAAAGGAAAGGTCTCACTGGAGTCTGGCTATCCTGTAGCCGCCTCTTTCGGAATATTAACTAGTGGGAATACTAATTTCCCACAAATTGCAATTCACGCGAAAACAGACTTTGATGTTAACGATAAAATATGGGTATTTGATGTTGCAACCGGAGAATTTCGCGCGCCGGGCAGGATTACAGCTACAGAAATTTTATTGAGCGGTAAAAGCCGTGTTGCTCCTGATGGTAATTTATATGGTGATGTGTGGGGTGGCTGGCTGAATGACTTCCTTAATAACAATTACAACCGCAAAAATACTGCCAGTCTGGGTGATTATGGATGGGTTCGTGACGAAAGCACCGGGTTTATAATGCAATGGGGGACACTTGGTAGCTCAAACGGAACCTACAATTTCCCGCGAGAGTTTCCGGCATCCTGCTTTGCTGTATTTGTCACCAACAATAATCAGCAGGGGGGGGCGGTGGATAACGCGTTTGGATATCCGGTGAGTAAAAGCCAGTTTTTTGCCGCTACAAAAGATTCATCGAGCAGTAATCATATAAATAACTACCCTGTAGCCTGGTTTGCGATTGGGAGATAAAATGAGCGATTATTATTACAGCTTTAAAGAGAAAGGTTTTTTCTACAAGCCGGATACCGAATCGGGAGATTGCCCGACTGATCTAATTCCTCTGACTGATGAACACTACCATGAACTTATGCAGGGTCAGGTGGACGGAAAATATATTGAGCACAGGAAAGGAGGCCCAGTACTGGTTGAACATCGCGAATATACGCCTGAAGAACTGGTTGCACAGGCTGAATCCAGAAAAGCGGAACTCCTTGCCGGAGCAGAGTCAGTCATTGCGCCACTGGCACGGGCAGTAAAACTAAAAATTGCCACAGATGAAGAGATTAAACGGCTGGACGCCTGGGAGCTCTACAGTGTACTGGTAAACCGGGTGGATACCTCAAATCCTGACTGGCCGGATAAGCCAGCCAGCCAGTAGTCGTTATTGTGGTAATTCAGGCCACCTGATTTCCGTGAAGGTGGCTGAGTCTTTCACGCCGCTCAAATCCAGCGTTTTAAGCGCCCTGATATACGCCATCCATTTAGTCAGGCTGGCCTTATCGTCGTCACTTATTTCACCCAACGCCAGTTCGGTTCGCCAGTCGGCAATGGCGCTGTTAGCGGCATCCAGTAGTTTCTGTCGGGTGGTTTCGGCCTTAGCCTGATAATCCACCGGAACGGGTAAAACCTTACCATCCCTGTACAACCATGAGCCATCACCACGGCAATCATCAGGACAGTCAGCAGCGTCTATTTCCGCAACAGACATATTAACCGGCCACAACATTGATACAGAATATGTGTTGCCACGTTGCGGGACTGGCTTATTAACAACACCCCAGATAACCCCTTCATGGTCGTACATTATTTTTGCAGTATCATCAGAAAATAATGACTGACACTCATACCAGTCCTGTCCGTCGTCTGACTTCAGAAAATATGCACCTATATTTATTTCGGCCTGAGTTTTCCCCCTGTTTACAGGCGCGTCAGTCAGTCTGAAATTTTTGATATTCTGATATTTTTTCATTATACCGTTCCCCCTTGTACGGTATACCACTGATTCCCGACTCGTTTTTGCAAAGGCGCATAATTAATACCATCAATATTTTCGCCCTGATAATCTTTCCAGACGGAGGTAACTACATATCCGGGAGTGTTAGGCCATGACCCTGCATTGTTCCAGGTAGTCACTGATGTGCCGGCCCCTAACTGAACATCTAAGACGAGATTATTATTAATCCAGGTACTTAACCAGCCATTTCCCCATAGCGAACCAAAGATATCACCGTTATTCTGATAGATGGCCCCGCCTGCACGCAGTACGTTAGCGGTGATATCGCCATTGACCGTAAACAGGACTGAACCATCAGGGTTTCGCTGGCTGTATAACTGCCATCCCTGATCATCATCCAGTTCAATTACAGTGGGCCTGTTTGCGTCGCCCCATAATTTAAACGTGGCTGTCATTGTCGAATTATTATTACTCGTTAGTGACAGTTTTTTTTCTTTGCCTGCGCGAATAGCTCCCAGAACCATCATTTCACCGGGAGCGACACGAACGGTGTGCTGGTTGTTCGCGTATGTATCCAGTATCCCGTCACCGTTCTGTTTAAAACCGGTATCGTTATCACCGAGTACAATTGAATTACCGCCCAGTGCATTGTCAGTACCAATGCTTAACGGACCGTTTAGCTGTCCCCCTGTAATCGGCAATGCACCCACATCACCGGCTGTTGGTTTCATCAGACTACTGTAAATTGTATATGTCTGACCGCTGGTTGAGTTTCCCGGCTGTACTGATGAATATTCAGGCGTACTGTGCAACGTGACATTTGCATTACCGGTGTAGTCATATTGCGCAATTAACCAGTACGCATACTGGCCGATATTAATATAAATATCGTAGGTGTCGCCTGATGTATTAACCCATGCGACCTCGTTAGCCGCAGCAGGCGAGCGTCTCCACAACGTGGCAGTTATTCCAACAGGTGAGCCATTACCGGCACGCAATACCAGTTCGCTGATTGCCGCCTGTTCAGGTGAACCAGCGTTAAACCCCGCCCCACCGTACAGTTTAATCACCGCTGTTGATGTAGCCTGCGGCATTACAACCGTGGCGATTTTGAACCAGCCTGATTCACCAAGTGTAATGGTAGTCGATGTTACCGCGCCGATAGTTCTCGCAAATTGTTTTTTGTCCGGAATATCGCCGCCATTCTGCGATTTTTGCAGTGCACCCGCAGCGAGATTTATCGTTTCTCCTAAACCAAGGTTTTTGCGAATTGCCTCCGTGTCGTCTGAACGATATTTTTTCCCGCTTTTAGCAACAATCGCTGGTGATAAAGTATGCAATATGGTTATGCGAGAGTGTCAACTTTTGACCAAAATTTAGAATTACAACTGGAGGCGCTCAGGAGTTCAGGATGTGACCGGATTTTTGAAGATAAAATATCCGGTGCGAAGTCAAAACGACCAGGGCTTGATAAGCTGATAAAAGTGTTGCGGCCTGGCGATACGGTTGTTGTCTGGAAACTGGACCGAATGGGACGTTCTCTGATTCATCTTGTTGAGTTACTGAACTTTTTTTTATCAAACAACATTGAGTTTATTTCGGTTACAGAAGGGATAAAAATTAGCACATCAATTGGCCGCTTTGCTTACACGATGCTGAGTGCGGCTGCAGAGCTGGAGCGGGAAAATATTATTGAAAGAACGCGTGCAGGATTGGCTGTGGCAAGGGCTAACGGCAGGATAGGAGGACGCCGTTCAAAACTGACACCAGAGCAATGGGAGCAGGCCGGACGTTTATTAGCGCAAGGAGTCCCCCGCAAGCAGGTCGCATTGATCTACGATGTGGCTCTGTCAACTTTGTATAAAAAACACCCCGCCAAACGAACGTGCATAGAAAGTAACGCTCAAACCAATTGAATCGGTCGGCAACACAGATTGATTGTGCCCCAATAGCCACACTCAACCCACGATGTTTTTTTCGATAGTGGCGAATTGATGTAAAGGAGGTGAGATGAAATCAATTCGCTGTAAGACCTCATTTTCCAACATCACAACCAAGTAACGCTGCTGCCCGCAAAATGATCTAACGCCCATACGACCAGGGTGTCACCTCTGGAAAGCATACGCAAAACCTTTTTTAGCCCTGGGCGTTCAGCCTTTTTGCCGCTCGCCTTGTCCTCAAAAATCAGCTCACATCCTGCGCTTTCAAGGGCATTTCGTTGCAAAGCAGTGTTTTGTTCATTTGTTGATACGCGTACATAGCCTATTAGCATATTTTCTGCTCACTATCGTTATTTATAGCAAGCTGCGGATTTTAATTAACAAAAACCAGTATGTATGGAAATCACAAAGTACATACCGTTCCCCAATGACGAACAACTCAAAATTGGCAAGGTTTTTATGTCTGACTTAACAATTTTATTTTTATCTATCTTTGGCGGAGTGCATTCGTTTCTGAATGGGGTTCGTGAAAAACGTTACGAAGCGTCATGCAGGCAATTGCTGGCCGAGTGTATTGCTGCCGTACTTGCAGGCTTTATTGGCATGTATTTCGCGGAATATAAGGGCATGGATGAAAGCCTTCAGCATTGCGTGACTATTATTTGCAGCATCAATAACAGGCTCATTCTTGAAAAGTCACAAAGGATTATCGATTCGTACATCAATAGAAATGCCTCTTAAGCAACAAATGACCGGTTGAGAAGTTACTTTGCATACCATTACCTCCTGACAACGTAGGAGGGAACTTATGCTTGACACACAGGAATTAGCTCCAGTTGCTATTGCGCTCCTGCTTTCAGTAATTGGTGGGATAGGCACGTTCCTGATGGATGTCCGAGACGGTCGCCAGTCTGGCAATTTGTTGGGATTGGTTACGGAGATCTTTGTTGCAGTGACAGCTGGCGCGGTGGCGTACCTATTGGGGCAACACGAGGGCTGGGAGTTATCAATTACGTACTTAATGGTAACGATAGCCAGCAATAACGGTCATGAGGTGATTTCAGGGATGAAACGAGTGAATATCGATAGCATTCTGAATGTTCTTACAAGTTTGGTGAAAAAGGGAGGCGGGAAATGATTGGCTGGGGTGTATGCGTTCTTGCGTTAGCCTTAGCCGATCGCTATTTGCTAAAACGCAAGGACATCACGCATTTAGAACTTGGTGATGTGGAAATTAAACCGGGTTTCATCCGGGTGCCGTTCAAATACCGGTCTAAATTCCCGTTTTTGCGCGGCGCAACGGTCAGATATTGGATCCGCGATGTTCAGAAGCCGACGACAGTGATTGAAGGCGAACAACGTTGTTTGACGTCGGCTGAACAGGGCGAAAACAGTGAATGGTTGTACATACCCACTGAATATATGGGTAAAGGAGAGCGACTGTGGCATTTCAACGTCATGGTTACGCATGGCGACTCGTTCATTAACCCGTTGTATCGGATTTTCCCTGTTACTCAGCAAATCCGCAGAAGTTACGTAATAAATCTCGCACAGGATGTGTCAGATGACGAAAAATAAGTATGCAACGGTCGATTTTGACCAGGTTAATGAAAAGGGGCTGAAATCCCTTATCGCGGCGATCAATAAAACCGGTGTTACGGTAATTGAGGTTGACTCCAGCAACCGCGCAACAACGAAAGATGGCGTTAAAGTTAAAACCGCAAAGCTGGTTCTTAACGACGGACAAATTCTTGCCATACAGGTAAACGATACTGGCGATATATCGTCTGTGAGGCTGAATGGAAAAGCTATTCCTAACGCTCAGTCGCCGGATATCAAGACGCTTGGTACCGTCATGGGGCAAGCGGCCCGCAAAAACTCCGCAAAATTCCAGAAATCACTGATCGCCAAAGCGAAGCGTGTTGCCAATCCGGTAGACAAGAAACCGGCAGTTAAATCCAACTTTCAGCGTCTGCAAGAAGCAAAACTGCGGAATGCTCAGGTGGTTGCCGCTTATAAGTCCGCGCAGAATTCGGTGTCTTTCAATCAACAGCAGATCACTGATTTGCGGGCGAAGCTGGATAAGGAGACAGGCCGACTCAATAACGAAAAGGCCCGAAATGGCGAACTCAAACGCCGTCTTAAGCAACTGAAAGCAGGAAATTAACATGGAACAGTTCAATATCAATAAAGGGGTGACGATCAAGCCTGGGCTTGACGTGCTTCCCCCGCCAGTGACTGATGATGAATATCGCGCATTAATGGCCGGTGAGGACCGCTATCTGATGACGGAATCCAACACCCTGGAGGAAATCGAGGCTACGTTCTTCTATGACACGCCGATCCACTGGTGTGCTACGGATTTACTGGAGGCGATTAGTTCTACTCGTTTGCAGTTACACCGGACCATGCAGGCATTTGTCCGGGCATTGAACCAGAAGCTGAATGGTACCGGAATCTCTGCGGGGAGTGATAAAACGGGGGATGTGGCCCAGAGCGGCGCGCGCGCGATCGGCGGCGCTGAAATTGGCCGGGCACGTAACGTTAACGGGCTGCCGGTCTTGCCAGCCATTATTCCGCTCAGTGATGGTCAGACTATCAGCATTCTGTTTCATAGCCCGACAGCGGAAAACCGGATCACCAATAGCGATACGCTGGTTGCTTTCCAGTTCTTACTGAATAAAAAAGACGTTACTCACACCGTTGCTCCGATGAGTGGACGTGATATGACGCTGGCGCAGGTCACCATGAAACTTGCCAACCTTGCAGAGAAAAACTCGGCAAAATTCCAGCGTGCGCAGAAGAAGAAAAAAGCCCTTGTTGATGAAATAACCCAACTACAGGCTGACAGTGACCAGAAAGAGGATGCCATGAGCGACCTCGCGGATCAGGTGGCAGCGGTAGAAGGGCAGAAGGCAGATCTGGAGCAGAAAATTAACGCTGTTGCATCGGAAGCGGATTCTCTTTATGAAGAGAATGAGCGTTTGCAGACGGAGATTGATCAGCTCAATCGCACTGGTGGGCGCGATACCATTGCTCCAGCGGGGATGACTGGTGGGCACTCTCGCGCGCTGACGGATCGCCTTGCCAGTATCAAAAATCGTATGCATATGAACGGGGAAGTGACGCTCAGTAATGGTGCATCAATGAAGCAATTCATTGAGGACGGCGAAGGGTATATCCAGTTAAGCGATTCGGATGGCAGCGTGTACATGATCAAGGCTAAATCCATACAGGGTGTGGACATGGCAGATGCGATCGGCAAGCTGTTTAAAGCCTATAAAGCGGGTAATGTATCGGAATACCTGGTCCAACCAGAAGAACATAAACCGGAAAACGTCGAACCTGAACCAGCGGAGGATACCGGTAGCTCTTCGCCTGAACCAGAAGTCTCTGTAGGTGCATATCGATATGCCCTGCAAATGCGTCCGGCGGCCCCTGGCGCAATACCTGAAGGTAACAAAGCAATTCTGCCGCGCCCTGATGAAGGTGACCCGTATTATGAATATGCACGCTACGGCATTGCTACTTACGATACCCCGCTTTCTGATCAGCAAATGAGTGAGTACGACCTGAAGTTATTGCCTCACGAGGATTCTTTCGACTTCCTGGCGAAGACACTTACTAATGGTCCGTTTGGCAAATATGCACAAAAAGCTCTGGAGCTGGCCACCAGCTCACCAGACGAGTTCCGCGTAATGCTGAAAACTCAGTTTCAAAAAACTTTCCCCAATATTGCGTTTCCGGGGGGCGCTGGCACCGAGAAAATGGTGCAGAGCATGATCAATGCATTGCAGGCCGAAGTCGGTGAGATTACTCAGCCAGAACCTGCCCCGGCACAGCCTGATGAAACGGTTAGCGAAGCAGATGCAGCGGCTAATAAAGCCATTGAATATCTCAATAACGTGATGGATATGCAAAGCACTGACATGGCGGAGATCCGTAACGCCCGGGGTAATGTCCGGGAAGCGATTGCAGCCCTTCAGGCTGCCGGGCGTTTTGAGGAAAACGAAGAGCTAGTTAATGGCGCTGCTCGCCACCTGGCTGATCTGCTGGTAGCAATCCAGAAAGCGGGGGTAGCGGCATGACACTATCAGCTATTGAGTTAATGGATCTCAGCGATAAGTTGGATGCTCTGATGTCCAAAGCGGCTACCGCGCGTGGCATGGAGTTGCTGGATATCAGCGATGAAATTGACCAGATCATGCAACAGATGGGGTACGGTGTGTCCGGCGGCAGTAGTGGCGAGGAAAAACAACCTTCGGTACATGATGGCGTGCCAAAACTGGTTGCTGATTTCCTGGCTGATAAATTCGTCGATCAGAGCACCGATGCATTTATCGGTACCTTGCAGGATTTGAGTCAATATGTTGGCACATACATCGACCTGGACCAGGTTAAACAGCACACGGCGGCATGGATAGCCGCCAACATTAAAGAGGCAGCGTGACATCCTCCACGCCCTTCGGGGTGTGGATTCCTGCTATGTTCAGGCTGTCGCCTGAATCATTTCGGAGGGTTCCTGCTTCAACGGGCGGTCTGACTGCACCATCCCTCCACAGGCAAGCACGGCGTGCCCCGCCGCTAAAATGTTACGAGCGCCGTTTACATCGGCGTTCGCTGTATATCCACAATCCCGACACACGAATTTACTTTGTGACAGGCGGTTTTCTTTCGCTGTATGGCCACAGCACGCGCAACGCTGGCTTGTGTACGCTGGCGGCACTGCCAGTACCTGACCGCCACGCCAGAGCTGCTTGTACTCAAGCTGGCGGCGCATTTCATACCAGCCCTGATCCAGTATCGAACGGTTTAAACCTGATTTTGCCCGGACATTGCGCCCCGGCTGACTTATCGTACCCGCCGCTGACTTTGACATGTATTTAACCTTCAAATCCTCAATGACAATCATTGCGTGGTTTTTGCTGATGATCGTTGTGATTTTATGAAGGTAGTCTCTGCGGATGTTTGCGATACGAAAATGCAGTCGCTGTATTTTGCGTTTCTGCATCTGCCAGTTGTTGCTGAATCTGACCTTGCGGCTTAACTGTCGCTGAAGTCTCGCCAGCTTCTTCTGGTTTTTCTGAAAACTATTTACAGGTTCAAAGACTGTGCCATCTGACAGCGTGGCGAGTTTAGCCACGCCAGCATCCAGTCCGACCATTGATGCTGAAGGGTGAACAGGAGTGGATACCTCTCTTTCTGTCTGAATACTGATGTACCACTTACCGCAGGACTGGCTGACAGTGACATTTTTCACAACACCCGTGACCTGACGGCTATTCCGGTAGCGCATCCAGCCAAGTTTCGGCAGAAAAATACGGCTGTATTCCTGATCGAGCTTAACGCCCTGCGGGTAGCGGAATGCATCATTCTGTCCCCGCTTTTTGAATCGGGGAAAAGCAGCCCGATTCTGGAAGAAGTTTTTGTAAGCCCGCTCAAGGTCTTTCAGTGACTGTTGCAATGGCTGTGAGGGAGAATCTTTAAGCCATTCGGTTTCAGTGTCTTTTTTCCACTCAACCAACCAGGAAGCCATTTTCGTGTAAGGGATGTATTTTTTACCGGCCTCATGATTCTCATTCTGAAGCGCCAGAGCACGATTGAAAACGAAACGACATGCGCCTGCGAAGCGCCTCATTTCACGCTCCTGTTGACCATCTGGTCTTAATCGGAATTTGAATGACACCTGTTGTTTCATGTCACTATTTTAAGCAAAAATAGCCGGGAGGAAAACTGTGCCTTATATCCCCACTATGAGGCGCGTGGGGAGCGGCACATTGGATAAGGCGTAACAGGGATGAGCTTAAGCGATCAGGTGGTTATGGCCACCAGCATAGAAACGCTGATCGAGCTGCTAAAGAACCTGCCCGATTACGGGCGGGTTTCGTATGTGGTGACAGCGAAGGGAGACGAGGTAAAAACGGCGTTTGATATCGTCGATGCCTCAGCTCTTTTGGTATCCAATACTCTGGATGGGAAAATTAATCCAGACTATCCCCAGGAACTTCAGCCGCGCGACCGGACCCGCGCATCCAGCCTTCTTCAGGTCAACCAGATATCCAAGGATTTGCGTCCTGCCCAGCTTACCGATTCCGGTTTATCCAGCCATGGCGCGCCGATAATTGGTGAGGACAATGCCGTTGAGTCAGGTAATGGGCGGACCATGGGGATCATCAAAGCCTATCAGGACGGCAATGCGGATCGGTATCGTGAGTACCTGATTGAACATGCGACCGAATTCGGCATACGACCTGAAAAGGTTGAATCAATGACGGCTCCGGTACTGGTGCGCCGCCGGTTAACTAAGGTTGACCGCGTTCAGTTTGCCAAGGACTCAAATATTTCTGATCTTCAGGAAATGGCAGCCAGTGAAAAGGCTTTTGTTGATGCCGACAGCATAACACCGGCGATGATGGCGCTTTTTAACCCGTCAGAAAGCGGAGATCTGCTTAGCCGCAGTAATGACGCGTTTATTCGCGGATTTATGACGCAAGTTGGTGCCACACAGGCGGCTGGCCTTGTAACTGAAGATGGGCGACCAACACGGCAACTTGTAGACCGTATACAAAACGCGATCTTTGCCAAGGCATATAAGGATGCGCGCCTGGTAAGAATGGTTGCAGAAGAACCTGATCCGGATATGCGTAATGTTCTGACGGCGCTTAATGCGGCAGCCAATGATTTTGTCCAGATGCAGGCTTTATCAGGAGAAGCGCACAAGCAGGCTGTGACAACTATTGTTGATGGTATTGAGACAGCGGATAGTCTCGATAAAAAGGCGCTGGCGGCATTGAAAGATGCGGTAGACCTGGTAAGGCAATCGAAGGAGTCAGGCCAACATATTACCGATGTTATTGCTCAGGGGGATATGTTCAGCGAAACAGCCCCGGAAGTGAAAGCTCTCGCGTTGTTCATCGTCGCGAATAACCGTAGCGCGAAGCGTATGGCCACCGCCTTTAAATTGATGGCTCAACGTATCAATGATGAGTTACAGCACCAGGGCCAGGCGCTGGGGGATATGTTTGGCGGTGGTGATGTGTCGTTACAGGATATCCTTCGCCAGGTGTCTCAGGAACTGGAAAACGAAGGCATGCAAGGGATATCCGGCGGTCTTTTCGAGTCCGTTTCCGGCGGTAGTTACAACGGTGTTGCTCCATATACCAGTTTGCTATTACATCGGGCATCCGGCATCAAAGACATTATTCATCTGATCAGGCTGCTTTCCCGTACAGATCCCCAGGATGAACAGCTTGTACAAGTGCTTGCGCATTTTGTTCGAATGCCTGTTGCCGACGTGAATAAATGGTGCCGATTATTCGGTATCAGCAATTCGTTACTTCGCGGATTGTTAAATCACGCATCCTCCCTTGGGCGCGACGGCTTTGATGAGATAGCGCAGGCGATAAAAAACGGAGATATGCCACCAGCTATTGACTGGTTTTCCATTCGCCCAACCAGGGTGAAAGCATTCCTTAGCGCGGCGCATTCGGCATCACCATTGGCAGAAATGATTCAGAGGTTGTCGCTCATATTCACAGACCATACCGCGTTGGGTGATCTGACTCTGGACGAGATGAAAGAAGCCTCCATTCAGTGGGCCGATCAACAAAATGAGGTTAACTCAGACTTCTTGCCAGCATTCAGGAAGGCCGTTAGTAAAGCGGATGATGCCCGTGGAATTCTGAAGGCATTTAAGGCATTGCAAAGTCGGGTTAATAAACATGTCGGTGATATCGATGGGGTAACGGCGGAAGGCAGGGATATCCTTAAAGAGCACGGCATAACGCCAGAGTTTATTGATGAGATCAGGACGGATATGCAGCGTGAGGTCGTATCGTCCCTGCAAATCGTAGCCAGAGCGTTGGCGGATGCTAATCCGAAGAGTGCGGCCATTGTTAACCGGGTTATTGGTGATATTGAAGCATCGGAGGGCATGGGGGCGCTGAAACTCTTCCTTTCGCGAGCGTTTAATCCTAACGGCAATATTCTCCCTGGCATTATTGGTGAGGCTAAAAAGTATGTCAGTGAAGAAGAACTTGAGCAGCTTGACCAACTACTTAAGCGATTCTCATATAACCCGCAGATACGCTGGCAAATGAATCAGCGAAGTATGGGTTCGGTCCACGAGAAAGTGTTATCTGCCATGAACAGTGCGATCGCAAACTCATCCGTATCTGAAGAAAAAGCTCTTGAGTGGGCCGACTCTTTTATCACAGAAGAAGTGGAAGAAGCCCGCGCTGGACAGAATGGTGGGATAGACCTGCGCAAGGAACTTGCTGATATTTATCGCCTGACCGGCGGGAAAATATCGACCTTATCAAAGGTAGTTCACCACCAGGGAAGGGCATATGCAAATCTTAATGGTGTTGTTGCTGTCAATTTGAACGATGAAAATGCAAGTGCACTGTGGCACGAGCTGGGTCATCATCTTGAGTACAGTAACCCTGGTTTGTTAGAGAAAGCCCGGTCATTCCTGAAGGCCAATGTTGAAGGGGATAAGCCATCTTTCGTCAATATCGGTGGGCGTGGCAAGCCTGAATGGTGCTTCAGATCTCGATTGAGTAATATTTATATGGCGAAGGTATACCCGCCAGCCTCAGTAAGTAACACCGGGAAAATTCGGCAGAAATCACCGACTATTTCCAAAACGTCAGCAACGGAAGTATTCTCTATGGCTCTTCAGTTGTATCATGACAAAGAGGCCGCTGCCGCATCACTGATGAATGGTGACGGATTGCTGGAACTGTTATTAGGTGTGGCAAAGGAGCTAAATAATGCAGATTAAAATCGCAGCGCCATTAGGTGGAGATGCCATTATCGAATTTGATGATAATGAAGAAGTTTCCGGGCGTTTAAGCATTATCTCCGGTGACATTACCGAGGACATGATCGCTGAAGCCATAGCTGGGGCAAATCCCAATAGCTATATGGGATTCGTTAACACCCTTGATGCTCCCGCAAGTGATGTTCTCCGAACGCTGCATCTTTACGCTGGCTGGTTTGTTGATTGGCCAGCAGTAGATGGTGGCGATGAGGACGACGACGACGATGATTTTGGTGATCATGTAGACCAGATCGTATATTGAAGAAATCCCGCCAGTCGGCGGGATTTTTTTTAATCGCTTTCCACTTCTTCCGTGGTGTTTTCTTGCAGTTCTGTTAATGCAGCACGACATAGGTTCCGGGCATTGGCTATAGCCACACTTTTGACTTCATCCGTCATCGTGCAGGTAATGTACTGATCGAGTTCTTCAGCGCGGATGATGCTTTTGCCAATCAGAAACTGTATTTGCCAGAGCAGATCGGCATCCATAATCAGAATTTCTGCCGGGCCTTCAGGGCCAGCCGGGAAGGAAACATAAGACTGTTTGCCCAGGCCGACAACTCGACAACTTGCTTCAAGAATTGCGCGCTTGAGGTCTGACTTTATAACGGAAACAGGTTGATTTTCACCAGTGATTACGCCGTTGACATGGAAAGGCATGTAGCTTGAAATACGCTCCACTTTCCACACGCCAGCAAGCGATCCTTCATGCAGCACAATGGGGGTAACCGCGAGTTTCATCTCACCATATAGCTGCTGGCAGATAGCTGGATTGCTGAATACATCTAAAGGCTCACATTCAAACAGCGGCGCAATCTGCATGAGGTCCATCATGGTCATCCCTGGGGTACGAGCAGTAATGAATCTGCGCATACCAGTATCCATTGCGCTCCAGATTGCTACACCATGCTTTTTGCTCACTTCTTCAGTAAAGCCAAGGTGGCACATGATGGTTTTTTCGATAGCCAGATCAGAGATCGAAACCTTTTCGCCAGGCACACCATCATTATTGATGGTCACTTCGACACTCTGACCATTACGCAGGCGGTATTGAATTGCTTTAGTATTTTCCATGTTAAATCACTCCACTACAAACCAGTCACATGCCAGTAAGTCGCCTACAGAAGGAACCCACGGAACAACTACACCTTGTGCATTTTTTAAGGCGAAATAAGCACCATACGGAACGAGGTCGCCGGGGAAATATCCCTTAATGGCTTCCATTCGTGCCGGGTACTGTCCTTCAGGAACCAGCCAGCAGAATTGGTTTTCGCCGTTCCACCCGCGTCGGGCAACTTTCTTGCCATCCTTCAGCCACATCAGCGCGTCAGAAAAGTCGGCTGCTTCAAGGTCGATTTCTTCTTGTAGAGTAGCGATACCGCCAGCAGAAATAGTTACGTCCCTGGCTGTAATGAATGTCACCCCATTGTGACCTTCAATGCTGAGCGATACCCCATTTTCGAAGAAGTCGTTAGTCCGACTAAAGCCTTCTTCAAATGTTTTTTCTGGTGAATAGGACAGAGAACCGTCCTCATAAGCGACCAGATATCCGCCAATTTCTGGTCGGTGTTTTTGCAAAAATATTTTATCAACATGGACTTTTACCCCTTCTGGCTCAACGACTTCGATGTTGCAAAAAAGGACCACATCCATTAGGGCGATAATTTCGATATCTTTGATTTTTGAGGCGCGAACTGTTTTATGGCTTTTGTATTTTGGAAGTGCCGTAAAAAGCTCTTTCGTTGTCATGTTATTCATAGTCTTTCCTCTGCTTAAAACCTGATGTATTGCGCCTTCAGGTGGGTCAGGAATGTTTTCCCACCAGCGAACGCAATATCTCGGGGTGTTCTTTTCGTGAAAAGCGCGTGCCATTGCCAACTTTGGCGTTTGTTTGCGAGTTCGTGCTTTTGTCGGCGTCTGGACCATCGCTTTTCTTTCAGTCGTTTTTTACACATTCAAAACGGAATATCGTCGTCAAAGTCCATTGGAGGTTCGTTATTGGCGTTGCTCTGAGGTTTACCGCCACCACTGTATTGCTGGTGGTTTTGAGGTTGGTTTGATTGCCCCCAGCCATTTGAGGACTGTGAATCGTCACGGCGAGCGCCGATCATTTGCATGGTGCCGCCCTGGCTGACGATAATTTCCGTCGTGTAACGTTCTACACCGGCGTCATCTGTCCACTTACGGGTTTTAAGTTTCCCTTCGATGTAGACCTGAGAACCTTTTCGTAAATACTCACTCGCAATTTCAGCAAGTTTTCCGAACAAAACGACTTTATGCCATTCTGTTTGCTCTTTCTGTTGGCCCGTTTGCTTGTCGCGCCATGATTCATTCGTTGCGATGCTGAGTCTTCCGACCGCTCCGCCATTTGGTATATACCTGATCTCCGGGTCTTGCCCCAGGGTACCAATCAGGATGACTTTGTTTACACCGCGTTGTGCCATTTATCTTACCTAATAAAATAAATTAATTAGAGCAATAATGTATATCTTTGAAACGTAGCTAACAAGTGATTTGCATTATCCTATGCCTTCTAAAGGGATCGAGTCAGTCGGTATTGGCTGTGAATGGGTGTTTGTCCTGGAGCGTAAAAAATTCGCTTATGAGGTCTTTATGAAGGGAAAAACAGCCGCAGGAGGCGGTGCAATTTGCGCTATCGCGGTGATGATTACCATCGTGATGGGTAATGGCAATGTGCGAACCAACCAGGCGGGGCTTGAGCTGATTGGTAACGCTGAAGGTTGCCGACGTGATCCATACATGTGCCCGGCAGGGGTATGGACTGACGGGATCGGTAATACACACGGGGTAACGCCGGGTGTGCGAAAAACAGACCAGCAAATCGCCGCTGATTGGGAAAAGAATATCCTGATCGCTGAACGCTGTATTAATCAGCACTTCCGGGGCAAAGACATGCCCGATAATGCCTTCAGTGCAATGACAAGCGCGGCATTCAATATGGGATGCAATAGTTTACGGACCTACTACAGCAAAGCGCGAGGCATGCGAGTCGAAACGTCCATCCACAAGTGGGCGCAGAAAGGGGAATGGGTGAATATGTGTAACCATCTCCCTGATTTCGTGAACAGTAACGGCGTGCCCTTGCGAGGTTTAAAGATTCGCCGTGAAAAAGAACGCCAGCTTTGCCTGACGGGGCTGGTCAATGAATAAACTCAGGCTGCTCCGCCGACTTTCGACAATGAAGTTATCGCTGGCGGCGATAGTTTTCGACTCGATTTTCATGGCGGTATATGTGCTCAATGAGACGTGGCCACTGGAACCGCTATTGTATGCCGGGCTTCGGCTGTGCCTGACATTTTTGAGCATGGCTGCAAGATTGATGCAGCAGAAAGAAACAGCTTCAGATTGTCCAGGCCGCGCGGTGCGCAAATATATGGCACGCAGGCGAAGGTGATAATAGTTAACGAGAACCCCGGCAGCTGCCGGGGTTATTTTTGGTGGTTATTTGAACGGATTGATTGAATTATTAAACGTGATGATGCTTGTCTCACGCGGTGCCTGGACGTTAGCCGCTTGCGGAACCTCCTTAATTTTCCTGGTGACAGGCAAGTTGCGTGCGCCAACTTTGATCAGAGATTCGAAAAGTGTGGCAACGATTTTTGCATCACCAGGTTCTTTGAGGCGGAATGCGTCTTTTTGGGCGGCGGAGACGAAGATCGGGAGGTTATCCAGTTCGTCTTGCATTGCTGCCAGCACATCGTCGCGGATACCCGCTGTTTCCTCCAGCAAAGCGATTCGCGCTTCAGCATCTGCGATCTTGGCCATTGCTTCGAGGTGGCGGCCCTGGCTTTCGAGTAGTGCGGTTTCCAGTTCTGCCGTACGCTCTGTCGCCTCCACCATCATTTCCAGTTCAGCCATTTTACTGTAATGGGATATAACGGCCTGCACTGACTCGTCAGAGTATCCATGCGCCGCCAGGGACTCTGCCAGTAGAGATTTAGAATCCGCGCTTTCAAACATTCCGGCGCTGGCAGGATGATCCAGACTGATATAGTTCGGCGTTGTCACATAATCCACACCATGGAAGCTGGTGGTTACAGCGATTTTCCCGGACTCGCGCCCGCCAGTGGCCCAGCTCCAGCCACCAGCTCGGCTTTCGATCATCGCGGCGACAATTTTACCCGGCTCTGTGTTAAGAATTTCCTGTGTATGGGTAACGATGCCGTTGTCGTCAACAGATATAGCCACTGTGCGGCACGCTGGAACATTGTCGATTACGACCGGGCGACCTTCCACCATGATCACGCTGGTTTCTGGTACTTCCAGTTTGCCAGTCAGCTGTCGGCGACCGTGGCCGTAGTAGCCGAAAAGCTCACCAAGGCGTAAACCTTCCTGAGTTTCCTTGCTTTCAAGCATGGCCTTTACCGCGCTTAATACATACTGTCGCCCGTTCTGGCGACCTTTTCGAGCATTGCTATAGAGACAAAAGCGGTCAGTGACCGTTTTCAAAACATCAGTCATTATCGTTTCCCTCTTTAAAGACCGATTCAAGGATTTGCGCCAGTTCCTGTGGCGGTGTTTTGATGATGGAATCCATCAGGTGATCGTCGTCCTCGCTTTTCGCTTTCAGTTCGTTCACCAGTGCTTCGGAGATTTTTTCGTCAATTTCCAGCACATCGCTAAACAGGTAACGTTTGAATGCATCGGAATTGGCGAGGACGCTGTTATTGCTGACGGCATCGAGGATTTGCGTAACGATAGTGGCGTAGTTCGCCTGCGAGTCGCGGTTATCGTTGTGCTCTTGTTGCAGAGCGGTATTAACGGAGTGGAATTCGATTTTGTACGGGCGATCACCTTCCGGGTATACCTTGCCGTACTTGAAAGCAAGATGAATATCGATAGCCCGCAGAATGAACTCATCTACGCCCTGCTGGATCCATGAGGCGCGCATGGCGGCCTGAATTGCCGTGCGCAGGAATCCACCTTCACCAAGCCCGCCGGACATTTGATCTGCCCACCCCAGGAGGGTGTAATCGAGGCCAAGTGCTGCCGCCAGCTGGCGCATATAGGTGAGAATGTCTTCAATGCCGTTGATGTCAGCCTGGATGGTCTGAGTATCAATAGTCATCTGTCCCTTGCCGTCGCCCATAATAGGCAGCAAGGTATTGGTCACCGTAGGCATGTTATTCGCGCCGCGTGCGCGCTTTTCCATCAGGTCAGCTGCTCGTTTAAGCGTCTGAGTAATGGTGCGCGAATAATCGGCTGCTTTTACCGGATCCAGACTATTCATCGCCAGGCCGATGATTCGGTCAATTTTCGACGCATTAAAACGCGTTGCCTTCAGTGAGCGGATCGCCGAACGCAGATTCATGTACGGCTCGTAGGCGTATTCGAGCAAGCTGGTCCCGTAATTCTGGGTTTCAATCGGTGTGCGCTCTTCCGGATTATCCAGCAGGCTGTAAGCCTTATGGCCAGTGTGCACAGGCATAAGGTTTGACTTAGGCCGCCAGTAGGGGATTTTCATAGGGATAATGGCCCACGGATCGGCGAAAACCATTTTCCCTGACGCGTCCTTCAGATAATCGCCGCTAAATCCCGCCAGGTTACCGCTGACCTCGAACTCTTTGATGAAGCCCGGAAGGGTGTAATAGGAGCACTCAAAAGACGTGATCCCTATGCCTTCTTTGGCGTATGGCCTGACATAAGCCACCCCAAATACAGACATGATAAATGCCCACCCGGCGACCTCTTTGTTGATGGTTCGCCCGATGTCGTTCATCAGCTCGTCACACAACCCCTGCGCGGCGTCATAGTCACTATCGTTTCCGTTGTGTACCGGCACGATAGAGAAGGTTTGTCCGGTCTTCTTATCGAAAGAGAGCGCGTGCGTAATATGGATATTCAGAGCGGTGGCGATCGTGCTGTAAACCGCCATTTCTTCGAGTAGCGGATAGCGTTGCAAGCGGTCTTCCGGCAGTTGAACTTCATCAAAGATAAAGCGACTCCCATCCACCAGCCCATCACCAGCCATGCCACTATCGCCCGGTTTGCCGCCTAAGAAGCCGGACAGTTGTACCGGTGCCCCTGCGCGAGAAAACAAATACCCACTTCCGCCGTGCACAGCCAGCGCGGACAGGAGGATGTTGTCCCGTTCTCCGTTGTCTTTAAAAACCCCCGCCAGCGCCTTCCTGACCGAGGATAGCGTGATTTTATTGTCTGCCAAGATTGCACCTTAATTAGAATAATTCGCATCGTGTTTGAACGGAATTTAACACTAGTCACTTGTTAAGGATTACCAATGAACAAGCTATCTATGGGTGTGTTTCGCTGTTCAAGTGTCAGCGAAATATTGAAATACATTAGGACAATAACATCTCACCGAGCGCCGATTAAATACGGCGTGGAAAAGGTGGAAGGCAAAAGCTATGACCGACTGCGCCGGGAGGCGAATCAGAAGGCGATAGATTTGCTTAATTCGCTGGTGGACGGCGCGACACTGACAGATGAACAGCGCCAGATCCTGGCCGGGTACACTGGTGAAGGCGGCATTGGCGGGTCCGTCTCCGAATATTACACACCAAAGCCTATCGCTGAAGGTGTCTGGGAGATCATGAAGCTCTACGGCGCGGACGTAGGTAACACTCTGGAACCATCGGCGGGAACCGGCGTTTTTAATGAGACAAAACCGGTTGGTACGGTGATGACCGCGACTGAGATCAGCAGTGTTTCCGGTCGTATAAACCAGTTGTTACACCCGGAAGACAGCGTACAGATTTCCCCGTTCGAACAGCTGGCTGTAAGCACGCCTAACGATTCATTCGACCATGTTGTGGGTAACGTTCCGTTCGGCGGTCGTGATAACACACGCAACATCGATAAGCCTTACGCAGAAGAAACGGACATGGGTTCTTACTTCATGCTCCGCATGCTGGACAAGATAAAGCCTGGCGGATTCATGTGTGTGATTGTGCCGCCGTCCATTGTTTCAGGTTCAAACATGAAGCGGTTACGCCTGCGCCTATCACGGAAAGCTGAATTTCTTGGCGCTCACCGCTTGCCTACCGGTACTTTTGACGCAAACGGGACCAGTACAGTCGTTGATGTGGTGCTGATGCGCAAACATCCGGCAGAGATGGCTGAGAAAATCCCCTTGGTGGATGAAAGCACTCTTGAATCGGCAAATGTGCTTTGGCCAACGTTTATTTATGGCAAGTGGTTTGAAAAGGATGGCCGCCGGTTTGTTCATGGTACCCAGGAAAAGGGCTTCCAGGGGCGTATTGAGGTTCGTGCCGACGGGCAGATTGATAACCAGGCTCTTAAAGCGAAGCTGATTCATCGTTTCGAAAGTCGTATCGACTGGTCTTTGCTCAATATGGCTGAACCGTCACCGACCGCAGACGTTGTTGATGAAGGGGAAATGCGCCTGATTAATGGCGTATGGCAAAAATATGCTGGTGGTCGCTGGATTGAATCTGATGCAGGGAAGGAGCTGAAGATTGATGTTGCCAGTTATGGCGCGGACAGCTGGGAGGCTCTTCAGCGTAACCTGACTACAACAGAAGGCCGTCTCGGTATGACATTTACCCAGATGGCAAATGTCCGCGATAAATACACCACATCAATCAGCGACGATATGGTGCAGCTGGTGGACTGGATTAACAGCCAGCCTGAAAAATACCGTGAACGCTTGTATCGCGGGGCGATGATTGGCCGGATGTTAATTGAATATCAGGACATGAAGGCCGCCGGGCATAGTGCTGAACAAATCGAACAGCAGCGCCTTTCTCTGGTATCCCGTTTGCAGGCAGAGATTGACCGTTTTGGTAACCCCGGTCGCGGTCCGATAGCGAAATTATCGGGGAGCGGTGCGCGCGCCTGGTTTGCTTTCCGTGGTGCAATTAAGCTGGATGGCACTATTTCTGACGAGCTGACAGGAAAACTGGTTACGCATGATTCCAGCGCCAGTTATGACTCCACCAGCTATCAGGACACCCTGCGTTATCTCTACAGTGATCTCACTCGCGATCCAATCCAGCTCGATGATTTCCGCCTTGCGTTTACCGGCGAACTGCCAGCCAGTGATGACGAGTTGCTTAATTTATTGGCCAGCACCCCTGGCATTGCGGTTTCACCGTATGGCGGGATTGTTCCGTTCGCCCGCGCCACCAGCGGCGACATTAACGAGATAGTGGCACCAAAACAGGAATTCCTTGCCACACTCCCCGACGGTCCAGTAAAGAACAACGTCCTTAATCAGCTGGCAGCGATCGAAGAGAAGCGCATCAAGACGCCAGCAGAGAATATCCGCTTTAAGCTCAATAGCCGTTGGTTCGACCGTTCCGTCATTCTGGAATTTTTGCAGGAAAACGGCTATCCGGATCTTCGCTATGTGCAGTCAGTGCAGCTGGAAGGCGACGAAATGGTTTCTGACACCTATCACGGTGGTGATGGTCTGTTCGTCGGGCACCGATACGGTGTCGTCCAGCGCAAGGATAAAGAAACAGGCGAGATCCGCTACGAGTGGGACCGTAAATCAGGTGAAAACGCGACCGGGTTCCCGGCACAGCTGGAAAAGTATCTCAATGGTGCGCGTATCGGTGGCAAAGATAGCGCGACGGCGAACGGCTACCGCGAGCAGATGGCACTGCTTGAGGACCAGTTCAATAAGTGGATCAAGACGCACGATCGCTACGATGAGCTGGTTGCCAAATACAACGATGTGTTCAATAGCAATATCCCGTATGAACACTCTGGCGATCCGCTTGGGTTGAAGGGATTAAGCGGTAAGCGCCAGCCATTTGATTACCAGAATAGCGAGGTGCGCCGACTGTCCGAAGATGGGCGCGGCATCCTGGGCTTCGGCACCGGGCTGGGTAAAACCACGACCGCGCTGGCGCTTGAGGCGTTCAACTATGAGAACGGTCGCTCCACCCGTACTGCGTATGTAGTGCCTAAATCAGTGCTGGAAAACTGGTATTACGAAGCAAAAGAATTCCTGAGTGAAGAGGCATTCAGTAACTACCTGTTCGTCGGTCTTGATGTGCTGATGGATGGCGATCAGATTCGCCAGGTGCAGGTGCTCGATGAGAACGGTAAACCTGTTCTTGGTACTGATGGCACTCCAGTTATGCGCGATGCTCTTAAGCTGGCAGATGAAGCCACTATCACGGCGCGGATGAACGCGATCCCGCACTCAAATTACCGTGCAGTCGTGTTTACCAAAGAACAATACGCCCGCATTCCGCTACGTGATGACACCGTAGATGAGCATGCACAGGATATGCTTTATGACTTCGTTGCCGCCGGACGCGTAGCCAGCGCAATGGACTCCGACTCCCACCGCAAAGAGGCCGCGCGTCGCCGGGTATTGTCGGAGTATTCAGATACCGGCACCGAAAAAGCAGAGAAGTATCCGTACTTTGAGGATATGGGCTTCGATAGTGTGATCGCTGACGAAGGTCACAACTACCGCAATAGCTATAAAAATGGTCGCGAAGCGTCACAACTGGCCTATCTGCCCACCAGCGCGGTGGCGCAATCGGCGCGAGATATGGCAATTAAAAACGCGTACCTGATGAAAAAGAATGGTGGGCGCGGGCCGGTTCTCCTGACTGCAACGCCAGTCGTTAACACCCCGATCGATGCATACAACATGCTTTCTCATGTTCTGCCGAAGGAATACTGGCAGAACATGGGGATCTACGGTCCTGATGACTTCGTTAAATTCTTCGGCAAGACCAGGCTGGAAACGGTACAGAAAATTAGCGGTGAAGTTGAAGAAAAAATGGCGCTGGTGGGCTTTGAAAACCTTGATGCGCTGCGCGGTATATTCCATCGCTGGGTAACGCTTAAAACGGCGGAAGACGTTAAGGATACCGTGGAGATCCCGGAGCTGGACGAACACCAGCAGGATGCACCACTTACTGAAGAACAACTGGCGGCGTATGAAGAATTGCGTCAGCAGGCGGAAGCGGCGGCCAAAGCCAACAATGGCGTAACGACCTCGGTCAATGAAGACGGCGTGATTGAGCACGAGAAAGCCCGTCCGATCTTCTCAATAATCAGGGATATGGACCGCGTATGTACTGACATGGACCTGTACTATCGCCGGATCACCTATCGTTTCCTGCCGGAGTACGCCGATGCGGTGCAGCAGCTGGCGGACAGTTTGCCTAAACAAGCCACCAGCGAAGACGACGACAGTGATGATTCAATCACGCAGCAATCGCAATACTCCCTGATAGATAAGGGCGAGTTTATTCAGTTGCAGGTTCCGGAAGCGTTCGAGCAGGAAGTGAATAAGCGCCTGGCCAGGTTTGGCATTGACGAACAGACCGTAACTCACCCCGTTACGCCCAAATACGCGAAGCTGATTGCCACGCTGAAGGAGTTTTTCCCGGAAGGTAAGCAAATCATCTTCACCGATGAAAAAACGCAGCACCAGAAGCTCAAGCGCATTATCTGCAATGCTCTTAACCTTGAACCTTCAAAGGTGGGGATACTGAATGCTCAGACGGTTGCCGAGGCAGGTAAAACCGGTAAGAAACTGAAAGCGGTTAAACCGCCGAAAGAGTTACCGGATGAACCAACAGATGCACAGATAGCGAAATACAACGAGCAAATGGCTCTGTATGACGCCTATATCGCGCAGCAAAATGAAATGTCGCTGGGCGGGCTGGAAAAGATTGCTGCCGACTTCCAGGAGGGACGGACTCCGATCATCATCTGCAACAAAAAGGCAGAGGTGGGTATCAACCTGCATCGAGGAACGACTGACATCCATCATCTGACGTAGCCATGGACACCAGCCAGTATCGCACAGCGTAACGGTCGCGGTGCCCGAGTTGGCTCCAACCGTGCAAGCGTTCGCGTTCACTACTACTGCGGCAAGGGTTCTTTCGATGAATACCGACTGAAGACGCTGAAGCGTAAAGCAGGCTGGATCTCCGATATCCTCCGTTCAGATAAGTCAGAAATGGAGAACGCCGACGCCAACGATATGATCGAAATGCAGATGTATACCGCTAAGGATGATGGCGAACGTCTGGCAATGATGCAGGTTCAAATGGATAAGGCGAAAGCCGCGCAACGCGCTCGCCAGAAAGAACAGGCTACTATCGACCTTCAGAACTACATCAAGGCGCAGCACGCAGCTGGCGAGGATGTGGAGGTACTTACCGCTGAATTAGAGCGAAGCAAAGCGGAACTTGAAAAGACCACCGCCGAGGTAGCTAAATTCAAACAGGCGGTAATGGCCAAAGCAGCTGATAACGCAGACTGGAAAGCCCGCTGGGGTAGCGTCCATCACACAGACCGTATGTTGTTAGCACAGTATCGCGCGTCGTTGAAAAGCGCCATTCAACGCAAGGCTAATATCTCTCAAGCCATCTCCCGCTATGAGAAATTATTGAACCGTACTCAGAAGGCCGCGACGGATATCAAACGCCTGCGCCCGCTGGTGGAGGATGCAATAAATAAAGGCATTCTGGATGTAGATCCTGACCTGGTTAACCATGCGAGTGAGTTCCTTGTTATCGGCGATCGCTCATGGCGTGTAGGCCAATACTACGATTGTGCCGGTGATATCGTTCGCATTAAGTCGCTGGACTTCGACAGCCAGCGCGCAGACGTGGAGATTATCTTTACCTTCAAAGGTACCAAATCGGGTAACTGGGATGTGAAGACGCTGGATAAACAGGTTGATGTAACTCCCGATGAAGATGCTGTTATGCAGAAAATCAGTGGCGGCGTCTCCATCGCCGGGATTAACGACATCATTTCCTGTGACGATTTCTACCGTTTCCAGCAGCGCGGCATGATCAAAATCACTGACTCATACGGCGTTCAGACTACAGAGTCAGGCTATAGCATTGATTTTGTTGGTACCTATACGGACCCACTGAAGCATGCGGTTTACCCGGATCGCCGTGACGGCGCGCTGAAGTCGTCAATTGCAAAATGGGTGCTTGGTATGATGTCGGAAGGGAATAACCGCCAGATCCGTTCGGCAGAAACATTCCTGGTTGAATTGTTTGGCTCCAATTATGGCGATGTAATCGCGTCATACGGAGATACGCTATCCCCTGAAGCAATTCAGGAGAAAATAGCGGATGCGATCGCCAGAATGCCGGAAAAAACAAGCCAGGGGGCTACTCGTAACGGGGATTCTGAACTTGAAGTCACCAATGCCATTTTCGGTACCAATGAGTTCCGGGCGTCAGATTATGAGATCACCACAGCACAGTTTGGCACCATTGGCATTTACAGCAATAAAGCCGAGATCAAGCAGGCAATGGACTCAGCAAGCGCGCGCATCGCAGCAGAACGGGAAGCCAATCTGAATCATGCAGTCGCCGCGCTGACTCAATCGTGGGTAACAGCAATCAGGGAGGCCGCCACCACAGGGAAAATCACACCTGCAATAGCGGATGTCGTAAACGACGGCTCTAAATTTATGGATGCCTATCAAATGGATGCGGTGAAGTTGCCATCAGCCTATGGTCAACTCAGCTATCGCATGACCTACAACCTGGTATCAATGTTTTCCGACCTTGCCATCCTTGGGCTGGTGGATCTTAACGAGGTTACGCCGGAATTGCTCAGCATGCGCAAGAATCATGTGGAGATATTGCAGAGAATTAACACGGTTCTTGCTGGGCGCACCGATGAAGAGAAACAGGCCGACGCTGATCGGATAAACCTAGCCCTTGGCAACATCACGGAGGAAGAGATTGCCGCCAGAAACGAGAAACAAGAAGAGTTATCATCAATACAGGGTGATGCCACCAGCATAGCTCAGTCTCTTGGTCTGAATTATCGCGTATCCACCGCCGACCTGAAGATGATGTACGCACCAAAATTCGCCGCTGGCGAGGTATTTGGGCTTCAGGAAGCCTCAGGCATGAAAGGCGTTCTTTTCCGTGCGAAAGACGCAATCAAGGCGAAATTCGGCGCTCGCTGGCTGCCAGCGAAGGCGAAGAACAGCGATTTCCCGGGTAACTGGTGGATTATCGAGACAAAACACAACGTGGCGGACGTTCTGGCCGTCATCCAACAATACGCATAACAGGAGCGCCCGGTTCGCCGGGCGTCGCATAATATGGCCACACTATCTGATACAATAAAACCGAATAAAACATATCTTGAGGCGGTACTCCGTACAGCGTTGTTAGGAAAGACAGAAGACGAATACGTTGATTTCTTCCTGTCAGGGCTACGCGGGCGATTACTGAAAAATCCCCGCCTGTACCGCAGCTATGGTCCATACTGGCCGGAAATTAAAAAATTATTACTGGAGCGCGGTTATGGTAATTTCGGTCGTCTCGTTGACCGTGACGTTCGCAAAATTTACCGTTATGACCGCCCGGCGCTAACACTCATAGCCGCGACGCTCTACAGCCAGGAGCGTTTTGATAATGGTCAGATATACTCAGCCTGGCATTTACTGCCAGTGCCTGAAGAAGTTGACGACCAGGACTATGAGTTTGAGTCTTACGATTTGGAAGTTGAAGCCTTGGCACAGGCTGGAGAGAAAACTTGAAAAAGCGATACTACACAGTAAAGCATGGGACGCTACGAGCATTACAAGAGTTTGCTGATAAGCATAACGTTGAGGTGCGCAGGGAAGGGGGAAGTAAAGCTCTGCGCATGTACCGTCCGGACGGGAAATGGCGTACGGTCGTCGATTTCAAAACTAACAGCGTTCCCCAGGGCGTCCGCGACCGGGCATTCGAAGAATGGGAGCAGATCATCATAGATAACGCATTGCTCCTGAATGCTGATTAAATCTTTGGCTATGCCTGGCTAAGCCAGGCATAGGAATTTACACAGTATCAATGTGTCTGCTAAGGAATCTCCCGAACTGATTTGTTGACCCAAAATAGTTAGGATAAGCCTTTTTAAGAGATTTAATGTTGTTAGTGGCAAGCAGCACCGCAATTAATACTTCAGGATCCGCATCATCCTTATTAAGTTCCTGGAGGGCTTGTTCCGATTCTTTTTTCCTAAAAGGTTTCACAGAAACAAGAAACTTTCCAGTATCCTTGCCATTTTTTGTTATGGCGTTTCTCATCCTCACCAAAAAGAATCCATTATGGTTTTTGGGCAGGCTTTTCTTTAGGTTTGCATCTGATGTCAGCTTCATTGCAAATGTATATGTACTTAATTTTGAGCGAACAGATAAAGCCTCCTCCAATGTTTTAAGCTCTGTTTGATAATTTTTGATGGTTTCATCATCAAGAATACAGGCACCTTCATCATGAGCAACTAGGCATCCAGAAAGATAAAAAAATCTTCTCCACTCAGGGTGACCTTCATTAGAAGTTTTCAGCTTAATATTTTCAAGTGTATCTATTATCTCCAGACTTGTTGCCCAAGCATGTTGGAGTTCTGTTCTTAGTTGTACTTCGATTTTAGTTTTACTCCACGGATTGTTACCGTTTTCTTCATCAAAACAACTATATGCAAGGTGAATGCCACTATATCCGCTTGGCTTTGGAGTTAAATAGTCATATTCCTTTAAGATTTTATGCTTGGAGCGACTTTTAACTAGTCGGTCTTTTAGTTTCTTTAGTTGTTCGATGTTTCTAACTATAGCTCTACATCCGCCAATATCCTGCATTCTAGTAAGGGCTATTGCATTATTTGTTGCGCCGCCGTCAAGACTTGGACGCTCCAGTTTATCAATTATTGTGCTAAGTCTTTTTAGGCGTCTTGCAACAATAATCTTATTCTCTTTATCAACTTTTTTTGCAGCCCTATCAAGATGATTTTTCATTAGCATCAATGGATATAAATGAAGCTCGCGGAAATTTTGAATCATTTTAATTGCTTCTTCTCGCTCTGCGCCCTCACAACCATGTCTAATTTTTCTGGCTGCTTTTTCTATTTGAGATTTCGAATATTTAAGCTCGCATTTTTGGCTTTGATATACTTCACTGCCCATTACTAACATCCAGTTCAAATGATTAATGTGTTGTTACATATAATAACAAATCAAGCTAGAAATCAATGGGTATGAAAATGAAACATACCCATAATGTTACCTAACGTAACTATTATAAATAGTTCTGTTTACCTGTTAATTCTCCTTGCGGCACTTGTTTTTGCGTTAGTGTTTGAGTTCCGCGAATTATGTTAATCAGGGGACTTAGTAATGATGGTTCCTGATGGGCCTCAACTTCTCCAGCCATTGCCCTGATGTAGTCGGCGCTGGCAACGTTGTTGTATTCCGTCGCAAAGCAACATAGTAACGTCAGAACATGTTCTGTCGTTATTTCGCTCCAGTTGATGTTGAAAAATTCATCGCCTTTTTTATCGTGTTCGGAATCGAAGATGCTTTGGTGAAGGATGTATTTGCCGGATTCCTTGCGCGGTAACTTGATCGCTTTCTGGCGTTCCAATTCCTTGTAAATCTGCATTGCTTCAATCAGTACCGGTCTGCCGTTCATGAAGGGATCACGCAACCTTACACGCTGGCCAACTCGACCGGTAATAAAGCTGTTTTCCTCTTCCACCAGCACGATAAAACCCTTTTCCTCTTTTTCTCGCAATTCGCGCAGCAGCTGGAGTTCCATATCGCGGCGGCGTTCAGGGTAGCTGGTCCGCTCAGCCATTATCAGCTCATTGTTGATCCATGCAGCAGTCATTGACGCCGGTTTGCCGACGCTCATTGAAACAACGCATATTTTCTTATCCATAGCGCCCCTACAAAAAAGAAAAGCCACCAGCGGCGGCTTAGCAATACAACTGAAGGTAGCGCCCGGTACTCAGACTGTGCCGTCCATGGAATATTTGAAAAGGGATCCATCCGTACCGGGCGTGTGATGATTCTGACTCAAGTCACTTGTCAGTTGTCAATCATTTAAGATTAAAAATAATATATTTATTAGTGCATGATGTTTGCCATTTCATAGGGGAGCCCGCAGAATTCGGAAAAAATCGTACGCTAAGGTTTTCCGGGCATCCGTAAGGGCCGAAACTTCCCGTCTTCCAGTCTGCGGCTCTGCCGCCAGACGTAATCGCCGGTTAGGTTGATGTGCTCCCAGCCCAGCGGCGACAGGAATTGCAGCAGCTCGCCGTCCACCGGCTTGCCGGCCTCGACCAACCCCTGGGTGGCGCGTTCCAGGTACACCGTGTTCCACAGCACGATAGCCGCCGTCACCAGGTTGAGGCCGCTGGCCCGGTAGCGCTGCTGCTCGAAGCTCCGATCCCTGATTTCCCCAAGGCGGTTGAAGAACACCGCCCTGGCCAGCGAGTTGCGCGCCTCACCTTTGTTCAGGCCGGCATGCACGCGGCGGCGCAGTTCAACACTTTGCAGCCAGTCCAGGATGAACAGCGTGCGCTCGATCCGGCCCAGCTCGCGCAGGGCCACGGCCAGTCCGTTCTGGCGCGGGTAGCTGCCGAGCTTGCGCAGCATCAGCGAGGCGGTGACGGTGCCCTGCTTGATCGAGCTGGCCAGGCGCAGGATGTCGTCCCAGTGGGCACGCACGTGCTTGATGTTCAGGGTGCCGCCGATCAGCGGGCGCAACGTCGGGTAGGCTTGCACGCCCTGCGGCACGTACAGCTTGGTTTCGCCGAGGTCGCGGATGCGCGGCGCGAAGCGGAAGCCTAGCAGGTGCATCAGGGCAAAGACGTGATCGGTGAAGCCGGCCGTGTCGGTGTAGTGCTCCTCGATCCGCAGGTCGGACTCGTGGTACAGCAGGCCGTCGAGCACATAGGTGGAATCGCGGACGCCGACATTCACCACGCGGGTGCTGAACGGCGCGTACTGGTCGGAGATATGGGTATAGAACAGCCGTCCCGGCTCGCTACCGTACTTCGGGTTGACGTGCCCGGTGCTCTCGCCCCGGCCACCCGCGCGGAAGCGCTGGCCATCGGAGGATGAGGTCGTGCCGTCGCCCCAGTGGGCGGCAAAGGCGTGGCGATACTGGTGGTTGACCAGCTCGGCCAAGGCCGCCGAATAGGTTTCGTCGCGGATGTGCCAGGCTTGCAGCCAGGACAGCTTGGCGTAGGTCAGGCCGGGGCTCGACTCGGCCATCTTGGTCAGCCCGAGGTTGATCGCATCACCGAGGATTGCGGACAGCAGCAACGTCCTGTCTTTGGCCTCGGCCCCGTCCTTCAAGTGGGTGAAGTGGCGGCTGAAGCCCGTCCAGTCGTCCACGTCCATCAGCAGTTCGGTGATCTTGATGCGCGGCAGTAACTGGCTGGTTTGGTCGATCAGCGCCTGCGCCCGATCCGGCACCGCCGCATCCAGCGGGGTGATTTTCAGCCCTGACTCGGTGAGGATGGCATCGGGCAGCTCGTTGTCCTTGGCCAGGCGGGTGACGGTGGCCAACTGCTCGTCCAGCAGCTGCAAACGCTCTTCCAGGTACTGGTCGCTGTTCGGGTTGATCGCCAGGGGCAGGGCCTGCTCGCGCTTGAGTGCGGCGAACTTCTCGGCCGGCAGCAGGTAGTCGTCGAAGTCGCGGAACTGCCGCGAGCCCTTGACCCAGATGTCGCCGGAGCGCAGGGCGTTCTTCAGCTCGGACAGGGCGCAGATTTCGTAGAATTTCCGGTCGAGGCCTTCCGGGGTGATCACCAGCGGCTTCCAGCGCGGCTTGATGAAGGCCGTGGGTGCATCGGCCGGCACCTTGCGCAGGTTGTCGGCGTTCATCTCACGCAGGGTCTGCACGGCTGCCAGCACGCCTTGCGCGGCCGGCGCGGCGCGCAGTTCCAGCACCTCCAGCAAGGCCGGCGTGTAACGGCGCAGGGTGGCGAAGTTCTCGCCGACCAGGTGCAGGTGGTCGAAGCCTTCCGGCCGGGCCAGCAGCTCGGCCTCGCTGACGCTCTCGGTGAACTCGTCCCAGGGAATCACCGCCTCGATGGCGGCATAGGGGTCGCTGCCGCTTTCCTTCGCTTCCAGCAGCGCCTGGCCGATCCTGGAGTACAGGCGCACCTTGTCGTTGATCGCCTTGCCCTGCTTCTGGAACTGCTGCTGATGCTTGTGCTTCGCGCCGCTGAACAGCTTGACCAGGATGCGGTCATGCAGATCGACCAGCTCATCGATCACGGTCGCGGTGCTCTCCAGCACCACGGCGGCCAGGGTCGCGTAGCGGCGCTGCGGCTCGAACTTACCGAGGTCTTTGGGCGTCATCTGCCCACCCTCGCGGGCCAGCTTGAGCAGGCGGTTCTGGTGGATGTGCCGGCCCAGGCCTTCGGGCAAGTCCACCAACTGAAATGTCTTCAGCCGCTCGATGTGTTCCAGCATGTGCCGAGAGTTGGGTTTCAGCGGTGCCTGGCGCAGCCAGGTCAACCAGGTGATGCTGCTGCCGGCCTTGAGCTTCAACAGCTCGTCCAGCTTGGCCCGATGCGAGTCCGTGAGTGGTTCGACCAGGGCGCGGTAGACCCGCCGATTGGCTCGCGCAATGGCTTCCGAGCAGGCCCGGTCAATCACGCTCAGCGCCGGCAGGATGCGTCGTTTCTGCCGTAGGCTCTCCAGGGCCTGACCGGCCAGCAGCAAGCCTTTGTCGGTCTGCTGGGCCAGCTCGGTTAGCTCGCGCACCAGGGCGCGGAAGTCGGACAGGCCGAACGGGGCCAGTTGCAGGTAGGTGCGCAGTTCCTGGGCATGCTCGCGACGGGTCACGTCGCGCTCGCCGTACTTTGCCCAGCTCGCCGGCTCGGCCTGGACTTGCTTCGCCACCCACAGGATGACCGGCTCGGGCAGCTCGCTGTCGGTTCCCAGCGCGTAACCGGGGTAGCGCAGCAGGCAGAGCTGCACGGCGAAGCCGAGGCGGTTGGCGTCGCCGCGTCGCTGGCGGATCAGCGACAGGTCGGAGTCGTTGAAGGTGTAGTAGCGGATCAGGTCATCCTGGCTTTCCGGCAGCGCAAGCAGGGTGTCCCGCTCCGTGGCCGAGAGGATCAAGCGACGCGGCATGTGTCAGTCGTCCGTGCGGAGGTACTGGTAGAGGGTTTCCCGGCTGATGTTGAACTCGCGGGCAAGCTGCGCCTTGGGCTCGCCGGCCGTCGCTCGCTGCCGCAGGGTAGCAGCCTGCTCATCGGACAGGGCTTTCTTGCGGCCCCGGTACGCGCCACGCTGCTTGGCCAAGGCGATGCCCTCACGCTGCCGCTCGCGGATCAGGGCGCGCTCGAACTCAGCGAAGGCCCCCATCACCGACAGCATCAGGTTGGCCATCGGCGAGTCCTCGCCAGTGAACACCAGGCCCTCCTTCAGGAACTCGATGCGCACGCCGCGCTGAGTCAGCTTCTGTACCAAGCGACGCAGGTCATCGAGGTTGCGGGCCAGCCGATCCATGCTATGCACCACCACTGTATCGCCTTCGCGGACGAAGCTCAGCAGCGCTTCGAGCTGGGGGCGCTGGGTGTCCTTGCCCGATGCCTTGTCGGTGAACACCTTGCTCACCTGGGTTTGTTCCAGCTGGCGTTCCGGGTTCTGGTCAAAGCTGCTGACCCGGACGTAGCCGATGCGGTGCCCCTGCACGATGTCTCCTTGGTTGAAGGCGGCTTAAGTGCACTTTCTGTTCCGTTGTGCCTCAAAGCCCATTTCTGTCAGGCTGAAATCTATAACCTTCGCGGGCATGTGTCAAAAAATGGGAAAGCAGACTCTATTCTGACGAAGCGGCGCGGCCCTGCCTGACATCAAGTTAGGGTATAGCCTAGATTGACATGCGCGATGCAACCCTTAACTTGCTTGCACCTATCGTTTCCATGCTAGCTTTATCGTAACGCTCAAGAAATTGGGCTTAATGCCGAAAACAATAAAATAAAACAGCCAACCCTTGAGGTTCTTATGCGCCAGAATTTACCAGTGACGGGTCGAAACTTAGAACTCCCAAAAGATGCCAATATTCTTTCGACTACCTCCCCTCAAAGCCATATCACGTACGTTAATCCTGACTTCATTAAAATCAGTGGTTTCACTGAGGAAGAACTATTAGGCCAGCCTCACAACATCGTAAGACACCCAGATATGCCGCCTGCTGCATTTGAGCATATGTGGAGTACATTAAAATCTGGCCGCTCATGGATGGGGCTAGTAAAAAATCGCTGTAAAAATGGCGACCACTATTGGGTAAGTGCTTATGTAACGCCAATAGCTAAGAATGGTTCGATTGTTGAATACCAGTCTGTAAGGACCAAGCCTGAACCTGAGCAGGTTTTGGCTGCGGAAAAATTATATGCTCAATTGAGAAGCGGGAAGGCCGCGAGGCCGAAATTGGCTGCTAGCTTTTCCGTGAAAATACTCTTGCTCATGTGGGGTAGTATTATATCAAGCGCAATGGCTGCCGGCATGCTTACTGATACATCAATAAGCAGCTTATTGTTACCAGGAATCAACGCCTTTACCCGCTGCCGGAGCCTCACCTCAATAGCACTCTCCGGCAGCCGTATTGTTACAGCGAATCAAACTGATAGCTGACCGATAGCCCAACGCCATAGTTACGGCCCGGCGCCGGTTCATAATAGCGTCCGTTGCTCTCGTTGACGATAACAGAGCCGACGTAGCGCTTATCAAACAGGTTATCAACGCGCGTATAGAGGTCGACGGTCCAGTTATCTAGCACATATTTATAGCCGGTATTCAGTGCCGTCACCGTATAGGCTGGAGCCTGCTCGCTATTGGCATCGTTGACCTGAATATCGCTCATATAGCGGACTTCAGCGCCAGCGTACCATCCCTCTTCCGGCACCCAGCCAAAGGAGGCATAGGCGCTATTACGTGCAATCCCCGGGATCCGATTGCCGCTCTGAATAGCATCGCCGGCGTTTTCACGGTAGGTCGCATCCAGCAGCGTCCACGCCAGTTTGGCGCGCCAGGCGGGCGCAAATTGCTGATCCCATCCCAGTTCGACCCCGCGGCGGCGCGTCTTGCCCGCGTTCTGATAGGACGTACGGCCATTGTCGCTGGCGGCAACGACAATTTCATTTTTCGTGTCCGTATTGAAGACGCTCAGGCTCGCCATCCCGGTGCCCACCTGCCATTTACTGCCTGCTTCAACGGTGGTGTTAGTGGCCGGTTGCAGAGCAAAGTTAAGCCCGGACTGACCATCGGGACGATAGGACAGCTCGTTAATGGTCGGCGTTTCAAATCCCCTCCCGGCAGAGAGGTAAACGTTCCACTGCGGCGTCATGGCATACTTCAGCGCTGCCGCCGGAAGCCACTTGTGATAGCTCGCTTCGCCGCTATCATCACCATTTTTACCTACAACATAACGATCGTTGGAATCAAACCATACCGAGCTATAGCGCGCCCCGGCGTCCAGCCCCAGGGCTGAGGTGAGCTGCCAGTGCGTTTGAATGTAGGGATCGAGGTTCCACATCAGGTTACGTTCGTTACGTCGCATATCACCTTTGGTGCCGAGATCGTAAACGCCGTTCTGATAAACAAAGTTCTCATAGCCTTTGCGCTGTTCGGTCATCGCCTCGTAATCAAGGCCGGTGGTGATGGCGTAAGGGATAAAACCGCTGTCATCGTGGTGTGTCCAGCGCGTGGCTTTGTTGAATAAATCAGATTTCGGGTAAGTCTCCCCCGTAGCGGGTTGTGTTTTCAGGCAATACGCACGCTTTCAGGCATACCTGCTTTCGTCATTTTGTTCAGCGCTCGTACCAGGGCCATAGCCTCCGCAACCTGACCATCGTAGTCACGCAGCGTCAGTGAACCCCCGAACAGCTGTTTTACCCGGTACATCGCCGTTTCCGCTATCGAGCGACGGTTGTAATCTGTTGTCCATTTCCACCGCGCATTACTCCCGGTCATTCGCTGATTAGCCACTGCACGGTTACGGTCTGCATATTCACCGGGCCAGTAACCCGCACCTTTTCGGGGCGGGATAAGCGCGCTGATTTTCTTACGCCGCAGTTCATCGTGACAGAGCCGGGTATCGTAAGCTCCATCGGCGGCGGCTGACCTGATTTTCCGGTGGGTTTGCCGGATTAACCCGGGGAAGGCCTCTGAGTCCGTAACGTTGTTCAGCGACAGGTCAGCGCAGATGATTTCATGTGTTTTACTGTCAACTGCCAGATGCAGCTTACGCCATATACGACGGCGTTCCTGGCCATGCTTTTTGACTTTCCACTCGCCTTCACCGAAGACCTTCAGCCCGGTGGAATCAATTACCAGGTGTGCGATTTCACCCCGGGTGGGCGTTTTGAAACTGATATTAACCGACTTTGCCCGCCTGCTGACACAGCTGTAATCCGGGCAGCGTAGCGGAACGTTCATCAGAGAAAAAATGGAATCAATAAAGCCCTGCGCAGCGCGCAGGGTCAGCCTGAATACGCGTTTAATGACCAGCACAGTCGTGATGGCAAGGTCAGAATAGCGCTGAGGTCTGCCTCGTGAAGAAGGTGTTGCTGACTCATACCAGGCCTGAATAGCTTCATCATCCAGCCAGAAAGTTATGGAGCCACGGTTGATGAGGGCTTTATTGTAGGTGGGCCAGTTGGTGATTTTGAACTTTTGCTTTGCCACGGAACGGTCTGCGTTGTCGGGAAGATACGTGATCTGATCCTTCAACTCAGCAAAAGTTCGATTTATTCAACAAAACCAGTTACAGCCCTTCGGCGATGATTCTCGCCGCTGAAGCCAGCACATCGCGGCGGCTCTCTGCGTTCTGTTGCGGCTGGGTAAAATAGGTCACCAGAACCAGCGGCGCACGACCCTGCGGCCAGATCACCGCAATATCATTGGTGGTGCCGTAGCCGCCGCTGCCGGTCTTATCACCCACAGTCCACGACGTCGGTAAGCCGGCCCGAATGCTGGCTGCGCCGGTCGTATTGCCTTTGAGCCACGTCACCAACTGCGCCCGCTGGGTTTCGCCCAGCGCATGACCCAGCGTAAGCTGACGCAACGTCTGCGCCATCGCCCGCGGCGTGGTGGTGTCTCTCGGGTCGCCGGGAATGGCGGTATTCAGCGTAGGTTCAGTGCGATCCAGACGAAACGTCTCATCGCCGATCGCGCGGGCAAAAGCCGTCACGCCTCCCGGGCCACCGAGCTGGGCAATCAATTTGTTCATGGCGGTATTGTCGCTGTACTGCAACGCGGCCGCGCTCAGTTCTGCCAGCGTCATTGTGCCGTTGACGTGTTTTTCGGCAATCGGATTGTAGTTAACCAGATCGGCAGGCTTGATCTCGACAGGCTGATTAAGCAGCTGCTTTTGCGTTTCACTCTGCTTAAGCACCGCCGCGGCCGCCATAACTTTACTGGTACTGCACATTGGAAAGCGTTCATCACCGCGATAAAGCACCTGCGTATTATCTGCGGTATCGATGAGCGCGACGCCCAGCCGCCCTCCGCTGCTTTTCTCCAGCGCCGCCAGCTTTTGCTGCACCGCACTCGTCTGCGCATAAAGCGGCGCGCTGCCCAGCAGCAGCGGAATGCACGCCGCCGCCGCGAACATCATCCGTTGCACTCTCTTTGTCACCATCTCAAACTCCCAATACGGTCAATCCGTGTTACATCAGTATTCCCTAAATTCCACGTGTGTTTTTTATTAGCTTCAAAAATCACTATTTCACGAAGAATTTAGACTGCTTCTCACACATTGTAACATTATTTACAACCACCTTTCAATCATTTTTGATAAATCATTGATTTCATCTTTGCTGCAATGATACTTAATAAACTCTGCAAGTTATCCACAGAGCAACACTCAATTTTATTGATGATATTCTTATTATACCAGACATTTTTCATACACTCCCTTGTACGGATAGTTTTCCGACAACTTCATGATTACATATCTTGCGGTTTTGATTATTTTTGCTGCAAGAAATACATACTTCAAACGAAAGGTCTTTATTTGCTGTCTGTATTCTGAAGAGTCCAAGGAATCAAACTTGAACAACAAAAATAGGTTATATGAAAGCATCATCATTTGAAACACGGCTTCATTCGCCCAAAATGACTTTAGCAAGAGATGACCCACCGCCATGTCGTATTTGGCTTCTTTGATATAGTTTTCAGCATTACCACGCTTTTCATAGTATATAACTACTTCGGATATTCAAAGCATGATCAGCGCTCTACAAGAGCGAGCGCAATCCGCTGTTACAGTCATGGAGCAAAGTAGTCGGCAAGCGCACACGAGTGTAGCTCACGCAGAGGAAGCAGCTACAGCTCTTGATGGAATTGGCCAACGCGTTAACGAAATTACCGACATGAACGCGCAAATAGCGACTGCGGTCGAGCAGCAGGGAGCAGTAAGTGAAGACATAAACCGCAGTATTATCAATATACGCGATGCTGCTGATACCAATGTACAGACCGGGCAGAATAATTTGCAAAGTGCGAAATCTGTCGCTCAGTTAACTAGCGCTCTGAGCGAACTGGCAAAACAGTTTTGGGAAAAACGAGGATAACGCTTTTCAGTATCTCGACAGGGATAACTTACTTTACCATCGGTTATCCCTTTTAGCCGCACAAATTTTAGCCATGGCTTTTCAGGAAGTCAGGGCTATCAGAATGGCCTTAGAAAGCCTAGTCAAAGAGCTGTCACGAGAACACCGTTAGCTTAGCGTACGATTTTTTCCGAATTCTGCGGTTCCCCCTTCATAGGCGTCAGCCAGCAACTCCATCTCTGACTTGTTCAACAAGGTGAATTCTTTCTTGCCTCCTACCACGCCATCTGCATGAACAGGGACCAGCCAAGGGTATTTTTCTCTTACTTCAGCCGGTGCTGCATGCTGGTGGTGCCATCTGCAAAGGGGCAATTGCTTTTTGTGACAACCCGGCGCGGTACGACCGGAGATATGGTGCAGAGACACCTCTTCAGATATTACTCCATGCATGTAGCAGGCAATGCAGGGGAGAGTGCCAAGAGCATTGGCGATGGTCCGTTCCTCCGCCGTCGGTGTTCGCCCCTTCAAGCCACGAGATTTTATTTTTACCGCACTTTTCCGCGTTTTGCTGGCTGGTGGGCGCTCTTTCTGTTTAGCGATACGGCGGTCGATAGAATCCCGCATTTTCTGATATTGCGATTCTCGCCAGGCGGGGTCAGCCAACTTTTCCCGTTGCCGAGCGATCGCTCGTTCTCTGGCTGCCTTCTGCCACTCGCGGCGCTGTTCAAGTTTTTGTTCGATTGTTTTCATATGGCAAAAAAAAGGCGGCCTAATGGCCGCCAATGATGTCAAGGAGTGAAGTAATGGCAACGTCTTCGTAGTTGACAAAAACTGCGGCTAAATTATAGCAATCAATTAGAGCAATGGTAGATATTTTGTTTATCGCGAATCACATTTTTTCACTTCAGTACCTGTGTGCTATACTCCTTCTTGATTGATTGGATGCGGAATACAAACCCGCTCTTTTGTGCAGCCTGGCTCCTTGCCAGGCTTTTTTTTATTTCATCATGGAAGCTGTTAACGCTTTGGACCTTGCTGAACTGATTGAAAGGGCATTGTTTACCTTACCCAGGAGTTCGCCAAATTCCCCCATCACTCTAGTAAGCCCGCGCCGCGCTTCCTCCTCCGTTGCATTCATCACAAAATGTTCAGCACTCCGCATGCTTTTAACGGGGAACGCAACAGATATCGAGTCGATATCAGGCATCCTATCGCTCAACTTTACGGTGACAATGACAGATGGTGACAGAATATTAGTGCTTACAGACAGCACTACATATTTTCCGTCGATGTTGAAATCCTTTCTCATATGTCACCATAAATATCAAAGAATTAGAGCAATCATTTACGCGTTAATGGCTAATCGCCATCTTCCAGCAGGCGCACCATTGCCCCTGTTTCACTATCCAGGTTACGGATATAGTTCATGACAATATTTACATTGGTCCAGCCACCAGCTTGCATGATCTCCGGTATTGAAACTCCAGCGCGGGCCATATCTCGCGCGGCTCCGACACGGGCACTGTGTCCAGACCAGGCCAGGTATCTCTGACCAGAGTCATCCTTAGCGCCGTAAATCAATCGATGAGTTGCTTCAAAAATCCCTTCCAGGGCGCGAGTTGATAGCTGGCTGGTGGCAGATGGCGCGGCAACACCATTTTTTCTGACCCGGCAAAACAGGTAGTTATTAGGATCATCAGCTACACCAGAGACAGAAATCCATCGCTCGACCAGTTTAGTTACCCCCAGGCTAAGTGCCTTCTCTACACCTGCGGCGCTAACCAGCGTTTTCGTTCTGCCAATATGGATTAACATTCTCCCACCGTCAGTACGTGAGATATCTTTAACCCTGATCCTGGCAATTTCTGCTATACGTAGCAGGGTATTATAAGCAATCCCAAGAAATGCCAGATTACGTATATCCTGGCAGCGATCGCTATTTTCCATGAGTGAACGAACCTGGTCGAAATCAGTGCGTTCGAACGCCAATGCCTGTTTTGCACGCTCACCGGCATCAACGTTTTCTTTTCGGATCCGTCGCATGACCAGTGAAACAGCATTGCTGTCACTTGGTCGTGGCAGCCCGGACCGACGATGAAGCATATTTAGCTGGCCCAAATGTTGCTGGATAGTTTTTACTGCCAGACCGCGCGCCTGAAGATATAGAAGATAATCGCGAACATCTTCAGGTTCTGCGGGAAACCATTTCCGGTTATTCAACTTGCACCATGCCGCCCACGACCGGCAAACGGACAGAAGCATTTTCCAGGTATGCTCAGAAAACGCCTGGCGATCCCTGAACATGTCCATCAGGTTCTTGCGAACCTCATCACTCGTTGCATCGACCGGTAATGCAGGCAAATTTTGGTGTACGGTCAGTAAATTGGACATTTAACACTCAGATAATGGTTTTAAGTAAAGTGTACAGGATCGGCTCTGCCTTTACCTGTTTATGGTTCTCGTCATAGAAACGCCAGCGACCGCGCGTGCGTTCTATTTTCTCTTCACCGCGCGATAATGACAGTTGACAACTATCACGATCAAACCCTTTTGCCCGCCAGTAACCACGGTTTTTCTCAAGCTCAAGATGAGTGGACACTTTAGCAGCTGAATATCCCATTTTTCACCTCTGATTGATTGGTGGTGCTAAGTGCGCTACGCGAAATCTGGAGCACAAACACTGCCAACATTTCACAGATTTTACGTAGCGCAACCTTGATCAAATGATCAAGTGATCACTATTTGACCTGATAAGGTATTGAACTGTATGGATTTACAGGTAAATTGATCATGTTCAATAACCCTTAAGATAACTTCGTATAATGTATGCTATACGAAGTTATTAGGTCTGAAGAGGAGTTTACGTCCAGCTGCGCATAAAAATCAAGAATTATTAGAGCAATAAATTTTGAGAGAAAAATCCCACTCCACCAGCCAAAAACTGGATTGTTTTTCATAGTTGTTTGACAATTGCTCTAATAAATTATAGTTTTGCCGCCGTTTCGTAATACGACTTTGGATTCACTATTTAATGTGTCTTCAGCGTTGTAGAGCGGCTCAGAAGGAAATGAGCAAACAGGGAAACCTTATACAACGGCATTACAGCTATGCATTGCTCATCTTACACACAGCGCAATGTTGTTAGATTACCCCAGCATGGATCATGGGTGAAACAGTAGGTCAGAGCTTCAGGCTCTGTGTTGTCAATACAGTGAGGCATAATTATGGCTTTCATTCCACCAACCATCGACGACGTTAGACATTGCTCTAACGCTTTATCTGTAGACCCCGCCGAAACCGACGCTGCCCGCGCCATTGCTGAACACTACTCAAAGATATCCAATCAGGAGTACCGCATCACCCAAGACGACCTGGATGATCTCACTGACACAATCGAATATCTCATGGCCACTAACCAGCCAGACTCACAATAAATGCACTAATAAATCTATTATTTTCGTTGGATCCTTCTATAATGGTGGCCAACAACTCCCAGTGTAATCCGCTGTGAGTTGTTGGCCATGTCAATTCTGGAGGAGGATCAATGATAAATTATGTCTACGGCGAACAACTGTACCAGGAGTTCGTCAGCTTCAGGGATCTCTTTCTAAAAAAAGCTGTTGCACGCGCCCAACACGTTGATGCCGCCAGCGACGGTCGTCCTGTTCGCCCGGTTGTCGTTCTGCCGTTCAAAGAAACGGACAGCATTCAGGCTGAAATTGATAAATGGACTTTAATGGCGCGGGAACTGGAACAGTACCCAGACCTCAATATCCCAAAGACTATTTTATATCCAGTGCCTAACATCCTTCGCGGTGTGCGTAAGGTTACGACTTATCAGACAGAAGCTGTGAACAGCGTCAACATGACCGCTGGCCGCATTATTCATCTGATTGATAAGGACATTCGCATCCAGAAAAGCGCGGGGATCAATGAGCACAGTGCGAAATACATAGAGAACCTGGAAGCAACAAAAGAGCTAATGAAGCAGTACCCGGAGGATGAAAAATTCCGTATGCGTGTACACGGCTTTAGCGAAACAATGCTGCGCGTCCACTACATTTCCAGTAGCCCTAACTACAATGATGGTAAATCAGTTAGTTACCATGTGCCGCTGTGTGGTGTGTTTATCTGCGATGAAACTCTCCGTGATGGAATCATCATCAACGGTGAATTCGAGAAAGCAAAATTTAGCCTTTATGACTCTATAGAACCGATCATCTGCGACCGCTGGCCGCAGGCAAAAATATATCGCCTGGCAGATATTGAAAATGTAAAAAAACAAATTGCCATCACTCGCGAAGAGAAAAAGGTCAAATCAGCCGCATCAGTTACGCGCAGCCGTAACACTAAGAAGGGGCAGCCAGTAAACGACAACCCCGAAAGCGCGCAATAGTTTCTATCCGGCATGGTCAATGAGTTATTCATTAAGCCATGCCAGAGCTTCATCAACCTGCGCTTCGTCTTCGACGCTAAGCACTTCATCCTGGGGAACATAATCAGCCAGCATAGCGAAACAATATGTATCCCAATGGTCTGGTGAGTGCAGGTTGAGTTTTTTCTTCATATCCTCCTTACTCATCACCTTCCATTGACCTGCGGAGTTAATCCCTACAGGGATTTTCGACGCTTCCTCAATAGTTTCATTACCCTTATCCAGTCTCATACGACCAGATTTTACGGCCTCTGCGGCTTGAACGTTGGCATAAGCACGTTTATCAAAGTACAGGCTCTTATCTTCACGGCTATGCATCTTTTTACCCCAGCGTATACGCTGTACGGTAATACCATAATACTCGTACATCAGATCCGCCGTTGCTTTACCCAGGCCATCGCCGTCTATCGCTATGGTGATATTGGGGAATCGCTCAGGATTACATTCTGCGAAAATTTTGGCGGCAAGCTGCGTTTCTGTAACGTCTGTGTATTCCAGCATTCGATAGTTGATTACACGGCGTTTATTTCGCTGGCCGGACACCATCATGATATTGATAACGGACTTATCCCGTCCCGTACCACCAGCAACGTCCACACATGCAAGCCAGCCCCATCCTTTTGCAATCTTGACTTTCCGCCGCGTTGCACGTTCAACCTCATCACGCCCAAGAAGGAAGCCATCCTGTGATTTAGGGAATAGGCCGCGTACCTTAATCATGTACATAGGGTTATCACGCCCGCCGTACTCCGCCAGCTTCATTTTGATAAATGCTGGCGTTACCAACGGTGATTCCTCACTGTTAAGCGTGATCGCCGTATAAACGCCATCAGGGTTACCAGGACGCTTGGCCAGTTTATGGTGTGTATCGTAGAAATAGCCGCTTGGGCGTGTAGGCTGTGACAGCAATAAGATGCGGTTATCCTGTCCGGTAAGAGCACCGGTGATGATACCGAAAGCTCTATCACTGACACCGGAGGCTTCATCGATAATATACAGAAGATGATCTGCGTGTTCACCGGCGAGAGCTTCTTCACTTCCCAGACGAAAGCCCTTCGGTACTACAGTCCATACACCTTTACCAGTAATCTCATAGAAAGCGGTTTCTGTCAGAACAAAATAATCAGCAAGCCATGGGAAACGGCTGGTGGCAGTAGCCCAGTTTATCTTGATGTACTTGAATATACCGGTCATTACCTGCTGAATTTTGTTCGCAACGATAATGGCACGGGCACCTGGATACATGATTATGAACAACATGATCATGATAGAAGTCATGTCTGATTTCCCGGTACCGTGACCAGACGAAACAGATGTCTTGCTACCCTGTTCCTGCACAGACTCAATAATCAGATCCTGCTGCCAGGTAGGTGTTTTGCCGAACAAAACATCAGCGGCAGCAATCCAGTCATAACGATATAGCGCCACCAGCTCGCGCCAACGTGGATCCGTTACGCAACTTCTGGCCATTAATCATCATCCCCGTATAGCTTGCGGGTAACTTCTTCGTCTTCCTCCTCGTCTTCGTCCAGGTCTTGTTCCAGCCATGGGTCGTTTGATACACCTTCAGTATCAACATCTCCATAACCGCCTGTATCAACGATATCGGCGATTTCTTCCCTACGCTGCTCAATCCACAATGCGGCATCGGCGCGGCGGTTGGCGGCCCGTTCTCGCGCAACTTTGTCCAGATCTTCAAGAGAAGGGCCACCGACGGCTGTTTGCCTTTCCTCATCATCGGTATTGGTCTTAGGAGCACGCAGATCGGCTTTGATTTGCTCCAGCATCAGGGGCGGTACTTTCCCTCCATGCGCCTCGATGAATTCAGCTGCCTCCAGCACTGACCAGTTGTTTTCACGCTTTCGTTCGTATGCCAGCTTAACAATGCCAGCTTGCCCCATAGACAAAGCGTGCTTTTCCGCCTCCCGGCTTTCTTTTCGATAGTTATTCCGGATGCTGTAAATGGTGTTGATCAGGCTGCTTATCTGCGCGGAACAGCTGTTTAGCATGCTCGCGATACGGTATTCAGGCGGAGTTCCTTCATCATCGTCTTTTTGCTGATCGCGCATTTCCTGAACCAAGCGAATACACGTATCCCTGGCGTTCTCCAGCATAAGGAGATGAGAGAGAGACTTTTCCAGAAGAGTGGTTTCCAGAACATCAGCCCCGGACCGACGCAACATAGCGCGCGCGGCCTTCCGCGCTTCAACGTTATCTATCAGGTAATCGCCAGCTTCGAATTCAAAGCGTTCACCATCATCATCCAGGGTGTCGCGTTCCAGGCGATCACGTAAGGTCCGGTGGGCGCGGGTGATCACGTCATGATCATCAGAACGATCATTTATGCGCTTATTCTGGCGCTTCGCGTTCTCGACTGCGGCACTGACAACAGCATTAACTCTTTGTTTTTCAGCCATTTCAGCCACAATGTGATCACCTGCACGTTGATCATTAGCGTGATCAATGATCATGCTTTTTAGTGGTTTTCTGACAGGCTTATTTGGCTTACGGCTGTCCGCTGTTCCGGTGTCTTCTTTGAATGCACGGAGATAACGACGTGCGGTGTTTGGGTTGAGATTAAACTCGGCGGCATATTGTGCGATGGTGTAACCACCATCTCGCGCCAGGCGAGCAAAATTCTTCTTGTGATCGTCCCAGGTCATTTATGCTTCCTTTCGTATAAAACTCTTTTTGACGCGAGGGTAACGAAAGTCACATGTCAAAAGGCCCGGAACGGGCAAGCAATCAATCAGATACGTGCGGATGTGGCATTACCGTAATGACGGTGCTGACGGACCACCTTATTGAAAAGTTGACGCGCCATCACCCAAGGCTGGTGCTCCCGGCGTTCCTTTTCGTCCTGCGTCATATAGAGTTCGTTCTGGAGTTTTTCATCAAACCGGCGCGGAGCGCGGCTGCGGCGAAAGAATTCAGGATTCAGAGAGTGGATCTGAAATCTACGTGGGCGTGTACTGTCATCAATCAAAACAGACGAATACTTAGACACAGCGATAGCCTTTAAGCGCAGATAAACATCGCGCTTATCGACATCCAGATGCGGGTATTCCTTTTCAAGAATTGCTGCGAGTTCTTTCGCTGATAGAAGAGATTTAGTGCGGATCATGTAATCCGCAATCTCGTACGATGTTATTCGTGAGTGATTTATTTCCATGAAGTGGCGTCCCTGCCAGTTAAGTAACATCCTGTCACCTACTGATTAGCCCATGTCAACTAATCAACGTGGAATATAATACCCTCGATTAAAGAAATAGCAATACATTAGAGCAATTTTATCTAACGCTCGACGAGTGACTTGTGATAGCGCCGACTCCAAGCGCGTAATCAAAGAACAATCGTTGATGCATCGCCAGCCTACCGTGCGTCTTCTCCCAATTATCGCGGTCACGCTCAATATCACGCTGGCATGACTGGCACAGAGGAATAGCATAAATGTCATGCGCGCATAATCGACTATGACGAACGATATAAGGCGTAATGTGAGCGCCAGCTCCCGCAGCTCCACAGCCACAGCATGGACGGGAAGCCACAAAGTCCATGTACTCGGGCAATTTTAGCGATTGAAGTTTTGGTATTTTGAAATGCGCCATACCTGGGTCGGAGTCAACATCCACAGGGCATACTTTTGCACGCATCGGCGCGGCGCGTTCTTCCATCATCTGAACATATGCTGTAGCGCGATCGTCATACGGGCGAATATCCGCCTCTTTCAGAGGTCCGCTATCCTGCGGAGTAGCCTTCATCTTATTTATTGATATGCGGCAGACTTCTTCCGGCATCAGGTGCATCATGTTGCGCATGAAAGCCCACCAGCACAGCTCCTGAATACTTAAATCATGGCTATTTGAAAGGCCCATTTCCTGACGGGCGACATCCAGTATCCAGTTAACGCGATTATTGTGCAGCGTTTCTTTCAGCTCATTAAAACCACGCATCCGGTAATGGTTATCGTGATGCCAGCACAACAACACCGCGCTATTGTCTCGTTCAGCGTGGACAATATGGTTGTCACACCAACTACGATCTGCGGCCTGGCATTGACCCTCTTTCCTACGCAACCACGCCACCAGCGCGTCAATTCCACCAATACGGCGAAACAGTTCATCGCTGTTAAAAAACGGCTGCAACGCCTCATTTGTTGCCATGGTTTGCTCGGTAACAACGAGGCCGTCTTCCATGTGCTCGATTAACTCACGCGGCACCGGCTCCATGATAAATTTACGGCCAGCCTCCACCAGTTTTCTGACCTCCTGATCCACTTTGAACGTGGCGAGGCCAAGCTCTTTCTGTACAAAGGGAGTAATTACGGCTTTCATATCACACCTTTAATCACTGATTGGGCTTTATCTGCTGCCCGGCATTCTCTGTTTAAGCACAACCATTTCCTGACGGCATAACACAGCAATAGCGGTCCTGACTCCAATTTGCTTACCAACCAGGTATTGCTTTACCTTGCGGCGACTCACGCCATCAAGAAGCATCTTTAACGCTTCAAGGGACAATTTGTTGTATTTGCGTGCCATTAATCTACTCCGCAGAACCATACAATCTACGTAACGTGTCGGCGACAGAAGATACAGATATCTCGCCAGTCGCAGCGCCTACAGTAAGGTCTGCCAGTTCAGGTGAATCAAATACCTGCACCCCGTTACGGCGTAGAAATAGCAGCGCACTGTTTAGCGCGGTACGCTTATTGGCATCATTGAATATATGCCCTCTCGCTGTAGCCACCAGGTAGGTGGCGGAGACTTCGAAAAGGTCGGTGATCTCTTCGTAGGCAACTCTGGCCTGAACTCTCCCGATAATGGCCTCTGCCCTACCCGGATCAGACATTCCCGGCAGGCCGCCGTAGCGGCTTATATTCGCATCATGAAGCGCAATAAGTTCTTCCGGTGATATATGCCTCATTATCGGTTAACCAGTTCCTTGTTGGTGGAGTCCAGGGTGTCAAACAGGGATGCAAATTCAGCATCCAGCGCCGCTTTTTTGTAGGCTTCGAAAGTAGCCTTGCTGACAATTACTGCTGGCTCACGGCCTCTGCGGGTGATTTCAACCTCTTCCCCGGCTTCAACATTGTTGAGCACTTCAGAAAGGTTGCCACGCGCGGTACGGAAGTTAATGGATTGCATAAACACCTCGTGTACTCGTTATGTGTACACAATTATAAACTTCACAGGCATAAAGCACCAGCACTTTGCAGCTTAAATAACCGGACAATCATCAAATTCCCCACTTCGGGCATCATTGATGACATGAGTGATCACACCAAAAACAGCATTACTGCCCGTGTATCCATCGTCATCTACTGGTAACGCCTCTTTCTTCCCGGTGCTTAAATCCTCCAGGTGCTGGCGCGGATACTTCCTGTATCTCTTTATGCGATATTCACCCTCCATAGCGCACACAAGCAGAGAACCATCAACCGGAGTAAGCGAGGAATCAACCACCAGCAAAGCACCCTGCAATATTCCCTCACGGTGATGGCTATCAGCTGCCCGCATGAAGTAGGTTGCTGATGGATGCCTGATTAGTTGCTGATCAAGAGAAATTCGGCTTTCAACATAATCCGCCGCAGGAGAAGGGAAGCCCATAGCGTTTTCACCTCAATAATACTGTTCATTTATACAGTATACATTAAAGAGACACCTTTGGTGCAAACGCGTTACGTACATCAACCACCGCTGATGATTTTGTGCTCTTTGCTACTATTCATCACCAACGGATCAGCGTAACCTCGTTGCCAATCAGTTAATAAGGAATTAGCTATGCCTAATCGCATTCCTCTCGATCCTGTATTGCCCAAAAATTTTGACTGCACTCCTAACGAGAAACGCTCTAAAGCTCAGCTGGACGCCTGGTGGGACCATCCATATGGGGTTACACAACCTGACGGGAAAATTGTAGTTTATTGTCTGAATGGTGGGGCGTGGGACCGTCCATCCGTGCTTTGTTTGGCAGATAACTATGATGAAGCCTGTGAACTTGCCGAAAGACAGCAGGCAAGCTGGGTAAAAACACGGTCTGAACCGACATTCATGTTTTCAAAAGAACCGCCATTTATACTGGCGAGGATGCCGCAGCGACCGGATCATCAACAAGAAATTGTTGCTGAATTTTCCTCAAGGGATGAGATAAATCTCTTCTCATTAAAGCAGGAAGAAAGGGATCGCGTCGAAGTGTCTCCAACTCTCGACCACAACCGGATGAACCTGGCCCAGCTCGCCTGGTACAGCAAAGAATTAGAGATGTCTATTGCCCGGCTTGAAAACGAAAAAGCCGCTATCCAAGTCCAGCACGAAGTAGTTCTGAACCGGATTAGAGAAATGCAAAACGATAACAGGGGATTTTGAATGGCTAAAATCGAGTACCATCGTGATCGCGGTAATTACCTGGAAATATACGATCATGAATCTCTTAACGATATCAACGATGCGTTATATGAATACTGTGAAAAAACGAGCATCACAGATGCACCTGATGCATTTGTCGAGCTGCCGGTATATCTCCGCGACATCTATGCAATACGAACACCGCCCGTATCGGTGATTCACATTGGCTATGTCCGCCTGTCCATCGAAGAAGATGAAGATCGTTATATCGTGCGCCACTATACATTGGACAGAAAAGAACTTCCTAATGAATGGAACATGAGTAATTTCTACAACGGTGAATATGGCTTAAAATCCGCTAATAATTTACGGTCATAATCTATACAGGCATGTATAACAACAACGAGCCTATTAGCTGTCAACAACGTTATTTCCTCAAATAAGAAAAAGCAGAAAACAAATTGTTTAAGGTCACAAATTGTGGCCTTGATGGAGGAGGGAGGCTTATTGGCTATGGCTAAAAATCAAATTAGACACTTCATGTTGCTGTAGCTCATCAAGATCCGAGGCCACAAAACCTTTTCCGAAAAACTTCACAAGTAACTCACTAGCCGCATCATTGTCACCTATTACACGAAAGTCATACGGCAACGTCGCAAGTTGACGATGTAATCCTGCTGAGAAAGTCGAATCTAACAGCACCCAGAATTCCCACCGCAGGATAATACTCGCCTCTTAATACTGTATATATGTTGTTACGATATGTTTTTCTGTCTCTAAAAAAAGATGTTAATAGAATGCTAACCATTGAAGGGGATAGAAATATACAATTCCAACAAACGTTATTTTTAACAATTTTTTTCTTTGCGTTGACTTTCCCGGACACCTTGTCTGACCGAAGGTGCGCGAAAGCCACTTTTTCCTTCCTGAGTTATCCACAAAGTTATGCACTTGCAAGAGGGCCATTTTCTACATATTGTGGTGGCTAACAGATGAAATGAATGTAGATTAATTGAAGATAAGGAGAAAATTTGAGATGCAATCATGACGTTAATAGATAGGGTCTGCATTACAGACCCCACCCGCATCAAGGAATTAGCCGTTCCCTGATGTTTTTCCGAAAACATGTGCCGTAAGCTCACGTTAACGACTTTCATTCACCGAATCCAACTATATAGGGGTTGGGTTTCTACGTCAACGTGAGCAAGTGCACCTTTACATTTGACAAGGAACCACCTGAATGAACGCTTTTTTTCAGTTCCTGAGTGCATTTTTAGATGCGCCTATTATTAGCCAGATTCTGGCTATTATCCTCATCATCGTTTTGATTTTGCTTTTAAGGTCAGTAAAAAATGGAATTATGCACTGGCTTACTTAATGTTTCAGTGAAACATTAAAATCTCCTTGATGTGGAAACAATCATTTTCTGTATGTGCTGGTGGGCACCTGTAGTTCAGCTTTCGTTGGCATTTAACTTCGTCTTTGCTTTCTCCACCAGCAACTTCCAGATGCCTATTTCATTAGCAGCCGCCTTGATGGCGGCATAAAAAGCATCTTGCTGATCGTAACGCTGGATCTGTTTTTTCAGTTTTGCCTCCACCAATTTAATTTCATTACGTGCTTTCTGAAGCCGCATCACCGCCCGGTTACGTCTGTTCTTGTATAGCGTGTTAATCTCTGACAATTGCTTTAATTTACCAGCCTGACTGCGGATTATCGCCTCCCTGGCTTCTGCCGTGCGTCTCATCTGATCTCTTAAGAGTTCACCGTTTTCGATAATTCTTTCAAGGTGTTTGATGTGATCTGCAACTCTCATACTTCACCCTCGCTTGTATCACCAGCGTCCACCAACGACAATAAAGCCATGGCCATCTTATGAACCAACAGTGCATCAATAATGCCAAGCGTATGCCCCGGCTTAATGTTTAATGCTGCCTCAAGATGACACCTTTCCAGACCGCTTTTCTCGGCTTGTTTATGATGATATGGCGTAATAACGTCGCCCAAAACACGGCTAATTCTTTCTCGTAATTGCTGGGTGCCAGCACACTTGATCGCTGTATCGTGGAGACGGTTAACCAGTTCGCGATAAACATGCGGCTTAATGCGGATACGTTCACCGGTGACGCCCTTTCCTGGCGCTGGCACCGAACTATCCGGAATATCCGGATAGTTGCCAGCCTCGTAAGCTACCCGCAGCCAGTGCATGAATGTTTCAGTGGACACACAACCACAGTCCACATCGATTTTCCCGCGTTGCTGTTCCAGCCATTGCCCAAAATCCAACCTGTAAGTCTTACTTTCAAGTTCATCACCATTGAACTCGACTTTCTGCGACGCTATGAGAGCTGATTCGTATTGTTCGCGAGTGACAACTGACTGGTATTCATCGCTATCAAGGTCACCAATTGGAAGCTCAATATCACAACAAAAATTGCGCCCAAAGAAAGTGTCTTTTTTGTGGTCTGAGCCAAAAGCAAAAGTCGCGCATGGTGCCATTAAATTGACACTGGGTAGGTAACAATAACTCATTCCATCAGGCCACCCGCCGCACTTAGGCAGCTCCTTCACTAACAAGTCGATAAACTTCATTTTTTTATCATCTTTGCAAGCCGCCAAAACCATTTGGGCAAGTGCCAATACTTCATCTGCCGTATATCCAGCACCGTGACCATACATTTCGATACGGGAAATAATCTCTGATATACGCTCTTCAGTGATTCTGGTCATTTCTTTTTGCGCCATTTCTTTTCACATTCCTTAGTCCATTTTTCAATGTTCATTTTGGCAATATCAGTCATTCCATCACCTAAGAAATACTTTCTCCGGTACGTCTTGCACTTAAACCACACTACAACAGCCACCAGCCAGAAAATAAAAGGCCATACAGCAATACCAACGACAGCCGCGATAAAGCCCAATAGCCATAAATGAAGCTCTCCAACTTCTGTTTCCGGCAATATTCTTAAAGAATTAAACAGCAGGCTGAACGAATGGTCGTATGCATTGGCAGTATAAGACATGCAATCCATATAATTAAAGTCATAGCCTGCGGCTGCCGCCCATAATGGGCGGTCAAGAAAATGTTTTAGTGTCATCATATAAATTTAAGGTTCAGACCAGTTATCTTCAATAGCAATGCTTAATCTTTGTAGCCATTCTGCTAATTTCAGCATTGCTTCTCTTTCGCTTAAACCACGAGGAAAATCATCAAGCGAAATTGTTGGCTTGAAGCCACCGTAATTATCCATTTCAACAGTCAGATTTTGCTCCAGCACGGTATTCCTTACGCGGCTATTGTGCCGAAGCAAATATACTGAACGTGATTTATTGGTTTTATGGTCAAACTGATATTCGGTAAGTATCATCTGGCTTTTGCCATGACTATTACCTCTCCACATACTTACCTCACTTAATAAAACAACTCCATGCGTAGTTGATGATTTTTTCCCACGCAATATAAATCTGCACTCCGGCAGTAAAACCAAAGCCAACAATTGCTGAAAAAATCAAAACATTTACTTTTGACATTATAAATTTTCTCTCGGTGTCGTAGGTGATAGCACCATAATTGATAATTTAGTGAGTTAGCAGTTCCATTTTTTTGATGATTTCCGCATGAGCATCATCGTTATCAACACTTAGCTCGTTTAATGCTTCTCGCACTACATCAACTTCTTCAGGCTGAAAGAAGTCGTCGCGGTAATCACCAAATAGAACCGAAACCAGCCTGCCACCAGCAACATCAAGATTGGCGCTAACAGGTGGCTCTTTGCCATCCTCAAATTCGACAACAAAAGTTAATTTTCCCATCGTTACCCCCAGAAGATAAAAATAGCGGCAATCGCCATAGCTACGCCTACAATCGCAAATGCTTCAGGCCAGCTCATTACCGCACCTCAAGTCTCCATACCGCCTGACCAATCCGGCTGGCATGGGTATCTTTGGATACTGTTCCGTCTTTAGCCAGCTCCATAAGAATTTTGCGCAAATCTGCCGAGCGCCATTCTTCATCAGGAAATTCCTTCTCCATTGCCAACCGCAGATTCCAGGTTGCTATCGTGAATGGATATTCACCGCCGAGAGCTTTCTCTTGTAGGGCAGCACGGGAACGCATCACCTGCAAAACCTTCTCTTTTACATCCATCATTTCGCCTCCTGCGGCGGTTCTGGTAGCGGCATCCAGTGTGATGGAATCCACGACGCACCAGGTATTACCCACCCATCATTAGCGTCAGGATGCCCCGGGATGTAAGTCGCCCATTTCATTCGCCAGTCACCTTTCCTGTCAAACTCCCTGGCAACAAGAACGGCTGTTTTGGTATCCGGCATTCGCTCACTACAGCTTATCCAACCATCCGGAGTTACCGGAACTTGCGGAATGGCTGTCTGCTCTCGAACGTCATTAGGCGCTATAGGTTCTGCTGCCAACTGACTGGCATATTTGTTAATGGTAACGATAAGCTCTTGCTCAGCCTCATCCAGACAATCACCGATACCTCGCCTGTCACCGTCAAAATCATCGAAATCGGCACGAATCTTGGCAACCTTCAAGATTGCGGACAACACCTCACTAGGAATTACCGGATAGTTGGTTGACGTTTCCGCGATTTCCCGAAAATTATTGGTTGACGAATTCTTGTTTTCCCGAAAGTTTCCGGACTGAAGCATGGCGGCGCGGCAGGCGTTCCAGCCATCAACATAATCAAACGTATTGCTATCGTCTGGCTCGATTTCATCCGGCACTACCGGCTCTGGTTGGATAGTGACGTTGGCAAAGGCAGCACGCAAACCGGCCTTAATTTCCTCTACTTCATCAGCGCCTAGCGATGAATCTGACAATGCGTGATGGAATGCGTAAGCCATGTCGTCGTTTACTGCAACCGGTTCGGCTTCCAGTGATGCCAGCGCAATTCGTGCCAGTTCCATTTGTTCGCCACGGGTAAGCCCGTTATCAAGCGGATTTTTAATGAATAATTCGATACGTTCTTTGGTTATAGCGCTCATATCACTCTCCTTTGATGCGAATGCCAGCGTCAGACATCATATGCAGATACTCACCTGCATCCTGAACCCATTGACCTCCAACCCCGTAATAGCGATGCGTAATGATGTCGATAGTTACTAACGGGTCTTGTTCGATTAACTGCCGCAGAAACTCTTCCAGGTCACCAGTGCAGTGCTTGATAACAGGAGTCTTCCCAGGATGGCGAACAACAAGAAACTGGTTTCCGTCTTCACGGACTTCGTTGCTTTCCAGTTTAGCAATACGCTTACTCCCATCCGAGATAACACCTTCGTAATACTCACGCTGCTCGTTGAGTTTTGATTTTGCTGTTTCAAGCTCAACACGCAGTTTCCCTACTGTTAGCGCAATATCCTCGTTCTCCTGGTCGCGGCGTTTGATGTATTGCTGGTTTCTTTCCCGTTCATCCAGCAGCGCCAAGACGGTAGCCGGATTGGCTGCAGCGATGAATTCAGCATTGGCCTGCTGTTCCATTTGGAAATCTTCATCGAAACCGCTTTCTGGATGCGCTCCTTCAATTCTGCAAATGGGAATATATCCAGCAACTTCACGATGAATTAGCGCATCATCACCATCAAATCGGCTCTCTCCATATTCGAGCGACCACTCACCACACGTTGCTTTCTCTGCCTTTTCACGCAGTGCCTGATAGTCAATTGTCATTCTCGCCATCCTTCACAGTTGTAATCACTACAGCCTTCAAAATCATATGGGCTGTACTGCCAGGTTATTTTTCCGCAATGCGGACAATTCCAACGCACCTTCCCGCTTCGCGACTTCTTTCTTCTGTTCTGCTCTTTCAACCAGTCAGGCATGACCAAACCTGCGCCCTGAACCATTGTTCTGCGGTTAAAGTTATTGATATTGAACGTCCGACGCTTTGCTGCATCAGCAATGGAAAATGGCAACCAAACTATTCCTGGTTCGTTTTTGTTGGCGACGCTAAAGATGGTCGCTTTACTGAAGTCATCTGTTGGCAATCCACCGTGTTGAAGCCAGTAAACATCGTTGCCGTTCCAGCTACCTTTTTTGTAGGCCACATACGCAGTGCAATCTGACTCAATCAGGCTTTCTGTGGGGATGTACTGGCAATCAACGTGCCACACAGCCATTGCATCCACGCTATCAGCGCAAACAGGCTGATCGATATCTCGTCCACAATTCCAGGCTTTTTGGGCTTCTTCCAGCGTGTAAACATGAGCGCGATCGATATCAGAACTGTAACCATTGCCGTTATGGCAATGGAATGAGGCGTTATTACCCACAGTTTCACGCAAGCACATCATGTAAAAGCGGTTATTCATTGGTTGCCTCCGCTTCCCACGTTTTCAGACTTTCACCACAGAACGGGCAAAATGAAACTCGAATAGGCGATTTAGAAAATTCACCAGACCGCAGCATGATCAGGTCTTGTGAATGAATTAATTCATGGTTATAGATTTTGTATTTCAGCAGACCTTTTCGCGTCGTGTATTCAGCGTCATGCTCCAGGGATTGTGCCAACGCCGCGCACGGTTCTATCTTGTTGCCATTAATTTGGCATTTTGACTCACTCATTGGTTGCCCCCTGAATACGCTCAAACTCTATTACCCACACCCAAGGATTAGCGTTCCAACTATCTTCGCCATAAATTGATTTCCATAGGCTACGGAAACCTGGGTAATGCTTATCGCCAATGAGGGTCGATTCTGTTGGTGCGCCCTCAGCCCTTGCATCGCATTCGCTGATATCGTTCAACCGCTCAACGCGCACGTTGGTAATTTCCAGAAGAATGCGCGATGCCCAGCGCGGCATGTGAATTGATGGCGTCCACTTTTCTGATACTGGTTTATTACAAACCTCGACCGGAACCCGGTGCGTTTGTTCTGTCCAGGAGTTACGCACGCTTGCGCGATAAACCAGCGTTGCGACGTCCGTCGCTTTGCCATGTACCCGGTAGGTTTCGCGAACCCAAATACGATCGCCCGGTTGACCATATGGACAATGCTTGGCAAGCAACTCTGCGGCCACTGCCCGTCCATAGAATTTTTCTTCAACAATCCTGCGAGTCTGTGTTTTATTCCCGCCAAGAATTGCCCGGACCATCTCATCGTTAAAAATCATGCCGCGCTCTTTCACTTCGCCTTTCATGCATCCCCCTTACCCATGTGCGACGATGCCGCCAAAAGTGATAGAGAACAGCCAGAAATAGATCGCGGCCATAATGATTTTGAATGCCGTGTTCATATTTTCAGCTCCTGTGATTGATTGGATACATGCCGCGCCTTGCGGCATGTTTTTATTTTCACTTCCTCTGTTTTAAAAATCAATATTTATTAGAGCAATTATTGTTGATGGAGAAGCGCGTTTTCATACTCCCTGACCATTAACGTAAGCACGCCGTGCCTCCTGAAAACACGCGCCACTTCAATCTTATCTTCCAGCGCGAACGCGATTTTACTTAGACCAATTTTCTTAAGGAGATCAATCTTTGCTGGGCCGTCATTTCTGTCATCGGTGGCAGGACGCATAGATAGCAAAGGCTCTGCCCCGTTTGTTACGTACTTCCGCAGCCAGGCTCGTGTTTTATCCCTTGCGATCTCACAGCGCCCGGTTACAAACCAGACCGTGTAAACGTTAAATAACTGGCGCACCATATCAATAACTGGAGTGATGGGAGTATCGGTGTCACAGGCGAGATTAAACTCGTTCCAGTCCTTTGTTAATGCACCTTTACCTGGTGGCGGAAGCAAATGCAGTCTGTCTTCAGTTGCCTCTGATATTGTTCCATCAATATCAACTATGACGATATACGGACGTTCCTGGTGTGCGTGTTTATTGAAAATACTCAAATGCCCTCCTCATTGGACGAAAAAAATGCTGGTGGGCGCACTCCACCAGCATTAAAAGTGACACTGTAACTGTCAGCGAACGTAAATAGTGCCGCCGTTCTCTTTTTCCCATGCATCGCTACGTGCATAGCAAACATCGAGAAGTCTTCTTGCCGCTGTTTCCTCTAAACCCAATTCGACAACCAACTGCTCATGACGGCGGGTAACCACATCAAACAGGGTATGCAGCCCTTTAGCTGCCAGATCATCAATAAATTCCGGTTCGAACGGCAGCTCTGCATCTGCCAACATAACCTCTTGCGCCCACTCGACACGGCGGACCAGTTCCGGGCGGCGGCTTTCCATCTCTTTACAGATCAATTCATGGAAGAACTCTACCCAACCTTCCGGCTGGAACTCGCGGAAAATGGCCAGCGGCTGGAAGTTTGGCATCAACCATTCGTTGATTCGGATATCAATGGCATAGCCCATGTCGCAGCAGAACTGATAAGCAAAGTCCAGCTTAGAAACGATATAAGGACGCTCGTTATTGAACTCTTTAGGCGATGAGATCCCATAAGCCAGGAGGCGCGGGAAGAAGGAGATTTGCCCTAACGTCGGATGAAGTTTGCTTGCAGGGAAACGGCGCTCAGTAATGCCATACATTTCCTTCTTGAGCGTCGCAAATTTGGCATTCTCATTAACCAGCGCGGTAACCTCTGCTTTTTTATTAGCAAATGCCACGCGCGCTTCGCTTGCATCTTTAATAGTTTTTTTGAGCTGTTGGTTAAGGTCGGCGACCTGCTTACGCAGTTCCTGTCGCTCGCTTTTAGCTTTGTTATAGCGTTTCTCAAGGTTAAAAGGATCAAGTTTCATGATCTCTTTATATTGAGATTTTAGCGTTGAAATCTGTGAGTTCCGCAGTTCAACCATCGCGGTCATTTCATTGAGTTTTGTTTCCAGCTCAATGCTTATACGTTCGGCATTATCAGCACGCTGGTTGGCGTCATGCGTCGCATCGTCGATCGCGTCCTGTTGCTGGCGTTTCAAATGTTCAATTTGCAGCTGAAGCTCTTCAATTTCTTTACCCTTCAGACCGAGATCCAACTGCATATTTTCAGCTGCATCTACCAGGGAGTTATGGCTATCAGCTTCTGCGTTATAAACATCAATAAGCTGTGCGTGAAGCATCTCCGCTGACTGAACCGCATTATCAAAAAAACGTGCTGTGAGGTCATCACAACTAACGCGGCGTTGCGCGGCCCGGATGTTCTGGATAATGGCCGGGATACCGGCATTCAGGACATCAGGGATAGATACATTTTCGATTGATTGGTTTTGTGCTGAAGTGCTCATTTCAAAGTTCCGTATTAGCTTGTGCTTCGGTCATTTTTCCTAAGTATGAAGGAGGAAGGACTACGCAATTTGTATCCAGTCCCTCACCTATGGCAGCCTGTAAAATTCTGGCTAAGGTGAGTCTCTTGTTGCGATACCTGGTGATGACATGCCTGATACCGCCGGTCGGCGTAACAAAGGCGATCAGCCAGTAGTGATATTTCCGTCGGAATGGCCACATAGTGCACCTTGTAGATTGCTCTAATAAAAAACGTGATGAGTGTACATCACGTTTTAAAAATATGGAATTATTAGAGCAATATTATTCTGATTCTCGCTCAAAAAACGAGCTGATAAGGGGAAGCCAATCCTCTGACACTTCGCGAGGTCGCGGTTTGCCGTGGAAAAAGATTATTCGGCAGTCTTTTGGTAATGCCCCATTCCCCCTGGAGTAACGCGCGCTCGCATATTTTGAACCAGGTTCCACAACATCGGCCTTGTAACTTACAAACCATCCTGGATACAGATCCTGAAATGCTGGTGTATCATCGCCCATAACCTTTCGTAAGAACCCCTGGTCACCCCAGCACTCAGTAGTGACACAACGAGAAATCCAACCTTCCGGATCTTGCCAGAATGAACTCCAGATATGCGCTTTAACACTATTTGGTATCCACAGGGCACCGCTGCCACGATATTGTGGATGGTAAAAATCCCTAAGCATGGTGAAGCTGGTTGGTGGATGCTCTAGGATTGGGCGTATATCACCGGCAATAACCGTGTCCAAATCCAGATAGAACAGATCATCGGTTATATCCGGTCGGAACAACTCGATTTTCGCCCACCAGCCACGGCACTTTTGCCACTGGTTGATCAATGGGACAACTTTGACGCCAGGTACATGTAAACGCTTCAGGTCTGTCAGGCAAATAATTTCATAGCCTTTTGGCAGTTGATTAACCAGCCACTGCACATCGGAAGCGTTATAGTCACCACCAGAGCGAAAAACTAAAGCAATCTTCATGCTGCACCATCACCTTTCACTTTCATCAATGTCAGGTTTCCGCAAAATACGGCACCAGTGTCGATATACTGCTGATTCCAGAATGTCTTCGGGCTTTTCACCGGAGTGTGACCAAAGATAAAACGATCTGCGCCCGAAATTTCGCCACCAATATCATCCATCGAATCACTGATACGCTCGCGCGCCCAGACAACGTTGAAAAGCGGCACCTCCTTACCGAATTGGTATTCATTATCCGGATAGTCGGCATGGGCTATAACGATAGTTTCTTGCCCGGTGTTCAACTCAATGATATAGGGCAGACGCTTTACCAGCTCCACCAGCGCCCAAGCTAATATTTCCTGATCAGTGTCCAGCATGAAGAACCATTGTCCGCCATTCATTAGCCAGTTATTCACGTTGCCATCTGGACTTAACGCATCAATCATCAGCCGCTCATGGTTCCCCATCACTGCCCTGAACCAGGGCATCTGCAATAGTTCCAGACATTCGACATTTTCAGTACCGCGATCGATAAGGTCGCCGACCGATATCAGTAAATCCTGCGCCGGGTCAAAATCCACACGATGGAGTTCGGACATCAGTCTGGTGTAGCAACCATGCAGATCACCAACAACCCAGACATTCCTGTATTTGGTACCGTCGATACGGTGATAAATTGTGGGTGCCATCATGTATTCTTCAGCCATTCTTTAAGAGTCATCTGCGGAATACCTCCCATTTTCCCGCATGAAACAACGTCAATCCGTTCACGCGCAGACTGGAATAACAAAGGCAGGTGACTTAGATTTTTTGGCGTGCCGCCGGAGTGAACGCGTGGTTCTTGTGTAGCGTCAACGCCCACCAGGGCGACATGTTTGAATCCGATATGGAAAGCCAGGTTCAGAGCACCATATGCACTATTGCCGCTGGCAATTTCATTCTCATCTTCGCAAAGTCCGAAATGTGCGGACCAGCGCCACGCCCACCACTCGGGAGAATTCGTATTGTTTGGCTCCATGCCGCGTTCAGCCACACGACGGAAGCACAGAACGCCATCTCTGACTTCACGTTCTTTAACATCGGGTAGTGCCATGCAATAACAAACACCACGGCGACGGCGGCCACGACCAACGCGCCGCATATTGTCTGGCGATGGATCAAGTGTGAAAAAATAAGAAGCGCGGTTCAGCCAGTCGATGGCCCCATTGACCGCTATAATCGGCATTCCGCGCGGCGCAACAAAGTTTGCGGCGCTTGGGCCACTGCCGACGATAATAACGCGATCACTGCCTCTAAATTTATTCTTGGGAAACATTGAATTGCACTGCTCCTACTTGCATTCAAAATATGTAAATCTGCGTGTTTTTTGCGGGTATCCAGGAACTGCTGTTGCCATTTTGAAATAGACACCTGCGTTGGATTCCGTAGGGCTTGAGGGTGCGCGCCATGCCAATGAAGGCCGTTTTGCAGAGAACAGTCATAGCCGACTAATACCACTACTTCAGCCCCTGATTCAGCAGCCAGACTGATAGCCTGCGCGCCGCTATTTACCCCTTCCGCCGGTCCACAATATCGCCTGTACTCCAACGAAAATGATTTCGCCGCCGCCAGGTTGGCTGTCACTTTGCGGAATCTCCCTCCCGGTATGGTGGATCCGTATTGCTTCCACCATGACAAATCACCGGCGTATAAGGCATAAATGTCATCGAACATCTGCCAGGAATTGTTAACCGCGATGATTGAACAGCCAGTTTTTTCTATAGCAGCACAGTCCTCACGAGTGAGTGACGGACCGCTACCGACACAAAAAACAGTCCTAGTCGCCCTGGGTGGTATGTTCATTCTCAGCTGCAAATTCAGCCTCCAGGCGAGCATTCATTTCAGCGATTACAGGGTCCACTACAGCATCTGTTTCCTGTTCATTACGCGGCATGACCGATGCCAGCGACTCATAATTAACCTTGGATGACATGATTATTCTCCCGATGTTAAAGTGCACTACCACAAAGAGTGTACATGCACTAATTAATTTATTATTTTAAGCGACAGACAACCACTTATCGCCGTTCAATACATGCTCAATAGCCTCACCCTTTTTAAGGCTTATGTATTCCAGGATGGCGGTAATCGCTTGTTCTGCACCATACGCAAGAACAACGTAGTAGCCTTCCTCTCTAAGCCTGCGCATCCAGGCGATCTGCTCTTTCGTCGGGGCTTTACCATTTGGTTCTTTAAGCTCAATTCGCATGCCGTGATAAATACCGCATGCTTTATCGAGACTCATGTCCGGATAACCTTTTTTCTGCCCTTCAGCCTTCATTTTCCCAGCGGTTGCTTTTGAACGCTTCCCTCCGTTAGGCGTTGCATGCAACAGATCATAGATGTCAGGGTGCTTGCGTTCGAAGTAATCAAAAATGAAAACCTGCTCGAAGTGCTCGCAATTTCCGTCGCGCAGGTCTGGGTTCTTTGCCAGTGCTGCAAGTGCCTTCGCATGTGGAGAAACTTCTTTTACCGGCGCAAGCGATAAGAATGGATCCTTTTTGGTTTTTGGCCTGGACCGCCCCTTATTTCGACGCTCACTAAAAGCCTGAAACTCTTCCTCAGTAAAGCGCAACATAATCAGTCAAATCCTGCCGGTCGCATGCCATATTTACGCTGTTTTGCGGCCTGCTCTTCCCTGTGCCATTGTGCACACTCAGCGTCACAATAGATGCCTGATTCAATCGGTTCATTGCAGTAACGACACTTCCCTGTAAATACCTGACTCACGACCTGTGCCTGCTTTCTGATGTTATCGATGGCCATGTCTTTGAGAGCTTCTAACTGATTCATGCTCAGCTCTGCATCATCAACACGTTCTGCCAATTTTGTTTCCTCGTGAAGAACCTACTTAAGGGCAGAATGATACATTTCACAACCAAAATTGCACTAATAATTTTCTTTTATTGAGTTAAATAATCAACAAATGACTAGCAGTAGAATCACCATCATCTATTTCTGGCAGGCTGACTATGGCTACATCAATCACTACAACCCAAAGCACCCGGCAATATCCTCTGTCGCGGTATGACGACCGCAACATAGCCGATCCAATACTCAGGGCAGAGCTGCGCAAAGAGGTGATGCTTATGTGTGAATCGAACGACAAGAATCTGACGATTTATTACGTTCTTCCCGATGAGCAATATCGCCCGGATTTGCTGGCTTACCGTATGTGGGGCATAGCAGAGCTACGCTGGGTTGTGACGCTCGCCGCCGGGCTTGAGGATGAGTCTCAGGGTATGACTGTTGGCAAAAAATTAAAACTCCCACCTGCCACCTGGATCCGCGAAATGATTCGCCATTTCCAATACGACGGCCAGGTAATAGGGACATTATCCATTGCGTAAGGGAATTGAATGCCAACTGAATATGCTCGCGACAACCTTGGTCGCTATCAGACTGATGGATTAAGTGCAAAAGACTTTAACAAGGTCTTCGATCTTATCCGTAAACAGCAGCGTCAGAATCGGCGAAACGCGCGACGTACACTCACCCCAAGGATTATGGGGATGCGTAACCGCGAACTTGAGGCATTCCTCAGCCTTGGGAAAAAGAAAGATGGCACCTACTTTACGCCCGAAGATATACGCAGTTTCAACACCTCAAGGCAGGCTCATAAAACCAAATTCAAGAGCACGGTACCCGGCATTACCTATGCTCAGCTGGTGGCGCAGTCCACCAGCATTGATATAAAACGCGCTAACAACAAGGTTTCTGATGGCACAGGGATCAAAGCCGCGACATTCCTCGGGCTAAAACACAACCTTGCATTGATATCTGTTAATGCCTCGGATGAGTCGGTCCACCAGCATCACCGTGTCAGAATTCGATTTGAGGAATGGGATAAAGCCGTTGAGGAAATTGCTGAAGACGGTGCGAAAAAAGCCCGAATCGCTGCCGATCTCTGCAAGGGCCGGGTATCTTTCGACTGTGATTGTGGACGCCATCAATACTGGTATCGTTATATGGCCACTGCTGGTAACTATGCTGTCGCGCCGCCAAAAGAGTATGCATTCCCCAAAATCCGCAACCCTGATCTGACTGGTGTAGCCTGCAAACATGTGTTGCACGCTATGACGCGTTTTCAGTCTCCCACATGGCACAAGGCCATCATTATTGCCCTGGAAAAAGCAGCTGAACAGGTGGCCTTCGGCGATGACAAGCGGAAGACAACAACCTATTTCAAAGGCGAACTGGCTAAATCGCTCGCGCGCAACCGGACAACAACGACGGATCAGGCTAAAGCGGCGCGTGAGTATGAGTTATATCTGAAATCTCAGGATGCATTAGGCAAAAAACTACGCGCCAAAGATAGCGCCACGGACAACGTTCGCCGGTTGTTAAAAAAAGCTCGCACCACGGCAAACAGGAAGAATGCCGAACTAAAAGCCTCGCTGGTGAGGGAAGCCCAGGCTCGCGCTGAAGCCGACGCTCTCAAAAAAGCCCTGCAAACGCAGGCGAACAACCTCATAAAGTTTTTCATGAGTCAGGGAATGGACAAGGCCGCTGCCACCGCGCAGGCGCGAAGCATTCTTGAGACACAAATTAACGAAGCCCGTAAACGGAAAGGATAATCGATGGCTGGTTTCTTTGATGACATGTTTGAGGACACAGAACCATCACAACAAGTGACTGGTGATAACCTCCCGGACACCGAATCGGATCCGGATATTCCAGGCGAAGGTTCTGAACTGATTGAAGAGGAAGATATTGATGCTGAAATCGAAACCGATGGTGTTAACGTTGGTAATATTGTTGATCCTGTGGAGGACAATCACCTTCCCAATCTGGATCACGGCCTGCTTAGTGATTCTGGTGTGCGCCACCGTTATCAAGGTCATGCAGTTTTTAATAACCTTGTGCGGATGGACTGGCTCAAAGCAATCAAGCTAGACCCTGACTCATTCGATGCAGTTCTGTATCGCGCAATACCTTACAGAAACAAAAATGCACCTGAAACGGCACCTGAAATAATAGAACCGAACCAACGCATATATGACTATCAGGATCCAGAACTGATAACGGCCCTCGACTGCCCGGATGAGATGGACGCCTTCTACGCGCTATACGACGGCAGTGATAATACGGGAATTAGCGACAGTGCTTTAATCCTTCGGTTAGCCGCCGTCAATGTGCCAGTGGGTTCTATGCTCGAATGGCTGGAACAGCTGTCAGACGGCACAACCATTCGCCGCTTCTGGTACATCCATAAAATATTCAATTACGGCACTGCCAGGGTAGGCAGTTTGTTTTATTGCGTGCCTTCACGCGCCTTTGAAGGGAATTTCATCGATGATTCTGAATAATCAGGAATGGCTACTGGCCATCTTTAAGAAAAAAGGTCTTACTCCAACTGGTAAGCTGGAATTTGCCACTATTGATGGCATTGATTCGGCGCTCGCACAGGCTTTAAACGAAGCGTTCGACTCACAAGTTGTCAGCTTTAATGATCGCATTAACCAGTCGTTCCGGGAGTTCCTGAAACGCACACCAAGAGATCGCATAACGCTCGGCACTTTTAGTGATGTGAAGGAGTGGTTGTCGTCATTTGAAGCCGATCGCGCCGGGCGCAAAGATACAGCCTCTGCTGGCCCGGTAAATAAGCTGGCAATGCCGCTTGTGAATCTGTCTCGTTCTCCCGCATTTTCAATTTATGAAGGTGAACTGTGCCGGGATAATTACGATGAAGGGCATGTCACCAATGAAAATGATGAGATTGAAGCCCTGGTATCGACTATCCCTTTCTCACTGGAATATTCGCTATGGATAGCCAGTGACGAGAAGGAATCTCTTGGGATGGTTACAACTGCATTAGCATTCTGGCTACGAATGTATGCCAGCCTCGGGCAGGCATCTTTCACTCACACTGCCAATGTCGGCGGTTATGAGATACCGGTTACCTGTTACATAGAAGGGCAAAAATCAATCGCATTTCAGGATCTGACCACCGGCACCGCCGACAACAGGCTGTTCGCGGTTGGATTGAACCTCACAGTAGTGGCGGAGCTTCCTATCCTGGCTTATATGCAGCAAACCACCGGCACCATAACGGTAAAAGCGAAAATTCTGGAGGAATGAGATGGCCACAAAGACCACCACAGCCCCGGAAACTGATTCAAAACGCACTCAGCTATTCCTGCAATCTGTTTCAATTGGGCAGAACGAAATCCCTCGCGAAATGATCGTAGGATGTACCTATGTCGAACCCGGGGAGCTATCTGGTCCCCAGCTTATGCTCATGGTCAGGGATTCAACGGCTTACGTGGTCAATAAGCTGGGGGTGAAATTTGGGACAATACTGACCGTTTCACTTGGTGATCCGGAAGGTCATGGCGGCATCCTCTTCTCGGAAGAGTTCTTTGTTCTTAAAGCGCCGCGCAAGGACGATACTGTACTGATTTACGCGTTTAGTAACCCGGTGCGGTTATTAAAAGTTCCGTCCACCAGCGCACAGTATTTTGTTGATAAGCCCCCATCAGCCGTAGTTTCCTCTCTTGCCCCTGGTCTGAAGGTAAATGCTGACTCATTCAGAAAAACATCCACATACCACCTAAATGTTGGAGAAAAACCGACCAAGGTATTGCAGGAGATAGCCAGGGATACCGGTTCTATGTGCTGGGCATCCAGGGGGACGATCAATTTTAAAAGTATGGAAAAAATGGCAAACGCCGCTCCATCGCTTACTTATGAGTCCGCCAATCCCAACACATCCGGATTTACAATTAGTCAGTTCAACATCCTGAATGCCGATTATGAATACCAGCGCCGCCATAATTACAGAATGGCCAGTTATGACATGACCAAAGGTGTGGTTTACTCAGGTAACCAGGAAGACCCCATTAAATTTACGAGCAATCCCGATCCTACCGCGCTGGCGAACTACAACAAATTCATTCTCCCCCGCCTCGATATGCTGGTGGAAGGAAATGCCGTGCTAACTCCGGGTACGACGCTGAAAATTGTCGTGCATAACACGGCAGGTGACGGAGAACTCGATGAATCTATCCCTGACAAAATGATAGTGATGTCCGTGACTCATTTCGAAGACCGCTTCCGTTTTGTCAGCCGTGCACAGTTAGGAGTGGTGAATGGGTAGTTTGACAGGGAAGTATCGGGCTGTAGTGGTAAGCGTCGATGACCCTAAAGGTCTGATGCGTACGCAAATACGCGTTGTCGGCATGATGGATGGGCTACCAGATGCCTCATTGCCGTGGGCAGAAGCCATATTGTCCAATGCAAACACGTTTTCACCATTTCTGCCCGGCGATAAAGTATGGGTAGAATTTCCCTACAATGGGGATTCGCGATGGCCATTGATAATCGGTTATGCACAGGATGCATCCGGTGGCGCTCCCAATGTGCCGCCTGAAGCGTCAGGACAAGGTGAAGGCTATGTACCGCCTGAAGTTGAAGGTGCACCAGCACAACCATCAACCAGCGCCAAAAAAGACTTTATTTCGTCGCGGAACGGACTAATGGAGATCCGGACGGCGGGCGGAGCCTGGGCCGTTACGCACTTGAAAAGTGGAACAACAATCGGGTTCAACGAGGCCGGGGAGTTATATGCCATTTCTCAAGGTCCGGCATTCATCTCTTCCGCAGGAAATCTCGATATAAAGTCAGGCGCGGATGTCGCCCTGAAGGCGGGGGGAAGTATGGCGATAGAGGCCAGCGGGAATCTATCCATAAAAGCCGCTCAAGTCTCTGTTGACAAGGCTTAAGAAAAGCCCGGCGTTCGGGCTTTTCTGTTATGACGGGTTCAATTTTTTATCCGTTACCGCACGACGGTTTCTGCGTGATAAACGTCTCAAGCATCTTTTCCGCAATTGCCGACCAGGTGTGACACTGGACCTTTTCAGCATTTTTCACGCGATCAACGCGAGCAATAACCTCATCCCAATCAATCCGCGACTTGATAACCATATGGTTCACCAAAGCCAAGCGATCTGGCGGAAGGCAATCGGGAGGCGTTAATACCAACGCCCCGCACATTGCCGCCTCAAGTACAGTTAATCCAAGGCTTTCGGGATGCGTAACGATAAACACGTCACTCTTACGCAATTCAGCTGCAAATTCGGTTGCTGGTACCGGCGTCCGTCTGTATGGGGTTACCGATATATTCCCCGGATCAATGGTAATCAATCCGTCATCGGTCAACGTTCTGGCCTCATACGGAACGGTCAGACGCTGAAGGTTCATAAGGATACTTAAGGAGTGATCAAACCCACTAACATCAAATGCAGCGTGGTCTACAAAAATACGCAGAACATCGTCTGTTTTGGTTTCCAGATGGAACAGATCCTGATTCGCTGCCCATCCAACATGTTTGTTAAAGCGATTATGACGCTCTAACCTGCCTGGATTATCCAGGTACCGCCAGGTATCATCGCGGACAGTAAAAGTAATATCGACTGGTGCCGAATCCAGCATAGAACCGTCGTATACCTGGGCTACCCATCCAGTGAATCGACGACGCAGTTGCACGCCTATTTCCCTGGGCACCGTAGTAAAATACCGCAATCCTGGCGCTAAAATGGCTTTCGCAGAACACGAGGTCGCAGCGGTCAACACAGCTTCAACATAATCCTCCGGGCTTTCGACGCCGGGGGAATATGGACGATGGTATTGCAATGTTACCCCTGCCTCACTAAAGGCGCAGGCCAGGTTGTAAGCCCACATTTCCGTATATGTTTTCACATCACTGATAGCTTCAAATTTTCGCCCAATGATCAGGATGTTCATCGGCTTTTCCTCATTCCATTGCATTAATAATCCTCTTGCCAGTCAGCACCAGCATAGTTATCAAACCGTGAGTATTGGCCGTTAAAAGCCAATCTCACCGTGCCAATTGGGCCATTTCGTTGCTTTCCGATAATTACCTCGGCAATGCCCTTCATTTCGCTATCCGGGTGATAAACTTCGTCGCGATACAAAAACATGATCAGGTCTGCGTCCTGCTCAATTGCTCCTGATTCACGTAAATCTGAATTTACCGGTCGTTTGTCCGCACGCTGTTCAAGCGATCGATTAAGTTGTGACAATGCCACCACCGGTACTTGTAATTCCTTCGCCAACGCCTTCAGTGAGCGAGAAATCTCGGCAATTTCCAGCGTTCGGTTATCTTGCAGCTCCGGGACGCGCATAAGTTGCAGGTAGTCGATCATAATCATGCTCAAACCACCATTTTCTTTATAAACACGACGAGCGCGGGAACGTAGCTCTGTCGGCGTCAGGGCGCTTGAGTCATCAATAAAAATATTCTGCTTGTCCAACAGAATACCCATTGCGCCAGAAACCCGCGCCCAATCCTCGTCGTTAAGTTGCCCTGTTCGAATACGAGTCTGATCAACGCGTGCAAGAGAAGCCAGTGAGCGCATCATCAGCTGGTGGCTCGGCATCTCAAGGCTAAAAACCAATACGGGCTTATCGTTACGAACTGCGGCATTTTCGACGAGATTCATCGCAAACGTGGTCTTCCCCATAGATGGGCGGGCGGCGACAATGATGAGATCGGACGACTGAAGCCCTGCCGTCTTCTTATTGAGATCGGTAAATCCGGTATCAAGTCCCGTTACACCATCATGCGGTCGCTGAAACAACTCTTCTATGCGAGATACCGTTGCATCGAGAATGCTGGCGATATCTTTTGGACCACTACCGCTCTTTTGTCGTTTTTCAGCTATTTCAAAAACGCGGCGTTCGGCCATATCCAGCAATTCATTGCTGCCCCGGCCATCCTGCGCATATCCAGCTTCAGCTATTTCATTTGCGACGGAAATCATTTCACGAACAACCGCGCGTTCACGAACGATATCCGCATAAGCACAAATATTTGCCGCGCTGGGCGTGTTCTTTGACATCTCCGCAAGGTACGCAAAACCACCGGCGCGTTCTAATTTACCGTTCTGTTCAAGTGCTTCAGCAAGTGTTATCAAATCAATCGGTTTGCCATGACTTAATAACCTCTCCATCTCACTGAAAATTTCACGATGAGCATTGGTATAAAAATCATCAGCAACTATACGATCTGCCACTTCATCCCAGCGGCAGTTATCAAGCATTAAGCCACCAAGTACAGCTTGTTCTGCACTAAGGGAATTTGGCATGGATTCAAGAGGGGATGCAGACATTAGCACTCCACCCAGGCGTGCTGAATGTCAGATATAATCGGCATACTCAAATCACTCCTAACGATATGAGTCATCACCAGAAAATCAGGATTAATTCGCCGGACTCTTCCCGGCTGTCACACCGAATCGCCAAGATGGTGAATCCGCAGTCCGACGCTATGAACGGGGCTTGCACATTCCGGCTACCTGGTTTGTTGCCTGAGCTAGGGGAAAAGGTAACCCCTTTAACGTCACCAGACCGCTAACGACGCATGTGCCAGACGCCGTGTTACAACCAAATATGGTGGCCCCTACCGGACTTGAACCGGTGACCGTGCGATTATGAGTCGCCAGCTCTAACCACTGAGCTAAAGGGCCGGATTACTGTTTCCTAAGTGCTTCAATGGCGCTAACAATACCGCCTACAACTATGGCAACAATGATAATGAGAACAATTGGATACTTATCTGCAAAATCCCAGAAGCTCATCACTGATCCTTCGAGGCTGGTTTAAATATCGGCCATACCAATGTTACAGCTACTGCTACCAACGCCCCGTCGGATAAAACCGACAGGATTGTGCTGGTGAAATCCACCAGCACAGATAGCACGAGAAAAACCAAAGCCAGAATTAGACGTGCTTTTATAACCATCAGATATACTGTTCCAGTGGCAATTGAAGAGCCTGGGCAATTTTCTTCAATTGCTCCTGCTCTTCTGCCCCAATGCCATCCTGGTCAGCAATATCAATGCATAGGCACAGAACATCTACCGCATCATTAGTTCCAGACACGTCAGCCAGTTCACGTAAAGCCTGGGCATTCGCTCGGCGCGGCGAGGCTTCATATTGAGCGCGAATATTGGCGCTCATCTGGGCAATTTCACCGGAGAACGGCGCAAAGGCAGGAAGTGCTGCAATGGTTTTTTCCAATACTGCAATTTCTTTCGCATCGCAGGTGCCGTCAGAGTATGCAATGGAATATGCGCCCCAGACAGTCGCTTCCACCGCATCACGGTTTTCCATCTTCTTGACTCCGCCAGCCGCTTTGCGGAATTTCTTTTTGAGAATGCCGAGCATTTATTAACCTCATTACTGGTTGGGAAATAAGGTTGCGGTGCCGGGTGCCTCCCGGTGTCCTTTGGCTGGTTATCCACCGTGGACGTGGAAACAAGGAGAAATAATGGACAGATATAACCATTTCCCCGCGTGCGCTTAGCCGCATTCACCGCAACGGAAAGAGCATTCTTGGTGGACCTGTAGATTGGGATATGACCCCGTTACGCCAGTGTTCTCAACGTTGTAGTGCCGGTTACGGTTCCGGCCAGGCCTCTTCCTCAACGGGGTGTTCTCCATACGGACTACCGTTTATTGGTCGTTCCTGCGGTTTATGTTGTGAAGCCAGATGCTTATCTTCTGGTTGCTTCAAAGAGCTGCACTTCATCACAACGGTAAGGGTACTTCGTAGGGATTCGAACCCTCTGCCAAGCTCGGCGATCTCCGACGTCGCAAAATACCCTTACCTGTTGTGCTGGTGCCGATTAACGGACTCGAACCGCTGACATCCTGCTTACAAGGCAGGCGCTCTACCAACTGAGCTAAACCGGCATTGGCGATGGTGGATGGATTTGAACCATCGACCCGTTGATTAACAGTCAACCGCTCTAACCGCTGAGCTACACCATCACTTGCCGGGTACGTCTCCGGCGAGGGCTTCCACCTCCGTATGCTTTTCGGCGCACCGCGCCCTGACTGCAATTCGGTAACAGGGGATGCATAACCCTGGCTTCCAGCGTGATTAGCGCCTTCAGCATGACGGGATATACCCGTAGCAAGACGAAATTCCTGAATTGCTAAAAGCAATTGCTGTTACGCCGAATGAAAAAGGACGTAACAGGTAAGGACGCTGACCAAAAAGATGGCCCCTTCTCGCTCATCTGGTTAATCGAACCAGCGCCCTTGCCTGTTATGCCTCCCCGTTCCCTAATACACAGACGGGGACACTCTGCGGTCGATTTTTTGACGGGGGACGACTCATACCCCGTGGCGTCTGGCTTCTTAGGCCGCTACCATCATCAGATCATCGTTTGCATTTACTTTAATGGTCAGTTTCTAAACCGCCGCAAAGTCGCTAACCATGACGAAAACCCTGAAAAAAAACGCCCACCCGAAGATGGGCAAACTGGAAGCTCGTAACGCACTTCGGAGTTGCCACTTAGGCGCATGGTCAACCTGGCAACTCGGTGGTTTGTCTGGGAGGACTAGGCCCAGCCATGCTTACCGCCGCGCCTGTCGCGGCTAACAGCTAAATCGCTCTATAAATCACGATTCATTGAGGCTATATTACACTAATAAATTTATTAGAGCAATATACCTAGAACGTCATGAGCTACACCTCGAGTGTCCCCCTTACAAGACACAGAACGTCTGGCAAAAAGAGGTTCCACTCTGAAGCCACTGTCATGATAAAGCTCTCTGATATTTGGCGCGCCACTGTTAGTAATTAGAACCTTTGCACCTCGGCGATGTGCATCCGTCAACAGAGACACCAGGCGTTTTTGCTCTTCAAACTTAAAGTCATGACCGGAATAGTTCGTGAATCCCTCTGTATTTGGAAGCGGTTCATATGGCGGATCGCAAAAAATGACATCTCCTTCTCCGGCAGCTTCAATCACCGCAGCAAAATCACCACATACAAACTCAGAACGCCCTTCCGCACCAAGGAAGGCTTCCATCTCCTGCAATGGGAAATACGGAGTTTTATACTTCCCATAACCGACATTGAACTCACCGGCCTGGTTGTAACGCGTCAATCCGTTAAAACAATGTCGGTTCAGGAACAAAAACGCCGCTGCGCGATGTAAATCATCATAGACTTGTTTGTTAAACGCATTCCGTACTGCCAGGTATCCTTCCTGTGTGTTGTAGTCCTGGAAAAACCGATGTGCCAGTGTGATAAGTGAATGCGCCTCGCGTTGCAGAGTCTTGTAAAAGTTAATCAGGTCAGCATTCACATCATTTAGCAGATTTTCCTGGTATCCGGCATTCATGAAGACAGCTCCGCCACCGACGAAAGGTTCAATCAGGCGCTTCCCTTCTGGCAAATAGCGAAAGATTTGTTCCAGAACACCAAATTTTCCACCAGCCCATTTGAATATGGACCGTTCGAATTCTGCCGCTGGTTTAACTTTTCGCTCTTTTGTTTCATTCCCTTCATTCTGCCGACATGCAGCCTTGGTAATCCGATCGCCAATCCAGCGCATTACTGGTATCGCCATACTATTGCCGATCGCTTTGTAACGCGGTCCGTCAGTTGCAAGCATCGCGGCCTCTTCTTCGCTTAAATCTGGATAGTGATTGCGAAGATATGCCAGTTCATCTGAATTAACTTTTTTACGCTTTTCCGTCGGGATCAACGTATGCCCATCAGGAAAACCTTGCAGCCTTTCACATTCGATAGGGGTAAGACGGCGAACACTCATCATATGAGGTAAGTAACCATTATCACCTAATTCGCCTTTTTCAATACTTTTCTGCCCCCCAAAAGATAACGCAACGGCGTCAGCTGTAGCGCGGGAATCAAGAGTAAAACTTATCTCTTTTTGCCACCCTTTACCCTGCGGTCCAGCATCATCTTTTCGCCCAATTTGTGCATGTTGTAGCGAATACGCAACAGCTGGTGGGCATCCCGCGTTTTGATTGCTATTAGCAGAGTTACCAGCTCGTAAAGTTGGGGAAATCTCAACACCCGCATCCTGCCCATAATTTTTGCTTGTAAACGCAATAGTTTTCTTGCAAGAAAACACAATTGGAGCTTCATGATTACAAGTAAGAGTAGGTGATGTCCCATCATTTTTTATTTCTGCCCCCCCTTGCCCATGCGCCATGCAATACACAAGTCCGCTGCCTCGCTGCGCAAAAATCTCCTGGTTACTTGCACCGATCCCACCAGTATTGTGTGACTGGTTAAGTGTCGGGTGAGGATTTACAGGGTTATCCCAATGGCTCCCGCTTTTAATGCCATTTCCAACATTTCCGGCAACTTCCTTCCCCTCGCCTCTGCTCGGCGCAATATTCCGGCGCACGCCTTCGAACTCAAAAAGTACCGTTGCGGGATCGAGGTCTGTTCGAGCACTTGCGACAACAAACACGCGTCGGCGTCGTTGTGCCACTCCGAAGTATTGGGCATCAAGGATTCTCCAGGCCACCTTTCGCTGCGGTCCATAAATACAACCACACTGCGGCCACTTTGGAACATGGCAACCGGTTTTGCCATCCCACCGCCAGAACGCGTTGCTTTTTCCTGATTCAGGTCGATCACCTGGTTCAAATGGCACATCTTCTCCAGCCAATCCAGCAAGGAAACATCCGAAGGCGTTATCTGCCGATGACAAGACTCCTGGGACATTTTCCCAGACGATAACTGTCGGTTTGAGGAAGGACTCAGACCGTTTGTCGTCAATTGCATTTGCAAGCTCCACATACTTCAAAGTTAGCGCGCCGCGTTCATCATCAAGCCCACCACGTAAGCCCGCGATACTGAATGCCTGACAAGGCGTACCCCCGACGAGCACATCAGGGGATTCGATTTCCCCAGCCAGGACTTTTTTGGCAAGTTTTGTCATGTCGCCAAGGTTGGCGACATGGGGCCAGCGGTGCGCAAGAACGGCAGATGGAAAAGACTCGATTTCAGCAAACCACACCGGACGCATACCCAACGGTTCCCAGGCAATACTCGCGGCTTCAATTCCACTGCAAACAGATCCATAGCACAGCTCTTTCATTGCTTAGCCTCTCCACCAAGGGCATTTACCAGAGCATCAACCAGGCACGAAATTTCACTGGTCAACAGGAAGAAATCTGCGTCCAGTCGCTGCGCAACATCTTCACTATCAATATCAGAATTCTGCTCAAGCAATTCATCCGCAAATTTGACGCTGGTAAGGCTGAAGTTATGGTCCAGTGTAAATTTAATGCGGTTCTGCCAGTCGAGTGCCAACTTAGTGACGAGCTTGCCAGCTTCCAGGTGTGTGGATATTTCATCACTTCCCAAGTCCTGCTTTTTCACTCGGGCAATACCGCCATCCTCAAGCACTGCCTTAAGTTCTGCCGCATCCCCCATTTGAAATCCCTGTGGAGCACTACCATCACGTACCCAGTCGGTCAGCGTTAATTCAATGGGATTTTCAACACTCAGGGGAACAACAGGAAGAGAACCCAGAGACTTACGCATAAGCGCGAGCATATCCTCTGCCTGCCGCGCGCTGGCATTGATATAGATACGTTTAGTTGAACCGTCGTAGATCGCCTGGATAACAGAAAACTTTGAAAAAGCCCGTGGCAGAAGAGAATGCAGAACTTCGTCTTTCAGGGAGTCCTTCTCTGTTTTCTTCAGTTTACGCGCTTGTTCTTGCTCAAGTTTTTCAATTTTTTC